TTACATGAATTTCTTCAGCTCACCGAGTATGCTTTGTTCTTCTTGAACGCATCCGGAGATCTCGTAGCGCTCACTTTCTTCATTAAAATAAAGGCTGTCGATCATGGTCTCTGATTTGATTCGCGAGATCAGCCTGCCTTCTGCAGCCGGCACATGGGCCTCATACGGCGTCAGGAGCTCCCGGCGCAAATAGGCTTCGATTTCCGCTTTTAATTTCGCTTCGTCGCCTTCTATTCTGGCGCTGATCATAATGTGCTCGTTTCCTGAAGTCGGAATAAAGTCCGGGTGTGTTTCGTCCCGTTTGTTATAGGCGGTTAAAACCGGAATGTCATCTGCTTCAAGCTCTTTCAAAAGACGGAGAACGGTATTTTCGTGTCCGGCGTAATCCTCATTCGAGGAATCAATCACATGGATGATTAAGTCTGCTTCTTTTACTTCCTCCAGTGTAGACCGGAAAGCGGCAATTAAAGTCGTCGGCAGGTCTTGAATAAACCCGACCGTATCGGATAACAGCACGCTGTAGCCGCTCGGAAGCGACATTTTTCTTGTCATCGGATCAAGCGTCGCAAACAGCAGATCTTCCTCGTAGCTGTCAGAGCTTGTTAATCGATTAAACCACGTTGATTTGCCCGCGTTGGTATAACCGACAAGCGCTGCCTGAAGCACACCGTTTTTCTTCCGTCTTTCCCGATAACGGCTTCTGTGGCGAATGACCGTTGACAGCTGCACGTTAATTTCGTGAATGCGGTTTCTGATATGGCGCCGGTCAGTTTCAAGCTTTGTTTCCCCCGGCCCCCTCGTTCCGATTCCCCCTCCTTGTCTGGAGAGATTAATCCCTTGGCCGCTCAGCCTCGGAAGCGCATACTGAAGCTGCGCTAATTCGATCTGAAGCTTTCCTTCCCGTGTTTTTGCCCTTTTTGCGAATATATCCAAAATGAGCTGCGTGCGGTCAATAATTTTTGCGTCAATCGCAGTCGCCAGTGATTTGAGCTGGCTCGGTGACAGCTCATCATTAAAAATGATCAGATTCGCTTCAAGCTCTTCACATAACGCCTTCAGCTCTTCTACCTTCCCTTTGCCTATATATGTAGCCGCATCCGCTCTGTTTCGCTTTTGCGTAATCCGTGTCAGCACCGTTCCGTCAGCTGTTTTCGTAAGTGAAGCAAGCTCGTCCATCGAATGGTCAAAATGCTCGTCCGTCATGTGCGGCAGCTGGCAGCCGACCAATATGACCGTTTCCTTTTTTACTTCCTGTTCGTTCAAATGGATGTTCCTTTCTGTGTCGTATTGGGCAGTAGTACTATCATACCAAACCCGCAGGGCGTATACCACACATCCGGCGGGTTTTAAAGAGAGATATAAAAAAAAGACCTCTCAAGCAGGTTGAGAGGTTATTCGATGCCCGCCATTTCGTCTTTTATGAATAAATCCTGGCTTTTAATTGTCATCAGATCGCTCTTTAAGTATTGGTCTCCCATTAAAAGTCTCATCGCCTGAGCGCGGATTGATTTTTCAATCACATTTCTGACAAAACGGCCGTTGCTGAATTTAATGGGACTTGTTGTGCTTTTCACTGTCATTAAGTAATCTTTCAATTTCCATTCGGCTTCCTGGCTTAATTGGTATTCCCGTTCCAAAATCATGCGCTTTGCAATATCCATCAGCTGGGTAACCGTGTAATCCGGAAAGTCGATACTGATGGGAAAGCGCGATTGCAGGCCTGGGTTTAATGAGAGAAAATGCGTCATTTCTCTCGAATATCCCGCAAGGATGAGAATAAATTCATGCTGCTTATCTTCCATATGCTTGAAGATGGTTTAATCTTTTATGTTGATTATCAGACTCAGCTCCCCGATCAGCCTTATTGAAATCCACAGATTGATTGTTTTCATCATTTAGCGAAGAGCTTCTCCATACAACCTCCATATGATCGTCATCATACAACGTGACTTTTTCAATAAAGAAATCAAGAAACTGCCTTTTCTCTGCCATTGATAAATCTTTGTCAACCATTTCAGCAAACGAGCTCATGTACTCTATTGTTTTTTGGTTTTTATCCTCGGCTTTCTTATTTGTGTTTAATTGCGACTGGAGTATATCCAATTCATTTTCGAGGTGCTCTTTATTCAACTCTAATGGTTTTGTTAACTCATCGAACATGCTTTCTTTAATTTTCCCTTTGCCGAAAAGAATTACATAATTAGCCATTTCAGAATCAATGTCTTCAAGTTGTTTTTCTAAGCGAGCTACCTTGTTTTTTATCTCCTCAATGCTTTTCTCATTGGAGGTTTCCTCCAAGAACTGCTCCAAGAATTTTTGTGGGTTCTTTATAAGTTTTTTGAACCATTTCCAAAAAGCATCGTCAACAATGTCAACTCTCCAGTTCTTCCCTTGGCATTTGTATATTTCTCTGCCATTTTGATATGCTTTTGCATTTTTATTTCGACAGGAATAATATTTATAAACCCCTGATTTAGTTTTTGATGTAATGCCTGAACCACAAGCGCCTCCACAGCGCCCACATCTTGCTTTCCCTTTTAATAAATAGTCTCTTGTTGACCGACTTCTTCCTTTAAAATTCGCTTTCAATTGTTTAATTATTTGATCTCGTGTATCATGATCCCATATTGGAGGTATTTTGATTAAGATCCATTCTTCTTCTGGAGTTGAAATTTGTTTTTTCTTTCCGTTTAACTGAACCACTTTTGACTTTCCGTAATAAAAATCTCCGGTGTAATCTTCGTTTTGTAGCATTCTACTTACAGTAGACTGGAACCACGTTTTTCCATTCGGTGCTGCAACTCCCCTTCTTGAAAGCTCTTTAGCAATTTCATTAGAGGACATTTTTTTACTAAGTAACATATCCTTCATCTCTAACAATATTTCTTTTTCCTCTTCATTGTACTCAGGAAGGTCTGTTACTGTATTAAACTTGTAGCCGTACAACCTTTTAAATGAAGGAAATTCGCCTTTTTTTGCTTTGGTCAGCCGTCCCCGTTTTGAATTAGCAAGTATTTTTGCCTTATTATATTGCGCAATTGAACCTTGAATGTTGTACATCAACATCGATTCAGGATTGTTAGGGTCTACTTCAAATTCAATAAATTCAAGATCCACACCCATTCCCCAAATTCTTCGTGAGACAACTCCCTGTAATGTATTGTCCCTTGTTAATCGGTCTGGATGAAGGACTAAAAATTTCTTACCTAAACCTTTTTCTAATAAATAAAGCGCATGGTTTAGAGCAGGTCTATTAGGATCATCCCCCATTCCTCCTGGTTCAATTAACGCCACCAACTCACTTTCCTTATAGCCAAATTTAGATAATGCTCTTTCTTTACACCTTTCCAACTGAGATTCAATTGAGAATCCTTTTTTAGCTTGATCAGTCGTAGACACCCTTGCGTAGATTAGAGCATTTACTTTCCCAATAAGGGTCATTATCTGCTCAGTGGTTAACCTTTGATCTCCTTTTAATATAAGCAATGGCTATCTTCCCCCTAATTGCTTTATCTTTTATGTCTGTATATGTTAAGAAGTATACCATCAAATGTGACGGTATACTGAGCACTCACACTTTTTTGTACTTGTACATTAACATGGCTGCGAAGTCATAAAACTCTTTGCTACTCATTACTTCTTCAACCCACTTTTTCACCTCCTCTGTTATTTCAGTTGTTACTTTGTAGTTCTCTGGGAATTCTCTTCGTTTGCTCATTGATGTACCACCCCTATTGATGACTTGACATCAATGTATGATTTATAAGGGTTGTCCAATTCCTTGGATTTTTTAATCAAATCATCGCAAAGCTTATTCAAATAATATGTATAGTTAACTTTTTTCTTCATCCAGCGAACTTCTGTTCCAATCTCTTCACAAATGGCAATTGGGATGCTGGCTTTATTGACTTTACTCTTATATGTATGTGGTAACTGATGTTCAGCTATGTTCTTATATGTAAGGAAATCATCAATATGTATGAAATAAACTTTATTTTCAGGCTCTCTAAACTGAAACAAGAAACCAGGAATGACGTTATTGAATTTTGTTGCTTGCTTCAGATGCTTTATTTGATTTGCTTTAATCATGCTCTCTGCTAAAGGAATGGACTTAGCTTTTATTGATTTAAGTTCCAATGGGAACAGATGTCCCTGAGCATGAAGAAAACAATCATAGTTATTCTTTGTAACACCAAAACCTCTTTTCAATGCCATTGGATTAACATCCTTAATTCTGTAAAAGAACAATCCCTGGTCTTTTGCCGACTGTTGAATATTTGCTTCAAAAACCTTCCCCTGATTTGGTGCTGCCAATCAATCACTCTCCTAAATTATTGAAATGAAAATCTAGCTTTGGTAAACTGTTGTATGTTGAATTAACATTGAAAGAAGTGTATCTAATGAAGCAGTGGAAACCAATAAGCCCACGATTAAATGAATTAATGTTTGAATATAATGTTTCGATTGACGACTTGGTTAATCGCACAGGATATCCAAGACAACGTATTAATGATTATGTAAGTGGAGTTAAAGCAAATATGAACCTAGCTACAGGTATGACCTTTGCTGATGCCATTGGGTGTTCAATTGAAGAACTGTATGAATGGAATCATAAAGAAAGAAGAATAGTTAAATCTTAATCCCTTTCTTTGTCCACCTGATTTCCTGCATCAATTCTTCATTATTATCTGAAAGGTTGAGTAGGTTTCGGTGTGCTCTTTCATAATCTTTGTTCTCTATGGCTTCTTTAATGGTTCTCATCTGTCTGTCCATTTTGTTGTACAGTATATGAATGTCCTTATGATCCTCAGATATTTTACTTACCTCCTTAATTTCACATCCGAAAGCCCATAGGGTTTCTTTTTTTTTATTCTTGTAATATTATTCCGATTGGAATACAATGAAATAGAACACTGTGAGCTCCATTGATTAGGGTGGATGCTGGTCACATTCATCCTAATCCCTTTAAATTTGATTCCTTTAAAAGACCGATTTTATGCAGTTTATTTACTTAATTCCACTGGTTCATAAATTAGTCATTTCATAAAGTTCTTCTTGTTGATTCATTTTTATCGACTTAACCCATTTGACATTTGAATTTGAGTCACTACCTGTTTCTTCTGAAAGATCATGTTTAACATTTTTCATTGAAACAACCCTCCCCAAATTACTCCTGCAGCTATAGCTACAATGAATACTGAAACAAATTTTAATACACCAATATAAACTGCAAATTTAATCTCCCCTCGGGAATCTAAATTCGCCAACACCACTAGCCCAAATACAACTAATAAAATCCAAGCTGTAACAATCATCTAAATAGAGCCCCTTTCGACTGTGTATCCACCGGTAATGTCATTTAGGATCGAGCTACTTAAAGAAAGCTTGTTACTCTCATTTTCTTTATTTTTAGTGCTATTAATGAAATCATCAAACTGGATCAAATACACTCCGTAAGCTGAGTTATTCAATTTATCAATTGTTTCGTCACCTGGTTTCGAAAACCAGCTTTCAGTACCTTGCCCATATACTTCAAAAATCTGAATTATCTCGTCCTTATACTCAAAGTAAGCCAGTTTATTTTCAAATTCACATTCCTCATCTACTGGATTTCCTACATGATTTGTCGCATATTCCATCATTGAAGTAAGCATGTAACCTAATTCAACGTCCGAGAAACTTAGCTGTGGTTTAGGTGTTCCATAATAAATAACTGCTTCATTTAGCGATCCTCTTTTATTAACTTCTTTAATGATCTCTTCGATAGCAGTGTAGCCTTTGTGAATGATGAATTCTTTTCGTTCCTCATCTCTTCGCTTGTAATTTTCTAATACATCATTAAAATTAAATTCTGTTTTCACCACTAAAACACTCCTTTGATTAACTGTTTGCAAATATTAATATATTCTTGAATACTATTAATGATCGTAATTATGCAACTTCTTACCTCAATCGGTTCTTTAAAATCCATCTCACATTTAAGACAGTGTTCATCGTATTCAATCATTGCAAGAAATTGATCATTGCTTGGTACGTTTTTAAAGTCAATTTTCTTTAATCTTGGGATGCCCTTTCCCCTAATCCATTCAATGAAAGAATTATCAACGTTCTTTGCTGTAGCGTTATTTAAAAACTCATGAATATCAAAAGAGTTTTCAATATTGAAATAAATGTGAAGACTCTTCTTCATGAGATCAAATAATCGCAATAGGGCTTCATCAATGTCATTGTCTGGTTTAGTCTCGAAGTCCAAATCAAACCATGTTGCCGAGTTTGCACTATTCATTTAATCCCTCCAAGAATCATGCTTTTCAATGACAGTCAGTCACCCCTTTTTCAACTTGGTGTATTGTTCTGCTAATTTTAATACTGCCTTTCTAGACTTTTCATCATTAAAGACCTCTTCTAGATTTAACAGGTGTGTCCTTTGCTCCTTAGTCATTACTTGAGTATGTAAGTCAGTAACCTTATTGCTGTTAGCTGCTCTTCTAAATTCGTAGTATTTGGGCGGATTATATGACTTAAACCATTTTTCAACTTAAACGGTGACAATTGCCCAAAGCCAAACTTGATTAACGCTGCCTTTTTGCTTTCCGGATGATTCATTATTTTTTCATATATAGTCAACGGTATATCTCCTTTGAATCACTTTTCGCCATCTTGTTTACCACACGCTAATGTCTGTGATGTCTTTTTGGGTTTTACATTTGGAGCAAATAACCTCTATAGCTGTACCCATACTTGCTCCTGTCAAAAGATAAGCCATGTTACCTTTACATTTTTCCCAATGTTCATCCCTAAAAGCATCTGCTTCATCTCTTTCTTTTTCTGATAAAGTATGAAGGCTGTTAATTCTAAGATTCTCGTTTTCTTTTAACAATTTAGCGATTTCCTCATCTTTGCTGAAGTTTCTTACCTTGTCTGCAAGGGAATCCCTTTCATTGATTAGATTGTCGATGAATGTACCTAAGTCATCCATCATCTTATCCTTCTCTCTTTTTTCAGCCCATTTAAGAATCATGTCATCCCCTCCCTTTTTTGAATCAAATCAACATTTTATCAATTATTTTTCGGATTTTCCTAGCTCATACATTTTGTCAAGTAATTTCATAGAGACATCAAATGATTCACTATATACTTCATAACCTATTGCTCCTGTTGAATTTAAACCATTTAAGTAATCAGCCATTTCAGCCTTCAATTTCTCTTTATTCGTTGCCTTAGGCGATATTCCCCAACTCATTTACTTCACCTTTTCTTTATAAAATTAGAATTTTATTTTCTTCTGTCAGTCAGTTTTAAATAACCTTCCTTGGATTAAATACACCCAGTCTAAATGAATATGCCCAACTACTTCTTCTTTTTCATTGACTAACTGAGTACCATTTGATTTTTCAATCGTCAGTTTTGCAGTCTCTGCATCTATTTTGGAATAATATGAATAAGCCCTTGGTTCTTCATCATGATCTTTATACACGACTGTCCACACATCATCTGATTTTTTCTTCACAGTTTCACCTCAAATTTCAAATGTCTTCAATTCAAAAGTTTTATACGTATCAGCTTCATTGCCTGGTATCTCATTTACTCTTGGGTACATATCATAGTCATACGGATACCCAATGCAGTTCATGTGAAAGCTCGTTCCTTCTATATAAAACTCAGCTTGTAAATGATCGTGTCCACAAATCCAATGTTCAGCATTAATGAATGGCAAATCGACCATATAGCAGCTGTTAGGCTCAAATGGTGAATATGGATTGTGAACAGGTGGGACATGTGAGACAAATACATCAATGTGAGAGTTTTCAAGTGTGTCATACCAGTCCATTGATTCTTTCCACATCGCTCTTACTCCATCTTCTTTGCTGTATCCATTAAGACTGATATAGTTTGAATCATTAGAGACACCTTTGAAGAAATCCCATCCTTCATTTCCTTTAGGAAGATACCACATGACATCTCCAGCAAATACCTTCCCTTTGTATGTATCCGTTGACTTTATCAATGGAGTGACATTCTTGATGTCTGCAGCCTTCTGAATTAGATCATTCAACCTTCCTAATGAATCTGAGTATTTTCGTTGCTGATTCTTACTGAGTAAATAAAGATCATGATTTCCATATGTAAAGTAAACCTTCTCATATTGCTTGGCTACTTCATCAAGAACCCACAGCGTTTGTTGATTCCACTCAGTAAAGTCACCGGCAATGATTAATACCTCTCCATTTCCATTCGATATTAACCTTCTAACAATCTCCCTTGTTCGCCTTTCCCATTTGATTTGGCTATTGTTCCAAGGAATCCAATGGTTAATATGGAGATCTGAAACGTAGTCGATTTTCATTTTATCCCCCTTATGCTCTTTTTAAGTGCGTGCTAAATCATCCTCCACGTCCAATAGTCATTTAAATCACCTCTTTTTCAAATTAAAATGCATAATCTTAGAAAACCTCTCCATAATATGATCGAACAAGCTTGTTTACATATTACTTTAGGAGATGATCGTATGGCTCAACAAAACAGATCAAGATCAAACAATAATAATGAGTTAGTTGTACCTCAAGCTGCTTCAGCAATTGAACAAATGAAATATGAGATTGCTTCTGAATTTGGTGTTCAATTGGGCGCTGAGACAACTAGCCGAGCAAACGGATCAGTAGGTGGAGAAATTACTAAACGTTTGGTTCGTCTGGCTCAACAAAGCATGAATGGTCAATTTCATTAATTTATTTCATTCAACCTCATTTACTGGTATAATTGAGTAAAAAAGGTTGGAGGTTATATTTTGCCGATTTCTTTTACAGCTACTTCACCAAGTGAATACTATTCATTCCCATTTGATAAATATTTGAACCAAGACGTTTTCAAATATGCTTTAGGTTCACTCCCCTTCTTTAAGGAGTGGAAAAATTTTTGGATCGACACGCTAATAAAAGAAGACGAGCTTCTTAAATCAAATATAGACGAAGTCATTAATCCTCTAAAAAGCTCTGAATATATTGAGACTTACGAGATGTTTGATTTTACATTTGATTCACCAGTAGGTAGCTATATTTATAAATTTGATGTGGAAAAAATGAAATATCTTGCAACACATGAAAACATAGAAAAAGATATTTTCAGTTTGGATTTAATTCATTTCAATTCCTCTGCACCACTTATTACATCAAAAGTTAACGATACCAGATTGCCTTTCCTTGTTAGATTTTATGGTACGCCAATCCCTCTGTTATGCGTTGACGGAAATAAAAGATTAAAAGCAAAAACAGAAATTGAAAATTCTGATACTATCGTTGCTCATTTATTTGATGAAAATTATCTCGACAGAATGTTTTTTGATAAGGTTGATATGTTCTTCTATTCGTTGCATCGTGAAACTGAAGATATGCACAAAGCCTTAAGCATGGGGTTATCTTCTGAACAAGTTTTCAACTTAACATTAATGAGTCGGTATAAGTGTGTTTAACTGGTCTAATGACCAGTTTTTTTATAAAATACAGATTTCATAAGAATTAAGTCAATCTACGCGCAACTGGCTCATAGTTTGTCATCTTCGTCATTCTTTCCGTAAATGAATCGATAAACATCTTCGTATACTTCGTATCCTGTACCGTGCCGTATTCCGCTAAGTGTATCCTTGACTCGATTAATAATTAACGTTGCTTCATGCAATTTTCGATCAAGCGACGTAATGTGATCGAGTAGCGCAGGAATATCTTGACGAGCGTTTGCTATGAATTCAGCATCCTCTTTAGTTACCGTAGCTGCTAAACCATCCCAATGTGTGACTACCCAATATCTCAGATTCTCATTTCCAGGACATTCATGAGCTTCAGCATTCCAAAATCCTTTTGTCGCCACTTCTGCACGCTGGCGAATCGCTTCGAGATGTTCTTTCGTTAGTTTTCTGGACATTTCCCTACCTCCTCCCGCAATGCATCAATTTCGTAAATCAGTGTCCATACGTGGTGATAAAGTTCCTCTGGTACGCCCGTTCGGAGCTTATCGATTGCTACGCCGAGCTCTGCTTCCGTTGGTCGTCTCATCAAGCGTTCACTCCTTCGATTTTGATTCCGAGAATGTAGAGCGTGTTGCTTATTCCGGTTAATACTCCGACATTATGGCGTTTACCTTCAATATCCCCCGCTAGGTGCCTCTCATCCCGTGATCTTTTTATACCATCGTAATACTCCCGTAGTTTTTCCTCCGGTGTCGCTTCGGTTTCATAACCGTTAATTAACGCAGCAGATAATGTTAGTAAATCAAGGTTATATAAGCACCCGCTTTTATTATCACCAACTCTTAAGCTATCATTTGTGTATGATAGTAATATTCCTTCATCGCTCAATCTTAATCGGAGTTCTTCAAGAGCCTCTGCCTGTTCTTTCGTGATTGTCGGTTTCATTATTCATCCTCCTCTAACAATTTTAATTCGTTTTCTAAATCACGTATTTCTTCATGAAGATCATTGATCTCTACGTTAATTTGCCTAATGCCCTCAATAATGTCGTCTTTTCTGCTCACTTTAGCCCCTCCCTAGTTTCTTAATATATTCAACAACGTATAAACAGTAAGAAATAGTAGCTGTATCCCCCATATCCACCAAAGCCATTCCAATCCGTATCTACCTCTCTCATACTGATAATGATGTGTGTATATCCCATATTTCTTTAGATATCTCGCTGTAATCTGTTAAACTTTCGTTCAAAGCAGGCAAACACTTAGCAAGCATATCGCTGAGCTTTACGACGTATTTGTTTTACATTTTTCATTGCTTATCATCTCCATCTTCAGTTAATTTAAATTGATTCTCAATTTCATTAATAAACCCCTCTAAAGCTTCTTCATCAATCATTACTTGTCCATCCTGGACTTTAACGATTTCTTTCATTCGCCTATCCATATTTCTAAAATCTTCTGCTTGCTGCACAGTAAACATTGCTCTGTATTTCTTTATGTATAAAAGAAAATCTTTAAGTACTCCGATCTCCCCAATTTTGCGGAGATTAAATTCTTCTTGTTCCACTTCCAGTCTGAGTAAGTCTGCTTCCTTTTCTAAAACATCAACTTCAAGCTGCTCTTTCCGTGACAATAACTCTTGCTCTTTTTGTTGCAATCAATCACCACCATACTTATATTTTATTTTCTTCTCTTGTAATAACCTGTTGTCAACCCTTTATATAAATTAATAATATACTTATTTTTTATTTTTGTCTATATATTTTTGATATTTTCATAAATAATAAACGAATAATCCCGCCCATTCGTTGTATCTGCTTCCCTGTGGTCTTTTTCAACTACCCTCCAATCATCACTTAACCTTGGAAAATACGAATCTGCCTTCTCAGCAACTGAATCAACAATCGTTAAATAAACCTTATCAGCATGTGGTAAGAATGCCTCGTATATAGCACCACCGCCAATGACCATCACTTCTTCATTTGTATCCAATTGACCTCGTATCAGCTTTAACACATCTTCAATGGAATGGTAAACGAATGAAGAATGATCAGGTTTGAATGCCCTATTTTTAGTTAGTATGATATTCCTTCGGTTCTGCAACGGCTTTCCTGTAATGTTTACTATCGATTCATATGTAAGTCTGCCTTGAATGCAAAGCTTCCCTGTAGTGAGTTCTTTAAAACGTTTCATGTCATCTGGTATATGATAAAGTAACTTATTCTGATATCCAATGGCCAGCGATTTGTCGCAGCAACCAATTAGAGATAGCATTATACTGCTACCTCAAAGTAAAGCTTGTCTCCATGTTTATAATTAATCAACTTGAAATCATCAATTGTGAAATCATAAAAGTCCTTTACATCTGGATTAATCCATAGCTCAGGTGCTTCGTATTGCTCTCTGTCCATTTGGATTTTCAAATTGTCTATATGACGTGTGTACACATGACAGTCGCCAATATTAAAGACGTACTCACCTAGCTCATATCCAGTAACTTGCGCAATCATACGCTGCAAAACATTGTACTGAAACACATTAAAAGGATTTCCCAAAGCCATATCATTACTCCGTGCTCTTACCTCTAAGTGGAGCTTACCGTGTTTAACATACCATTGAGTCTCGTATACACAAGGCGTTAAGGCCATTGAGTCTAATTCATCTGGATTCCATAGCATGGTAATATGTCTGCGTGAAGATGGGTTGTTTTTCAACTGATGGAGAAGATAATCAACCTGGTCAACTTTTTCACCGTTTAAAATCCTGTTCTTCTTACTAAGCTGATATCCATATGCATTGCCGATTGTGTCGTCTTCTCGTTTCCATTGATCCCAAATATGTACACCCATTTTGTTTAATTCGCTTACATCATTGGATTTAAGTTGCCAAATCCAAAGCAATTCTTTAATTGCCGTTTTCCAAGCAACTTTCTTAGTCGTTAATATTGGCACTTCTGTATTATCAAAGCGCATTTGCTTACTGATTATACTTAATGTATGTGCTGGTGTTCCATCAGTATCCCATTTGGTTCTGACATCGAATTCTTCGTCTGATGCCCCATTATTAATAATGTCATTTATGATTGTGTTGTATTGCCTATCAAACTGAGTCATATTTCTATTCTCCTTTATTGAAACCAACTGATAATAAAGTTAACCACGAAGACAATATTGCCGCAAACAAAAAGCATGTATACGAACTTGTTTTGCTTATTGTTTGAGTCACCGTCCAAAACATCGAGAATTTTAAACATTGTTAAACCGGTATAAATTAAAGCAAAAGCTGTCCAAGCTAACATTAGCAAGTTACCATGCGCAATCAATCCAATAGTAGCCAAGGGGATAATGAACGAAATCCCCTTGAACAATGTAATTCCATACACTAAGTTCTTATTTTTCTTCAGTTCTTTATAAGATGTGTTAGAAAGCATATGCGTAACTTTAGCGTATACGTTCTGTTCTCCTCGTGTAGTTAATCTAATTTCATTAATGTTTAGTGCAAATAAGTATGCTGCAAGTAATAACGTAAAGTATGTAATCCTAATACATCTCCTTATTTTATTTTTATTCTATAAATAATTATAACTAATCAAACAACTCTCCGGCTCTCTTCATGTTTTTGATTTCTTCACTTACACTTTCTTTGATTGTGTGAGGCAGCTGATCAATTCCCCGTTTAATTCTTTTCTGACCTGTATTTCTTATTTGTAATGTTAGTTCTTTAAAGACCTCCATTGCTTCGTCGGATATAAAATAAAACTGCTCCTGAATCTTAGCTAATAAGCTTATATATTCTTCTTCATCTTCATTGAAAAGTTTGAGACCCTGTTGAAGGTCGTTTATTCCTTTTAGATGAGCTTTTATTTTCTCTATGTGTTTATCCATGATGGCTAATCCTTTCAACAATTTCTAAAACTTCAGCGAACTTATCTGTTAGCTGTCTTCCCAGGTCTGTTGTTTGTTCCTGATCCAGTTTGTTCATTTTTTCTTTGCCATTAAGAATATCTCTCTTTTCCTCTAAAATTCCAATTTCAATTTTAATCAGTTCTCTATAAGCTTCGCTTTCTTTGGGAAGCAATCCAGAGACAACTTTTACAGCCTGTAGTTCTTTGTTTAATTTATAATAACGATAAGTATTCTCCATATTTTTACCCCTTTTTGTTTTAATTTGATTCTAATAAACTCAAAAAATTAACTGCTGCAACTCTATACCTTTGGTCTTCTTCATAAGCTGCAACTTGTTTCATATGCTCCAAAAACACATCTTCAAGCCCATGTTTTTGAATAAATCCTAAACACAGACCATTCCTGAAGAGCATGTCGTCATATTTTGCTTGCAAATCTTTATAACTGTTATTGTTTATGATCTTTTTCCTCCTTATTGTTTTAGATAAAAGTCTTCTTTTATAGAGATGTTCATTTCATCGACATCTCTATCCTATATGTGGTAAAGTTTTAAAAAAACAAGTAAAGGAGTATCGTTAGATATGAGTATTATCATTTTAGCATCCATGCTTTTATGGGGTGCAGTCATCCATGAACTAAGTAAACCTTCAAAAAAGCAAAGTAACCGAAAAATGATTTCTTTGATATCCTTAAGTTCTTTGTCAACTTTAGCCATCACAATTTCGCTTTTTTCTAAATTTTAAACTTGTACATATCCCCTTTCCTGTCAACATGATAGTGTCCTTTTGGATAATACACATTGCCATCTGCACTTACTTTATCAACTACATTAAACATGAATTCACCATGTTTCGTATTCCCTGTCTTCCACGCCTTTTTACGTAATCTTTTTTTCATCAAGCAAGTCCTTTGCAGGTATATTTGTTAAAATTTTCGAGTATTTTAAGTTGTACCCTGGCTGTGACCCTTCACTGGACAGTTTCACATCAAGATCAAAGCCAGGGCTTGTATTACTTAGTTCCAGTCGATCCGTGACCACCTCGGTTATCGTTGCCTAGATGATCTACCTCAATCAATTCAACTGCTGGCATCTTCTTCATGATTCTGAACTGACAGATACGCTCCCCTTTTTTAACTTCTGTATCACGTAATGCATAAGCAGGAAAGAACCAGAAATCATTGTCTCCTTTATATGATTCATCAATAACTCCCATTGAGTTTGTTTCAATGATGCCAAAGTTTTTGAATGTACTTGAACGCGGCAAAACATGGGCTTCATAGCCTTCTGGTAGCTCCATCGCAACTCCTAGCGGAATAAGTTTGAACTCATCTTTTTTAATTGTTACATCTTCAGCTACCCGTAGATCAATCCAATCACCCTGTTCAATTTTGCTAATTCTGGTTTGTGTTTCATCTGCGTATTTAATTTTAATTTGCATTGTCATATGTATTAGCTCCTTTTGTTTTTAATATGTAAAACATCTTCTATCCAAAAATTAAATATACTGCCCAATCTGAATACCGTTGAATAATCCTGTCTATATGCTTTATCTTAAAAAAGGTTATCCAATCAAATACCAATAAGGGTATTATAGTAACTAAAAAAATTAACAACAAAATGTACTTCCGCCATAAAAGCCCGTTAAAACTCCAACCGAATATGCTTAGCCCTCCTTTTATTGTAATTCCTTTAACAACTCATCAAGTTCTTCAGGTTTAAAACCAATACTTCGTTTTATTTCCTCCCCTTGCTCATTAAGTAAGATAGTTACTGGCACTCCCATCACCTCAAATTGCGCCCCTACATCAGGATTCTGTGTAACATCAACTGTCTCATATTCAACTCCTGCCTGATTTAAGTAATTGGATACCATTTTGCAGGGGTTACAATTCGGTTGCTCTAATTTAATTAGTTTCATGAAATAGCTCCTTTGTTATCGAAAATGAAATCAGAATCCTTTAATGGCTCAACAGTTGCTTTTTTGTATCCATTCCCCTTTAATGAAAAGAAATCAAAGGACTTGGTCTTAGTACTCAGCCCATTAATAACAATCGGATTAACATCCTCTTCCCCAAACAGATGATCAAATCCCAGGTTATTTAAAGCTTTATTTGCGTTGTATCTGATGAATTTCTTTACATCTGTAGCTAAGCCGACCTGATCATAAACATCTTCTGTATACTCTAATTCATTTTCATAAAGCTCCTGCAGCAAGCTTAAAGCCCATACATACAGTTCTTTTTGCTTCTCTGGTGTTTGATTTTTATAAACCTCCTGAGCTAATAAACCGATGTAAACGCCGTGTCCTTGATGTTCCTTTAAGTTCGCTATACTTAAAGCGTGGACTAACCACAGCTACATGTCACCATGCAGAGCAGACTATATCACAATCCTAATTTAGGATTCCTACCGTTTCGATTTAAGGGGTTTTCACCCACGCCAATCACTTGCGCCCTACTTCTGTTGCGGAATTCCACCGCCAATGGAATAGTCGTTGAGCATTTATCTAATCATCATTCATTTTTATTTTACAAAGTATATGTTTGTTACTGAATCATCTGTTGCAAGCTTTGATATTTTCTTTCTATCTATACCTGTATGTAATTGAGCTTGCGAACAACTGCTGTAAATTTGACCGCTAACAAAGACTTTTTTTGCTCTAGCATGATTTTCAATCATTTTCTTTATATGACTATCGCTCTTAGGGATACCTTTGTTTCTTCCTTTATTCTTTTTAGAAATGATCATTTTCGTTTTCTCAGAATGACGTCTTCCAAAGAAAGGATTCTTTTCACCAATTAGCTTAGAGTGAACTTCACTTGCAACCTTTTTTGCATAATCAGATTGCTTGTAACCTCTATTAGAGAGTCCTCCATCATTTAGATTAAATCCACAATATTTACTGTTATAAAATGAAATGAAAAACCTCTCCATATTTTCAGCAAGTTTGATGCTAGAACATTTGCATAATAAGCGATGTGTGTAAATATCCGAGCATTTATGCAAATTAAAGTCTCTTTGCATTTTATGATTATGATGGTAGTTCCCCTTTAAATAGCGCATATGCTGTTTAAATCTATCGTCAGCGTTGTTAACGTTTTTTGTTAAACCGATATAAATCTTCTTATTTTGCTTATTCATTATCATATAGACATAATACAAGGCAACACTCCTAAAAATATAATTAAATGATGATTAGAATTTAGCAAAGGATTATCTTATCAAATAAGACTTCCCCTTTTTAGATAGGTTTTCATTTAACATTACTGCTAAATGCCACTAGCACTTAATGGCTTCATCACGTATAATCAAGTTGATGATTTCACCACTTTGCATGAGCTTTCCTTGTCCATAAAAGTAGAGTGGATAGTAAAACCCTGAGTAAAACAAGAAGCTCTCCAGAAACACAGATGCAACCATTGCTTTAAATAATGAAATGTCATCGTTTTTCTCAATTGATCTATAGATTGAAACAATTGTTCTTGCTTTCTTTTGCAGAAACTTATTGTTTTTAACCCATTCGAAGACTTCATTGATTGTTTCAGTCGGGGCTAATGTTAGAAAGATATTCGAGTATGACTTTGCATGCACCGCGTTTTCCATCATCGCCATAAAATTAAGCACAGCTTTGCGCTGGTGGCCTTCTACATGTTCGGCCACAATCGGCATGCCCGTGTTTCCCTGCTCTGTATCAAGCAGCGTCAGGCCGGCAAGCACCTTCATGTACGTGTCCTGCTCATTTTTTCCTAAGTATTTCCAAGTGAGGAGATCGCCGTTTAATGCGATCTCTTCCGGAAGCCAGAACTGCTTCACATTTTGGTTGTAAAACATTTGGGTGAAATCATCTTCATGCTTTGACCAGTTTGCTGCGTCATAAATTTTTGTCAATTATTTGTCCTCCCTTATTTAAAGTAGCGAACCATCAATTAGCAGAACTACGTCTGTTGATGCTTGAAACTGCTTCAGTAAGTCCCCTACGCAGATATCATGAGCGCTTTTATCCTGAGCAACGCGTAAAAATGCAAGCTCTTCGGTTATCAAGATTGGATGAGCCTCTTCTAAAATTCCGGCTACACTCTCGCCTCCAACGCACTCTAAATAAAGTTCTGCCGCTTTTACGTGCGATTTTGTATAAAGATCGTTATCCTCAACACTTACAACAACCAACGCGTAATATTCGTTTTCTCTGAATTCATAATAAAACTTCATTTCTCCGCCTCCTCTTCGTTTAAACAACGCAGGACAAGCAACCTTCCTGACCTGTATCCTTCGTCCGGGCATAGTACAGTGTTTTTATGCCTCTGTGATGCGCATATAAGTCAATTCTGTTTAGGTCTCTCGTTGTCATCGTGTCCTTCAAGAAGAGCGTGAATGAAATCCCTTGGTCGACGTGCTGCTGAATTGTTGCAATAAGATCAACAACTTTAAACATGTCCATGTCGTACGCTTCCTTATAAAAGAACCAATTCTGAGCTGATAAGCCTGGCATTGGATAATATGTTTTGCTGTTTCCGTATGTACGTTCCTCAATTCTCTCCATAATCGGCATTACACCTGCAGTGGATGATTGAACATATGAGATGCTTCCAGTTGGAGCTACAGCCTGTCTATAAGAATGATACAAGCCATATTTCATCACATCTTCTTTAAGCTTCTTCCAATCTTCAATGTTAGGAATATGTTGATCTCCAAACAGCTTTTTAACCTTTTCATACTGAGGGCTATAATCATTTGTCACGTACTTATCGAAATACTCGCCTGATTTGTAAGTTGATCCATCAAACTTGTAGTATGTCTCCCCTGTTTCTCTCGCAATTTCCATTGAACGTTGGAGGGAGTAGAAGTTAACCATCATAAAGTATGTATTTACAAAATCCTTAGCTTCTTCACTTTCATAAGAAATTTTATTTTGAGCCAAAAAACCATGAAGGTTCATCTGTCCTAGCCCAATTGATCTCATTAACATATTTGCTCTCGCAACAGCTGGTGCATTTACAATGTTTGTTTTTCTTGTCACAGTTGTTAGGGAATCAATAGCTGTCTTTACTGTGGAAGCAATTGATTGATTACTCATTACATTTGCAATGTTCATCGATCCAAGATTACATGAGATATCTAATCCGATTTCATCTTCCTGATTGTAATCCGTATAAACTGATACTTGTGAAGATTGGAGTACCTCGCTACAGAGGTTAGAAAATTTCACTTTTGAAATATGTTCATTTGGATGTACTTTATTTACATTGTCAGCAAACATAATATACGGATAGCCTGATTCGCTTCTTAGAATTGCTAATTGCTGAAACAGCTTTCGAGCATTTCCTTTCGCTTTTCTAACTCTAGGGTTTTCAACAAGCTCGTCATACATTTCATTAATGTTCATCTCATCAAGATACTGTCCGTATTCTTTGTAAACAGAATGAGGATAGAACATGTAGAAGTCCTTATCTTCTCTTGCCAATTCAATAAATTTATCAGGAACAACTACACCAATAGACAATGTTTTAACCCGGACATCTTCATCAGCACTTATTTTTTTGACATCTAAGAAGTCGACAATGTCTGGGTGAAAAACACTGAGATAAGCAGCTCCTGATCCCTGTCTTTGCAGACCATTCAGACATGTTCGCTAAGCACGCCCCGCCTTATGACTGCTTCATGTTGCCATGAAGGTTAGACTATATCTTCATCCCTGTAGGATGCCTCCCGTTTCCACTACCGATCGCTTGCAGTGTACGCCTTTCGGCTAGTCGTTGCACGTTCCCAAATGGGCTTCGCTCATGATTGTCCCTGTAGGAGTTCCCATGAATTAAAGAGGTTTTCGATCGCCATTACTGACGAAAGGGGCCAAATCAACCCATTTGGTCTGCATATCTAAAAGCATTATCCAATAGCTTCATAACGCCTACGACACCTTTAGTTGCATTCTCTACGTCTTTAATCGCTTCGCCTTTGGCTCTTAACTTGTTTAGATTTAATGCAACACCACCGCCTAATTTAGACAGCTGCATTGAAATGTCAATTGCGCGTGAAATATCATTCAAACTGTCTCCTACTTCGAGTAGGAAGCAGCTAACCATTTCTCCTCGTCGCTTACGGCCTGCATTAAGGAAAGTAGGTGTAGCTGGTTGGTACTCTTGTTTCATCATCGTGTGTACATTCTGAACTGCTTTCTCAAAATCACCATCTGCACAATATAAGGCTACAATTGAGACACGATCCTCATACCTTTCCAGAATCTTTGTTTTGTCGTTTGTCTTCAATGCATAATCATTGTAGAACTTAAAGGCACTCATGAAGGAAGGGAATCTAAATTTGTAACTGTAAGCAATTTTATAAATTGATTTAATCTGCTCAAATGTATATTCGTTTAAAAATTCTTCTTCGTAATAATCATTTTTAATTAAATAGTCCAGCTTCTCTTTTAAGTCATGGAAAAAGACGGTGTTTTGATTAATGTAATCAACAAAGTAACTGTGTACTGCCTCCCTATCCTTCTCGAATTGAAACTTCCCATCTTTCTGAATAACGATCTCATTATTAAGCCTGATCCACTTTGGAATACTGTTAGTCAATAAGTTGTACCTCCTGAGTAATCTTCTGCACGTCTTGTTTTGTTCCACTTAGTTCAAACTTTAATAACAATGGTACTTGGAACATTGTTGAAAGCTTGTCTCCAGCTAAACCATAGTTATCACCCCAAACTTTGTTTCCACTCACAGCAACTCCCTTTATTTTATTTTTATTCTTATTAATGAAATTCAAAGTCTTTTCAGGCACTTCCCCAAAGCCTATCGTATATGTAATATGTATGAATTCTTCCTCGACAATTAAGCCATCTGTAATTTCAATGGTGTCGAAGTTTAACTTCCTTTGTACTGCTTGAGCAAATCTTTTCACGTTACCTGTCTTGCTTTCATATGTAATAATCAAAATTCTTTATATGCTCCGTTAACTAAGCTGTTCGTAGTTGTTTCTGCTTCATTTTCAGCATGGCGGAATGCTTCAGACATTTCTAAATTAATCTCAGCCATCTCAGCATAGCCTTTAGCCATTTGAGCTTTATAATCTGATAGCTCGGTCATTGGTACTGGGATATAATTATCCTTCTGCTCTTGTGTGATAACCATTTGATCCCCTTCTAGGTTGGTTGCAATCAGTTCTCCTTTTAAAGCAGTGTAAGAACCGCCATTCTTCATATGTACTTGCGTATTTTCTTTTGCTTCATCCAAGGTTACAAAGTGACTGCGCTTAACGTATAACTGTTTAGCAGCTCCCATTCCACAACTCCCTTTTCTTTATTTTTTGTTTTTATCTTTTTCATGTCTTACGTCTAACTCATCCATATCATTGAGAATATGGTCAATAACAACATCACTGAACTTACCGAAGGCCTTATATCCAATTAATTTGCTTCTTAGATCTCTCCACTTTCTTGCTGCGCTCAATTGAACTTCCCCTTTCTATGAAACTGTGATTTTATCTAGAAATATTAATAAATAAATGTGGTCTGTTTTGGTTTATCAATGTATGGATCAATCGTTTTACTCAGAACATCTTCCAGAGTTTTGTATCTACCTTCCTTATTTTTTTGGAAACATAGGAGTTCGCCAAGTTCATCCAGGCTAATGCTGAAAGGATCATTGCTCACCTTTTCTTTAAATGCAGTTAATTCACTGAATTTATGTTTGAATTCCATAAGTTGCTCTTGATTCAGGCTATCGATTTTATGACCAAGCATTTCAACAAGTCCTAGTCTTCTGTGTTCAATTAGTTCCCTTAATTTTGATCTCAAACCCAAGAATTTTTCGTCTTTTCTCTGCTCAGCAATAAACTCTCTAATGTCCATTTTCATCATCCTTTCCCTTTACTCTTACAGTTTTTTATCTACAATGCTTTTAATGTTTTGTAATGTTTGCTTATATTCACTGTCTAAATCACTAACATCTAACTCGGTTGAGACTCTAAATTGTGAGCTTGTATCATACATAGTAATTACTGATTCAATCCCCTTTTCTTCGGCTATAAACGTAACACCAAAGACCTCAATATCATTAGCACCATGCGCATCTTTAAGCTCTTCTAAGAAACTCGGTTGCATATGTTCAAACAGCTCATTTGAATTATTGAATATTCTTTGTTCAATATAACTACTTTCTTCATCGTTTGAATCAAAGTGCAAATTATAGTCGATGTATCCCTTTACGTATTTACCATGCTTAATATACTCCAGGTTTCATCACCCTTTTATTTTATTTTTGTGAATCTCTTAATCTCTTTACCATCAATAGCCACATTTCCAAAGAACATTTCTTTAGGTCTTGCCCAAAGAACACCGTCTTGGTCTTCATATGTAACCAGCTTTTCTTCTGTTTCAGTGTGAATGACCTCTCCAATAACCTTATACAGACCGCCTTTATAATGTCTAAACCAGCAACCAACTACTTCGTATGTATCCATTTGAATTTATTGCCCCTCAAATTTCAGTTTTAGTCGTTCATATTCTAATCTTTCCCGCTCTTCTTTTTTCTTCTGGTATTCAATTTGACGAGCTTCTTCAGCTTTTTTAAGCTGCAGTTCATAATCAGCCCAGTCTTTTTTTCGTAATGATTTTAAGTTTATTAAGTTCGTGTTTAGCGTATTTGTTCTCATACAGCTCTTTTTTTGCCCGATATTCATTAAATACAATGGTGTTTGTTTGCCCTTCGTCTAAGTCGAAAACCTGTTTTACAATCAACACTCCACCGTCTTTGGTTACAATTGTAGTATGATCACAGAATTGGTTTGCATGAATGAACCCAATTTCTTTACCAATAAGGTTATTCGGTTCTGTTATAAAGTACATCCCTTTCCTCCTTATTTAAGCTTCCTCTAAGTGAAACAATAAAGCATTTTTATAAAAGTCCACCTGAATTTCATTTTCAGTGTCTTCTCCTTCAATTATGCATCTAAAAGGAGTATCCCCGTTAAATTCAAGCTACTCTTGTAATACCTTAATGACATCGTTAATTGTAGGATTAATCAGTTTGCCACTGTTTTCTTCATATGCCAAGGCAATCTCTTCCTTTCTGTCTACTTAAAATCATCCTTTTATTTCAATTTGTAATTCCAAGATTTCTTCTAGTTTCAAGAACGCTTTACAGTTGATTAAATCTAAGGACTTTAATTTTATATCATCTAGTTTGAACCATTTTTCATATTCATTATCGTCTTTAAGTTTAAGAATGACCCGTTTACCGCTCTCCAGATGGTCTTCTAATTTTTCTAAATCCGTTTCAGAAACTCTAAAAAGAACAAGTTCACCATTTTCTTCTTTAGCTTCTGCGTCTACCTCTGTTATTAATCCATACTCATTTGCCAGATATTTATTTACCTTTTCCGTATAAAAGGTAATGTTAACGTTTGTCATATTAAAACTCCTCTTCTGTTTATATAAAATAAAACTTTTAAAGTGATTTTTTTAGCAAGGTTGTTAAGTTTTCTAAAATTTTTTGCTTATTTTCGTTTTCGGAAATTGACAATTTCACTCCACTTATTTCTTGAATAATTTCCCCTTTATCATTAACCCTTTTAATATTGACCTTAGGTTTCTCATTGAGTACTAAGTCATAAGTAATAAAATCCCCTAAGTCTCGCACTAAAGTCGTACCAGACATTATTTTATTTCCGCATACATTTTCTGTAAGCTCGAAGGCACCTTCATATTCTATTAAAAGTTTAGCCAATCACCCCTTACTCCTTTCTATTATTTTATTTTTCGTTTCTTGGAAAATGTTTCGGAGTCTGTTGCACCAAGACCTATTATGAGGATTTTGCTTTAAAGATACATGGTGCTCCTCATTGAGTTCCTCGGATTCCTTCAAGCTTTTTTCATCTACAATTGTCTTAATCACTCTGTCAGTTTGATATGTCCATTCGTTATGTATGTTTCGTTGCCTGTCAGTCACTATGACATATTCATTAAGTCCAGGGATATAAACTTTACCTCCAATTTCTATAGGCTCAATATCTATATGCCCCTCAAAGATTGATTCAGTACGACAAACTTTGGTCACTGGATGAGTAATCCACCTATCTGTACCTGGTGCACGGTGAGCGTAATAACTTTCTTTCATTACCAATCCTTCAAACTTTGCTTTGTGTCTTCCCACTTATTCACCTCCTTAAATGTAGCTCCCCATTGTATATTCTGTAATGATGCCTTTTTCAATAAAGCTAGCCATGAGCTCTTGCACTTTTTCATGTGTAACGTGTGGAAATTCAAGCTTTTTCCTTGTATAAACATTCATATAGTACTGATAGTCATACGGTTGCAAGTATCTTTCATCTAATACGTCAATTTCACCTTTGAGACTGTTTTTATTTATTGTTAAATTAAAGGTTATGTTAGGCTGAATTGTCTTTACGAAGTACCATTTTGATTTCACATGGTCAGTAAAACCGATATCCCTCATTTGTTTCTCTTCAAGTATGTGAAACCTCATTTTTCTCCCTCGTTGATGATTTTCTTCAAAGCTTTCAAAAGCATATCCAGCGATTTTTTATTTCCCATTTCATCTCTATTGTTCTCGATAAAGTTAACTGCTAAACTCAACTTTTCTTTCATATATTATTTACTCCCTTGCAAAAGATGTTTTTTAACAAAATCAATTAGTACGGCAACGTCTTTCGTAGTTGCCTTGTCATTGATCAAGAAGAAATCTGCCATAACATATTTTGAATAGTCACCACCACCATGATATTCATCTGCCACAATTACTTTCAATTGAATATTTTCGGTTATAGGAATCAAATGAACGTCTGTTCCATCTGTAATTGGAAAGTCTAAAGGGTACATATCAATATTGTTTTCTGTTATGTATTCGTTAATTGAATACAGGATTTCTTCCCCTTCATTTTCATCAAAACTACCAGTATAGGCGGGAAGTTGCTTTCTAAAATAATCACTCAATTCATTGTTTAAATCAGTTCGCTTTCTTTCAATAAGTCCCGTCATACCAACCATTAAGCCTTGTTCTTCCGCTTCTTGGACAATAGTCCAATCTGCTTTTTTGAGCTTCATGTTCATTCCTCGTTTCCATATAAAAATTGAATTTCATTTAGATATTGTTGAGAATCAATAAGATTGCTCCACTTACGAATAGTATTCCTGCCACAAACAGCAACCCTAAAGCAATTTGAGGTTTTAGTCTCCTTTTCGATCCATATGTATCTATTGATACAAATCCAATTAACAGAAGTCCTACAAGCTCAAGAATATTAATGGCTAGTTGCATCAAGCTCCTCCATATGCGGCACTACTTTACACCAGATTCCTATGCTGCCTTTTGCCTTCAGTTTCTGTGCCTCAGTAATTGCTTGTTCCCTGTGATCAAAAACTTCCACTTTTGTATTCGGCAAAGACATTTTTCCAACGTATTGCTCTCCTGCATAGACCTCAACTACCCATTTTTCGTTTTTCATATTTATTTCTCCTCATTATTTGTTTTGATTTGTCGTATACTGCGCTTGCCCGGGAAATTATAATCAACAGATATATATAATTTAGCTCTGATTGGAGCTATACTTCCAGGCTGGCTCCCTAATCTAAAACCATTAAAAGTTACTATTTCCAAGGCTAAACAATCATTTTAAGATCAACTAGACTAGCATCCCTCTCGAATTTGCTCATTCAGCATATCATGTACTATCCTCTTTTAAGGGAGGTGAGTATATGGGCGGCTCCTTCGCATTAATTGTGGTGCTGTTTATCTTACTAGTCATCGTTGGAACATCTTTCTTTGGTGGCTATTAAAACCTCTCCTTATCAAACGCCATGTTAGTATTACCTCCATTTTTGGTCAGACGCCATAGAAGTTTTATGGCGTTTTTTACATTTGAAAAATAATTCTAGATAAAAGGAATATTTTATGCTCTTATTTCACTTTTTAAATTTAAGTGTTCCAAAGTTTTTGAAACGGTCATTTCACTGCATTCATTCTTAATACGTTTTGATTGTTCTTGAGCGCAATCATTGCAACAATTGAAGTCTACATAAGTCTTCAAGTCACTTACTCTGAGGCATATGATTTGGCCTTCTATGTATTCCTTACAGATATCACATACACGATTCATTTATCCTCTCCTCGCCCTTCTTATTTGATTTTATTTTATACTTATTTTTTATTTTTGTCTACTGTTTTTATTGCATTTCTTTAATATTTTTTAAGGCTACAAATACTTGTAATAGTGTCTTCTCTGTTGTGTCCCATACGCGTTTATCCTCATACCGGATATTGTTCTCCAAATAGACATATAACCTGTCTAGCAATGATTCAATATTATCAATGTCATTGCCGATCAAATCATTTCTGATTTCTTTGATAGCTACTACCTCCTACGAGAATATGAATATAGCTTTACCATTGTCATTCTTTATGTACGGTGAATGTTTTCTCTGAAGATAATTTCCCGCCATACCTTCTTCAAGGCTTACGTTATAGACAACTTTCACTTTATGTATATCTAATACCTTTCGTCTAGCCTCTTCTGCAGACGTTGCTTCAATTACCAAAGAAGCGTTTTCGCCTTTGTGATCTTTACATCTAACATAGTACCTTTTCAATAAACATCCCTTTATCCTTTCTTTTTATCCTGTTGTATTATTCCCCGTTTAGATAAGGTTTGAAGAATTCATTTAAGTTATCAGCCATTGCTCCAGCAACTTTTGCACAATATACGTGACTTTTTTCTTCAGACCGCAAATATTCAACTGCAGATTTAGCAATCTCTCTTATTTTTTCTTCGGTAAACTTTCCGCTTCTTACTTCTTGTTTTATTTTCTCTGTTTCTTTTTTCAAGCTTTCTGGATAGTTCCCCATCGAATCCACCTCGATTTAATTTAATTTTATTCTTTTAAAAGAGATATTTTAAAGTAATTTTTGTTCGATCTCTTCCCAATCTCTTACACGAATAAATCTGTCTTCATTCCTGTTATGGGGTGCGTCGAATAGTATCTTTATCCCATCAAATGTTTCTAAGTTATGTATTCCGTCATCAATCATTATGTCTGCTTTAATTATGTTTTTATTGCCACATAGTACAACATTACTATGCGAGATAAACGGAAAATGCTCTGCCAGCCATTCTAGCTTTGCTTTTAAAGACTCAGGATGATTTGTGGCTGTTGTGACTACATACACTTCATACTTCTTCATAAGCTCTTTAACAACTCTTTGGCTACCTTCTATGACATTAAGGTTTCTAAATAGATCGTAATCCAAATGTCTATAAACATTGTTTTTGGTATTTACATATTTTTTAATATTCCAACACAATATGTCTTCCTCATTCAGCAAAGGATCATCGTGTGTGTTTATGTAAGATACCCAATCACTTAGTAAGTCTGCCAAAACCTGATCCATGTCAATTGCAATTACTTTAATCATTAAATCCCCCTACTCCAATAAATAAACAATACCCTGAGCAATCTCATCACTATCCCATTGTCCTGTATCCCATGAATAAGTATGCAAACCAGCATTGCAAATTACTTCTCTGTATAACTCTAAAATCGTATCAATATCTTTTCCTTCTATGTATTCGTCACCACGTTCACGTAAACGCTGCTTAATTACCTCTGGATCAGCATGTAAGTAAATTACCTTGGCTTTATGTCTAATCTTCTTCTCGATCGCCCTTTGCTGATCTTCTGTTAAGATTGAATAATCCTTGAATTTCCTCGCATAAACCAAGTTTGAATATATGTATCGATCAATAATTATATTGTCCTCATCAGCCAGCCTGTTAAAGTGATCGAACAGCTTCTCATTTCCGCTCGTGGCCAATTCAAAGCTGGATCCCTTTATTACCGGATAACCCAGTTCTTTGCTGAGTTTATCTGCCACTGTTGATTTGTAGCAGCAGTCAGCACCTTCTAAAATAATCCTGGTCATTTATCTTCCACCCTTCTTACATTGTTGAAGCCAATTACTTTAAATGAGCCATCTGGATACTCGACTTCTAATTGCTCATAACCCTTATCAACTTGCGCAACAACTCCAACCTCTTCTGTGAAGCCAACAGTCACCTTCTCTCCCTTTTTAAACATACAATTAACCTCCTTTAGCCGGATTTAACTCATGTTCCTTGAAGAATGTGATATCACCTGTTTCATCACTGACCGCGTAATCATATGTAGCAGACTGAAGCAACTCAATAATTTTCCCTTCCCGTCCAACATGACTAGGACAAGCTTTCTTTGCATTCTCATTGATGATGACTTTTAGACCTAATGGATATGACCAAAACTTTGGCAATCAATCACCTCCTTTCCTTTGCAAAAAATTAATCTTTCAGTTGAATTCTACTGATCTCTTTCTCGTTATGTCCCATAATATATAAAAACTTCTTAAATTCATCTAAAAGCAGTCCCAAACAGCCATCACAATGCTCATCTAAAGTGTCTGAATCAAACGATTTTTGCATTCTTGAAGCCTGATCGAATTCATCAGTAAACGACACTTCAATCTTAATATTATTTTCCATCATAATCACCTTATATTTTATTTTTTATTATAGGAAGCCACTAGCTGGTCACCTCCTAGAATATCGTCCATTCTTCTCTCATCATATGTACCATCATAATAGCAAAGTTCGATACTGTTTGTTTCAGGATAAATGGCTACAACAATACCAGGTTCACCAGTTGATTTCACAAAGACTTCCTGATCTAATATGATCATCCAAATCACTCTCTCTATGTAATAATTGTCTATGTATGTATTGCATCGTTCGTGTTTTCAAAATGTTAATAGCATTTTGTCAATTGGTCGTATTCACCACATTTTTTCTAGTTATTTTCAAGTATTCTGATATTCACTTGCTGTCTGCCAAATAATTTTGCTTCACTTTTTGTGTTCATTAGAATATCGATTCGGTTACTTTTTATATCGCCCCCAGTATCAATAGCATACGCTTGAAAGCTACCGCCTTTGTACCTTACTTCAACCAATGAATACAAAGGTATAATATTTGGATCAACAGCGATAATCCTTTTTCCTCTGTAGGATGAGGTACTTGTTACGTCATAGCCTGTCTTAGTTTTACCAATACAACCAGTTGAACAAAAGGCAGTATATGCAGTTGCTACAACATTTAAGGATTTTGAGTAACCCTGAGCCTTTTCTTTTTGTACTGTACTTCTCCTCCCCTTTTTATAATGCTTATTTTTTGTATTTGAATAAATTAATCTCTGTGGCTTTTTTGACTTTTGCACCTTAGGATACTCAATCTTTTCATAGATAAACTTTTTTTGACTCTCTTCACGCTTTTCTAGGTTGCTTTTCAGCCTAGGGAGTTCAAACTTTCTTTCCTGTCCATGTGTGAATTTCTCAACAATCGCTTCTTTTTGATTCTTATAAAATGACCATTTTACAGGAGCCTTAACGCTTTCTTCGTCCTCCCTATTAAAATTTTTAATACTGAGAACAGCCCCAGCTAATAAGAGAGTAATACTTGCAACAAGGGTTATATTTGTAATATTATAATATACATATTTTTTATATTTGTCTATAAGTTTTTTGAAAATTTTCATCACTTCCGAATATTATTTATGATGCTTGTATTTCTATTTCTTTTTTATCAGCCCACGTAGTTTCTGTTATCTCTAAATCAACCACAACGGGCACTTGCATCCACTCCACATCTTCCATAATCCTTTTAATATGAGGAAATATCCATTCTTCTCCGTCATGCACTAAAAACTGCAGCTCATCGTGAATATTGGCTAAAGGTTGCGTCTTACAGTTATTTGTCTTTAAGAATTCTCCAATCCTAATTAAATAGCCTTTTAACATATCGGCACAAGAACCTTGAACAAGATAATTTCCAACCTTATATGCTTTATCGGTATTTGTGAGGAAATAAACCCTTCCATACATATTCGTAGCGTAGTTATTGCTTTGCACTTTACTAGCAACCTGTTTCTGATAATGAGATACTTCAGGAAATGTATTTGACCACCCCGATACCAATGCATTAGCAATCTCCATAGAAACTTCAAGAGCCTCTGAAGCTTTTTTGGCACCGCCGCCATAGTTCACTTATGTTCATATCGAGTCGCTACTTCGATACCGCTTATGCAGCTCATGGTTTCCCATGAGGTCAGACTATATCACATTGCTAAGGGATTCTAACCATTTTAAATATTTTCTTTTATCATGTTCTTGGAGGACTTCGGTAAATTCTCGTAACCCTTTTAAGTCATTCTTATTTATTAAGAAATGGAGTCGATTATGATTAGATGGGTTCAATAAAATTAGATTTTCTATTTTATTATTTTTCTTATCTTCATCTAAGTGATGAATGTGATCAGAAGGTTTTTGTTTTATTCCTGTTTCTTTTTCATAAACCATCCGATGTTCTTTAGTTTTCTTTGAGCTACCAAGTATTATTTCAATGTATCCATCTTTATCGATCCTTCTATAATCCCAAGTAACTTTTAGCCCTAATCTCTCAGCCATTGTATAAACAGATCGTTCAGTTCTTTTTAATTTGGTAGCTATTCTTGAACATGAATGCTTAGAATCGTAATTCTCTTTTAGAAAGCTTAATTCCCCTTCAGACCACTTTTTAGACCTGGCTTTTCGTAATCCGAGCTCTCTTGCCTTTTGTAGAATAGTTAATCTATGTCTACCCATCAACTCTGAAATTTTCTCTACATCATTTTGACCCCATAACTTTATTAATTCATTTGACTCATTAATTGTCCATCTGTTTGCTCTCGCCATAGCATCTCTCCTTTTTAAGTATTCCCTTAGCAATCCACCCGTTTCCACTACCGATCGCTTGCAGTGTACGCCTTTCGGCTAGTCGTTGCACGTTCCCAAATGGGCTTCGCTCATGATTACCCTCGACTTTACGTTAGGGCTTCCCATGAATTAGAGTGGTTTTATATGCGCTACTCGATAACGCATGAAATTAAACATCTTCCCTATGTATCTCCAAAACTTTTTGAACGATTTTTCGTCAACTGGCGACTCTTTATCATGTTCGTATTGCTTGTACTTCTCAACGCATTTAAATGCTAAAGCAATTAATGTATTATGCGAAGTTTCACTGTGTACGTCTGTAGGTGTCCAACTTTCTCCATTCTCCAATAACCACACAGAGTTTCCGTTGTCTTGCTTTTCTGACCACCTTGCCCTTTCTTCTTTGGTATCAAATTGATACTCTTCTCCAGTTATGTAATGGGTGCATTTAAACGGCATATACGCTCGGCATAAATTTAAATCAGGTCTCTTTAAAAGCACCGTGTAATTTGCCTGTGCCCTCAATTCAATTTGGGATAAGTCAAAATAAGCAATCTTATTATAATTTCCTCCCTCCACTATAAAAGCACGTCTTGGAGAGAAAATTTCGTATTCTATAGGTGCTTTCCCTTCTCCATATTTCTTCTCATAAAGTTCTCCTTCTTCAGTTAGGATTCTTTCCTTTGGGAATTGTTGTGCATCAGAGCCAAGCCTTCCAGATACCGTGTTAAACTGCCCATACTGAGTATAAAAATGGTCATCGTACTGGGCAACTTCAATAATTCTAGAGATATAGGTGGACTGCCACTTTTCAAGTCGTCTAAGTCTGGTAATCAATTGTGAAACACGGTCATCTTTATGTTTCTTTAGAAATGATTTATCTGTGGTTTCTGGGCGTTCGCCCAATTTTCTTTCAAAATAATCAGCAATGACCGTACCTTGAGAAACAGTGAAATGGTCTCCAACAATGCTCCATAATTCTTCATAAAGTTTCTGTATCTCATCTTCACACTTTTGAAAACAAATATTTAAATATTTCATATCTACCTTCAAACCCACACGTTCCATCTTCAATAATTCAATAATCAGTTTATTCTCTTGTTCAAGAATTGACTTTTGTTTTCTTTTCAGAACTGTCGGGTAAGTAAGCTCAACTAACTCTAAGGTATATATACCATCACCGTGCACATATTCCATCATCACATTTCTGTCTACCTCAGAATAATCAGCAAATGGATTCTCTTCCATCCACTTAAAATAGACCTTCTCAATCTCTTCAGGAACCTTTAGCCAACGTTGTTTTTTCTCTGTAGTAAAGTAATCCATTTCATTACGCTTCTTAACTTTATATGCTTCCTTAATTTTTCCTAGTCCCCAACCCTTATAAGGCTTTAACAATTCCTTTAAAACGTTTCGTTTCTCATCATTTATTTTTCTAAGCTCTTTTTTTACCTCTTTTTCAAATTCAGCTGCCCTTGGATCAATGTACTTCTCCGAAACTTTTTTTAGTCCTAATACATCGCCACCATCTCTTGCAGAAACAGCATCGAAACTTAACCTGCATAGCCCCATAGTATCGACAATGTTTCTCAAGCCATACACAATCTCTTCGTTAACTCCTCCGTTAATTAGCATGTGTAGATCATATTTTACGTTATGGCCTACAGTCATCATGCATCTCTTAGTAAGATTAATTACTTTTAATAACATGTCCTTATCAGAATTAAATGCAAAACTCCGCCCCTTTAATTGCGCTGTTCTTTTATCCCTGGGTAGCAACCAACTAAAAACCCACATAAACGGACGATCCTTAATTATGTGTAATCCAGTTGTCTCCGAATCAAGCACACATAATTTGGGGCTATCCTTGAGAAATAAACACTCTATTTGCTCAAAATCCTCTACCCAGTGCTTCTCATATTTTTCTGTGACTTCTGTTTCTAACTTGGGTTTTATAATCACCGCATCACCTCATTTCCTTAAAATAAAAAGCTGTCTGTTATCTCAATATCTACAATCTCAACTGTAGGAGCTGATTTATTTTCATATTTATTAACCTTACATTTGCCTACAACGTTCAAATAAAATGTTTCATCTCCATTATCAAACAATTCATCAAAATCACCTTTGTAATACGGTTTGGTAAGTTTATAATCTCCAACATTAATAACAAACGTGGACGTTCTATTTTTATACACGTTCACATCTGATCTGTTTATTTGTATACCTTCAATTGCTATTAAAGGTTCCTCAAGAGTCGATCCCCAATCATCTCTATGTTTATGTATAGATTTAATTATAGAAGTATCCATCTCTGAGGCTGGAATAATAAAGTCTACTTCATGAACATCCTCTAATAAAACCTCTGCGTCTATCAAACTGTTTAGTTGAGTGCTTAGGTCACCGAAGCGTTCAGGTTCTATTTCAAATCCAAATGCATTCGCATGTCCTTGACAAAAGTTAAATAGTTCTGAGTCAGTTAATACTTGTTTAAAGTCTTTGACTCCACATTTCTCATATCCCCTTGCAGACCCTCCAAATTTCCCTTCCTTTGTTTTCCTTCCTAAGATAACAGGCCGCTTAAACTTCTTTGCTAATTGGGTAGCTACAAGTCCTGTAAAAGAGGAATTTAATTCACCAGTAACATCTAACACTATAACTTTATCATTTGTTTTATTTTCTTCATAAACCTGTTCAATTAAAGCTTTAACTGGTTTTTCAAGTGATTTTTTCTGCCTATTCTTCGTATTAGCAATTCTTCTGGCAACTGACTTTACAATAGGTTCGTATATCTTCTTTCTTGGATAATAAACAACTTCTTGACTCCCCAACAAAGCCTTCATCATGTCTGTCTTTTCTTCCATTGTTGCGTAGCGTATAGCTGCATTTATGAATGGGACAATGGAGAACCCCGTAAAGTGTATATTAATATTTCCATCTAAGAAAAATGATTGCCTATCCACGATTTCCTGAATTAGTGGGTTTTTTATTTGTTTTAACCCCTTCTTCACATAATAGCGTGTTTCTGGTTCTCTTAAATCCATTACATCGCCGATATTCCCAATAGCGACTAAATCTAAGGAATCGTCTGCAACGTCTAACCCTAATTTGTCATCTAAAGCTTTGCAGAATTTATAAACAATGCCTACACCAGAAAATCTTTTGTTTTGGTAATTGCTTGAAAGCTGGTTGTTAATAACGATTGCAAAGTTCGATTCCTTTTCACATTCGTGATGATCAAGTACCAATGTGTCTATTCCCCGCTCTTTTAACTCTTCATGTAATTCGTATTGATTACTCCCGGCATCAGGAATAATTAATAAATGTGTGTCTTCTGGTATTGTTTCTAGTGAAGCTCCATGATCTTTTTTATCATGAAGCCTCCACTTTACTTCGAGATCAGGAAATACTTGATTTAAGTAATTAATGAGAATTGCACTTGATAAGTAGCCATCGCAATCTGAATCAACCTGGATAAAAATATTGTTCTTCGATTTAATGTGTCTTAATAAGCAATCAATTCCTTTATCCATGTTATTTAACAATGAATAGTGATTTATAACCGATTTATTTAAATTGAAGAATATGTCATCATCAATATTTCTATTTTTAATTATTGTATTAATAGGATATTTATAATCGTTCTCCCCTATAAGTTTATAAATCAACAACTCTCCCCCAATCAGTTTACTTTATATTTATTTTCATATAAGGAAGCCCAAACCTTGTATCCTTTATCTGTCGGTGAGTCTTTATCAGATAAAAGATTTTCCTTATCATAAATTCCATAACGTATTCTGCCTGTAAGCCTTGATACTTCATTTACAATGAACTTGGGATCTTTGTCTTTGTCATAGGCAAAAACAAATTTAATTCCAATCCCTAATTCTTTAAGTATTCTTATTTGCTCATCAGACATACTGTCTCCCTCTATGGAAATACAATTTTTATATCCCCATTGGGTCAAAAACCACGTTGTTTTAGCGCCTTCAACAATTATTGCCTCGTTTAAGCTTTTTATATGAGGTAGAGCTCTATGTAAATTGTAAAACTCAATTGACTTATTACACGGTTGTATGTATATATACTTATATTTATCTTTTATAACTTCGTCTTTTCCGATATAACGCCCTTTAACCCCAATTAATTGACCATCTCTATTATGTACTGGAAAAGTAGCCCGCTCAGATCTTACATCAATCCCTATACCAAAAAGCTTTTGTGTGCTTAATGACAGTCCATCATCATACCAACCTTTATACGGAATATTCCCGTATTGATCTAAAACACTTTCTGATAGTATTGTGTTCTCAACTGCTTGTCGATCTTCTTTATTTCGTTTTTTCTGAAGCTTATGTAACCATTTATTTGGTTGTGGTTTTTCTTTTTCTGCAGTTAATTTATAAAATTCATCTATGTACTCTAAGTATTGAAGTTCATTACATAGCCAAAATTTGCTCTTGGAAAGGCATGCTTTTTTCTCTTCCTCAGTTATAGCCTCATAAAGTATGTAAGATATAACATCAAAGATTGATCCTGTAATCCCCTTACTTCTGATATTTGAAGTTAAAGAGGAGGTGTTTTTGACCTGTACACTCCGCTCGTTATCACCGTTAGGAAGTCCTGCAACAAACAATTTACCTCCTTGTTCAGTGTTAATTGCCCAACAGCCAAGTGCTTCTAATACTTCTTGAATTTTTTCTTCTCTATAAATTCTTTCTCTAATGGTTTGTAGATCGGACATTTATCGCCACCTTCTTAGAATGCTCCTCCAAGTCTTGGAACCTTTACATAAGCAACTTCTTCGAAAGAGTTAATACTGTAATTTACTTCATAAATAATCTGCTCTTCTTCACTTCCGAAACGGTTCTTGGCTAGAAAAAGGACTAAATAAGTCTTTTTAGGATCTAACACGTATTCTTCTTCATACCAGTTCCCCAACTCATCCTTTTTATAGTTATACGGCTTTAATTCATATCTGGTTTTAGAACCTGTGTACTCGTCTGCGAAAAGTAACCTTCCCATCATTACAACAGCAGCTACTTCGTTTATCTCCATACTCTTTCCCGTCGAATCTAAGTCCAAGAATCTTGTTTCTTTGCCTAACTTCAGCTGCACTGTTGCTAAAGTGCCGACATTCTGGTTGTCTTCCTTGATCAAATCATGCAATTCTTGTGCTGAGTTTGAAAAAGCTTCCCACCGAGCCATATCTTTTTGTGATCGATCGGGCTTAAAGGTGTCAATGATAAGCTTGTTATAACCTTTGGGTCTATAAAGCTCAACTCGACTCAAAATGTCTTCTACTCGATACTTTTTTAATTCAAGTGTTTTAATTAACCCCTGACCACGCTCCCAAGCCCAATCTTTTGCTGCATTTAATTTATTTAGCATTTCTTGCTTAAAATTACCTTCATATAACTTTTCTCTGTTGATCGGCTTTTTTAGAATCTTAGATGAGATCGTTGCAAGAAGTAATGAACGCCACTTCTTTACACTTTCCTCGTTTATGGCCAGAATTGCCTTCTCTTGGTTTTCGAAAAGGCTCAATATAAACTTTTCCATCGCAATTGAGCTTTTCCCTACACCAGAGGAGAGTACTAAATAGTAAAGAGAGCCATCTTTCCAACCTTTAATTTTCCTATTTAATCGAGGCGAATCATGTAAAGGAGATCCCATAGACTCACCTGAATCAAGATCTTCAATTGTCTCATTGAGCCCGTCCACGAGATCATGTTCGATAACATCACCAGAGTTGATGTGTGCGAATGTTTCCTTATGCTTATACTGCATATACAACTGCAACTGTTTAAGCGTCATAATCGTAAGCTTTTCAATTAACTTCTCATCTGAAGTATCAATCAATGAAGCATCTTGTAATTTTCTTAAGCTTTCATATTTTTGAATTTCATTAAAATGATATTCTTCATTCTGACTATCCGTCTTACATTCATTCATAAGTTCTTCAACTGATTCATAGCCACCAAAGTCATTGTAAGCATCTAAATAGCTCTTTTTATTTTTTTCTTTAGGCCTTGATACTAAGAATGAATAAACGGTTTTGTCGTCAAAATCTCTGATCCCGTTTTCAAACATCTGCGATCCAACTGTGAAATAGAAATACCATATTGGCTCAGTAAATGTTTCTTTTGTAATCTTATGTGTTCTATATCTTTGATACAGCATTGGGTTAGACCACAAATACCCAACGAAAAGAGATTCATGAATGTATGAGGGTTCAACAAATTCATCTATGTAATTTCGTTTCTTCATGGCACTCTCCTATAAAAAACTTGAGATATCTAATTCATCTTTTCTTATGTTTTTAGGTTTAATTTTAATATCGATTTCACTTTGCACTTGAATTTGTTTGTTAATGATGTTTGTACGGATAACATCTTGTTGCTTGCTACGCCTGTTCGTTTCTTTCATCTCATTCATATTACTGATTACGATACTCAGGAAATAAGTAAACTCCTGCCAACTTGATTCAAGCGTTTTATAGTTGTGGACATTACGTAACTGCTGTTCAGAGAATTTATATGCATCTAAAATTTTTCTAAATGGAACACCCTCTTTATACCTTTTAACCTTTTGATTTTGGTATTTAACTGTACCGTTCCTTAAATCCTGAATTCGTTCAATCATGCGGGAGTCTAAACGCTCTAATCTATGTAAATCTAATAAATAATTGTAAAGTTCATCAAACTCTGCTGCTTCATTTTCTTTAAATTTCTTATCTTGCTTATATGCTTCAAAGCAATCGTCATGAAAATATTTCCTGATATATTTTTGGGATCCATTCTTATTGAGTTTCCCAGTCGGTTTTGCTTCACAGGACATTTCTTTTTTAGCCCCTTTTGATCCACACCACTGGCATTTTACCTCTTTCATAGGCGTTCTCCTTTATTAAATAGGGAGAGAAACCTCTCCCCTAGTTAGCTACCTTCAGTATTTCTTTAGTGATATTTAAGGCTTCTTTAAGATCTTCTACTGAACTTAATTGCTTATAATTCTTTTGCCCGCCAAACTTTTCTGCATAAGCATCAGCTAATTGATGCTTTACTGCCGGTGTTTGACTGGCTACTAAAGAAGTGATTTCGTCCAAATAAGTCTGAGGATCACTTTCAGCCTTTTCAGCAGCTTCCTGCACCTTCTCCTCTCTAAGTAACTCTTCCTCTTTTTTAATCTCCTGAACAGTTCGGTCAGTCTTTGTAATTTGTCCGAGTACAGCGTTCTCGAAGGTTTTCAAGAAGTTTTCAGCACTGTACTCAACCTTTTCTGGCAATTCAGTATACCGTCCTCCAGCAATTTCAACATACTCAGAAGGTCTGAAGTACATCATTACTTTTGTGTCATGGAAGTTACTTGCTTTATCCCGACCTTTTTTATCTTTAATATTGTCATCAAGTTCATTACCTTGTTTATCCAATACAGAAACTTCGTTATGTAAGCAGCAGATAAGACTTGCCTGTGATTCGAAGACTTTTCTTCCTGAGTTAGGCATCATAAGTTGAATGGAGTTGTACTTCATTCCATCATAAAGAGTTGTTTCTTTTTCTTTTGTCCATGCAAGAAACATTAATCCATAACCTGCATTTTTCAATGTATCAAAAGGCTTTTTAAGTTCCTCATAAAGAGCTGTCCAACCATTTTCTTTACCGTTAGTCGATTCAGAAATATCTTGAAGGGATTCGAATGTTTTCCCATAAAGCCTTTTTCTATCATTCAAAATCCATGCTGTACAAGCATCAATAGCTCTATCTGCTGTATCAACTCCAATAAGCTTCACGATTCTCCCTGTTTTTGCCTCTTGAACCAATTCAGGCACCACAACTTTTTTGAAGTATTCCCATACCTTCCAAAGGTTTTTGTCCGTACCTTCCTCATGTAGAGGGAGAATGTTGTCCAGCTGCCAAGTTTCATACCCGTCTTCAAAGGACAATAGTAGAGCTTCTTCAGGATTTGAGTAATGCATCTCAGTTACTTCTTTCCAAAGTCTTGTCTTACCCGTTTTATATCCTCCTGCTACAAGTGTCATGATTGATTGCAGTTCAACTTTAGGCGTGTTATTTTTGGTTTTTTTTCGAAAGCTCATCTAATCTCTCCCTTTATTAAAATTTTAATAGTCTAATTTTGTTTTTTTAGAAAGGCAGATCATCATCGCTGATAACAACTTCTGCGAATGGATCTTCATTCGACGTATTCTCATTTGAAATTTCTTCTTCTGTCAATAGTCCACATTTATAAGTACCAACAATGTATTTGAGGATTTCTAAACCCTTACGTGTCCCCGTAGAAACGGTCTCAAAGGAAGTCACTTTTTCCCCTACATCTTCAAAAGGATTTTCATCCTCGGACTCCTTAACTTCGACTTGTGTAAATTGCGCTCTATTATTGTCGATTCCTTCAACAACCAGAAAAGCACCTCTCTCTAAACCGCCAAAAGCATCCGCGATTGATTTTTTTCCTTCTTCTGGCTCCTTATAATAGACAACCAAATCAACATCTTTTGGAACACTTCGTTCTTTACCGTAATCAAGATAAACTCCATTCACCTTAGTGTCTTTTGTTTCTTCGTCTTGGTATGTACTCTTAATCCCTAGCTGCATTTCAAATTTATTATATTCGTTAAAATCTTCAGACCCGAAGTCTCTTACATAAGGCACATAACTGTATTTACCGTTTGCTTCTGGTACTCTTACTTCACTTTGAATATTATTTGACACCTTAATCTTGTCCGTCTCTACAACTCCGTCAGTGTAACTTACTTTAAAACGTTCCCCCTCACCGTCGTCCGTAACTTTAGTGATAAATAGGTCTCCTCCAGAAGGATCTAACCACCCTACCTTAATTTTCGCCACACCTTCTTTCGCTTTTCCACTACCGAGCCGGATTCCCTCTTGATCTGAGTCATACACTTTAAACTGGACTCCGTCTTCGACATCTTTAACTTCAACTTCTCCATTTTTCAAAGGATAAACTCTATTAATAATTCGTTTTACTAGTTTGATTTCTTCTCCGTTGTCGTTTTCAAAAGTATCAAATTCGTACTGTCCTTGAACTTCTACCCACATACCAGGCTTTACGATTTTTGCAAATTGTTCAGCCATATCCCATTCTGGTGCAATCACGTGATACGTTTCATCAGGAAGTTTTGTTTTATCGTTTCGATCTGCCCACGGCACTGCTACTGTTTTTTTATGTTTAGAACTATATGCATAAGCTAAATCACGTTCCATTCCAGAAAGCTCAACTTTTAGTTCATTATAAGGCGCAGTTTCGATACTAAATTGAAGTACTCTCCGATTTTTTTTAGTCTGTGTTACAGTCGTTTGATAAATTTCAACATCATACCAACTGTCTGTTTCAGGGTCTTTTTTTCTAACCGGCTTCACTAATCCAATAAACCTGAAACTATTGGTAAACTCTTTACCACCGTGTTTTTTGTTAATTTTAATTTCATCTTTTTTCTTCGCCATCCAACAAATCATCCTCTATTTTTATTTTTATGATCGTTTTTTCTTTGAATATGTATTTTTGCTAAACTTGCAATCTTTTATCCCGAGTTCTTTATTTAGCTCTATATATCTCCTTTTAGGAAATTTCCAATTCACTTGCTCATCTTCTTGGTCTTTCTTATTGAAAATTTTAAAGACCTGTTTCTTTCTGTTAACCTTAATGACTAAATTGCCGTATGCATACTCTGTGTAAAACAAACGTTTCTTCACTCGACTAGGATGTGTTTCTTTTACAAGAGTTACATTTCGAATCATTTTTAATAACACTTGATCCGGTGTGGTGGCGTGATTATATTTGACCGTCTTCCGATATTGATCCAGAGCTTTTTCAGTAATTCCCAGTACCGACATGTCTGCGCCTCCTTTCCTTTAACTTGATTTCATTATATACTTATTTTTTATATTCGTCTAGTGTTTTTATACTTATTTTTTATTTTTAATATTTGTTGAGGAATTGCAAGGCTTCAGATAATTATCGAAACCCTGCAATTATAATGAAACGATTAAATAACCTCACTCCAAGACCACATGTTCATTGTCTGCAACGTAAAACCATCAGGGAGCTTTTTCATTTTCACATTTACATTGTATCTCTTCCCCGTGGTCATATGGATCACAGCAAGATCTTCACCATCATAGAACCGCACAATTGCTTCATTAAATTCAATTGGCTGATCAACCACATAACCTTCTTTAAGCGCTCTAATATACAGATAAGGGTCTGCCTTATAAAGCTCATATAACCTTTCCGCAAATTCATAATGCTTATCTCTAAGCAGTTCAAAATTAATTAAGGATATGTACAATTTTTCAGATATGTTCAGCTTGTTCTTGAAATACCGGATTGCTTCATCCTGTTCTTTGCTTAAAATATTGGCCATAAATCCATCTCCCAATCTTGTTAAAATTACAATTTCATCTAAACTATAGTGTCTCCTTCTGCAGTCTTTAACGTGCCACTATTGTAAGTGTTATGAATTAAGGTTGTATTCTTTGCTTTTTCTGTGCAATAAGGATGAGATAGTAACTTGCCTCCAATCCCATGCACATCATTCCTTACCAGTCGTGCTTTGTTCGTATTTTCCAAATAAACTCCATATCCCTGGTCTGACGAACGATTAAACATGATCTCATTATCCTTTAGTATGTGTTCTGAACCACCGACCAGGTGAATAGCGATTAATGACTTACAAAAATAAATCTGATTCTCACTAATCTGACAGCTGTACTTCTCAGGAGTGCCTTTAATTGCAACGTTTTTAGGTTCATGAATTTCATTTCGATGCAATGAGACGGAAGAGTCCTTATCCCAAAAGATGCCGTGTCCACTCCCGCTTAATATTAAGTCATTCCCCTTTAAACGAACTGACTGAGACCTTTCGCAATAAACTCCTCCATATACATTAACAAACTCATTATTAATGAGACTGACTCGGGTAGAATCCATTATCTTTGAAGCGTATGCTGTGGTTGTTCCTTTTCCCTTGTTATTCACAACCCTTACATCATTTGAGTTCCGAACCTGAACTTGAATACAATCGCTGTTTTCCATTCTGTTATCTGTGATTAATACGTCCTCTGCCTGATGTGTTGAAATAGGACATGCTTTTATTCTTTCCAAGGTATTATTTGATATCGTTACGCCTTTTCCTCTTGCACAAATACCTACTTCAAATCCGCTTACCGTATTGCCATCAATTTGTACTCTATTTCCTGACTCAGTAGTTGAAACCCCCACCGAATCAATTCCGTATGTCTTAACTGAGCCCTCATTAATAATCTTGTTGTTTTTGATGCTAACATCCGTACTGTAACCATACGAAATTACATTGTCGCAGTAGTTTCCATCAATGATTACCTTACCGCTTGTATGTGCAGTAATCGAACCGCGTCCATTGTTTTTAAACCTACAGTTTCGTACAGTTAATTTGTACGGGTGATCATACTTAATTCCTTTTTCACCAAAGCCTTCTAAATCAATTCCTAGTTGTGGCCCAATTGTATCCCCTCCCGCTTCCTCAATATCACAGTCATCTACAAGAAACCCTTCACATCCATTGGTAGCAAGGTTATTTCTCCTACCTCTTTTTAACGTACACTTTCTTACAGTTACATTTCTCGAAGGTGTATATGTGCCTGACGTATTCATCATTCCATACGCAGCAATCCAAATGTTATCGCCAATACAGTCTGAGATGCTTACATTTTCTATTAACACGTTTTTGCTTCCGTGAATATGTATTCCATATCCCCATTCATGAGTTTCCTGTGTTGAATTAATTTTTGAATAATCGTGCTCATAACGATCTCCGATGATTTGTCCCCCACGAATTGTAACGTTACTCGCTTGACCAACATAAAAGCAGGAGTATCCCTGATAATCATTGGGCAACACGTGAAATACCGCTTCTGGATGTAATATCAGCTCAATATTTGATGGAACATATATTCCACCGCCAAATTCAGGCAATCGTTTTGTTGTATTAACTGCATCGATTAAATACTTACCTTTTGGAACGTAAACTCTAAAAAATGAATTGGAACTAGCGTACTCTAAAGCTCTATTAAAGCCCTCTGTTGTTTCAATTGCATTTGACCCTTTATCATCAATTCCCCAATCCAGAGCATCAACAAAATAGTATAAGGGCTGTTGCATGTTCATGTTGTCAAACCCTTCCCTTCTACATTTTCATTGAGAAACCGTGACAGAGTGTCAATGAAGTTATAAAAGGTCTCATTTCTTGTGCCTGAGCGCCCTTTTAGAGAAAATGTGTTAAACATTGATTTTCGCAGTCCAGTGCTCAATTCAAGTTGAATACTCTTTCCTGTTTTATTTTTATTGGCAATATTATTCGGGCTACTACCAGATAACCTTGTCCCCTCATCAAGTAGCTCTGCAGAGTAACCGGCATTATTTAAAGAATTTGTTATCGCTTCAGCTTTGTCTCGATCTGTGCCGCCAACTAAAACATGTTCCTCATTACTAGCGTAGCCATGAAGTGATAGTGTGAACTCATGTTCCTTCAACATCTCAAGTGCTTGTGGTTCATCAAAATTCGTACTGGTTAAATGCAAATCGAATGCTCCAGGAGTCTTTAATGCTTCAAACAGATACGTAGAGTAAGATTCGCTTAATTCCTTTGCAAGCTCACTTGTTCCCCCTTCTATACCACCTCCATGGGGAGCAAGAATCAATACATCAGTCCCTTGTTCTTTTGAGAACATGCTTAAGTTGAACGGTGATTCATTCGCTTTAAGCTCTTCAAAGTTCCTATACTTGTCTGCTGCTAAAATGCTTATTGGATTCAGGAAAGAAGCCAAAGCAGTCACCAAGATTGGAAAAGTCTTCTTAACTGTGTTATACTTAGATGGCTTCGTAGCGATACGACGCATGCAGAGTTGGGAACGCCGCCCAAAGCTGACCCACTCTGCTCCTTTAATCTTTTTTAACAGTTCCTCTATTCTGTTTTTAATCCTCAACAATTAATAATCACTCCTTTTTTATATTCCTATTCCTTTACTCAACAACCGTTTTTGGATATTAGTCAAAGTAGATGATTCGACTAACCAAGGATTATTCATAAGAAATTTCCCAACTTCTTTTCTAATTTCACTTTGTTTATCAACAGTCACAGCCTTCAACGTCGACCAATTAAATTTTCCATGTTCCATTTCTATCTCATAAAAACGATCCTATGTATTTTCCGAATGAAACAAAGTATCAAGTAATACTTTCCCTCCTATATTTTCTTTTGTAGCAAACGTTTCCAAATCAACTTTCATACTGTGGAGGGACTCTTGTGATTGAATTAGTATGCAGTGAGAATAATTTTCCCTCTTTAACTCTATAGCTCTAAACATATAACACCCACTTTCTTATATTTCACTTTTAAAGAATCATATGAATTACATTGTTATCACCTCCTTTAAATAAAAAATTACTTTTATTCAGCTGCAGCCAATGCTTTACACCTTCCCATTTTAAAACCAAGTCACTTTTTCGCCGCATGTTGAATGCACTTCCTGCCAATCGCCTTCCCATGCATCTTCTATTAAATCAACCTCCTCTTTTGCACAGACTTTTTTACATTTATTGCAGAAGTAATTAGACATTTTCATAAACCTCTTTCCGTAAAATATCGTTTTTATTTAGATTCTTTCCGTGCCCATTTCTTAACCTTTACCTCTTTTAATTCAACTTCATAACATTCCACTTGATCATCATATTCCCAAGGGCTCTCATCTTGGATTTCAGTTGCTCCCCTGCTATAAAAAGTTTCATAAAAGCGACCTTGATATGGGAACACAATTCTATAGTTAACGCTCCACCTAGAAATGCCAGTGATTTCTTCTAGGATTGAGGATTCCGGCAGTTCCAATTGATTTATCATGTAGTCTTTATCCAATTTAATTTTCATTTAAAATAACCCCTCTTCCTTTGCAACATTTACATTCGACTAATGGCTCGTTGATTTTAGCCATCAAATCATCTAAAAACTTCTTAATGTTACTCTTTAGATCTTCAACGTCATTTCCACTAAATGGCTCTACAATTGAGTAGTTCTGATAAGCTTTAGGTGCAACATTGTAAATTTCAACTTCCCGCTTTGTCTGAAATCTTTTCTCAAGCTTAGGCTTTCTCCGTTTGTACATTGCATTAATATCAACAACATACTCATAAGGTTTGTAGAGTTCCAAAACTTTGACCACAGTTAAACAGAAATCATAATCACTTGTGATTCTTGCAAATTTAGGGTTAATATTTGCTTTAATATGGTTTCTGATAATTTTATAGCTTTCTTCTTGAGACAGGTAACACGGCTTTGTTTCAAGAAGCATTGGATGCGTTTGAATTCTATCCAGCAAGTTATATTTCAAGTTGAAATTATGACTTTTCAACTTAAGTTCTCCGTCAAATTCTTCAATTACATTCATTTCAAACTCAATCTTTTCATTCTGCTGTGGGACTTCTTCAAATTTCAAATCATATAGACCTTTTACTTCGTAGTATTCGCTTTCTTCATCTATGTAAGAGACATCAATTACTTTTGGAGTTAAGTCAGTTTCCTGGAACCCTTCTTTTAATTCATATCTATGATTGATTTCTTGAGCTGGCATTTGCTTCTCAATAACACTTGGTTCCTTATCTAGCTTGAACCAGTCAGACTTATACGTTTTAGCTGCTCGTTTCCCATCGAAAAGCAAATTATCTAGTTGACTGTAAAAATAGCTATCGCCTTGAATATTGTCAGACACCAGAAAACAGTTATTTGTTTTAATACCAATAAGCTTCATTAAAAATCCCCTTTTCATTTTATTTTTATCCTGATAAAATCTCTGTTTTATCAAATTTCCTTCTTAGAAATTCATATTTCTTGAGTATACGTACATTCTGATCTTCTTCCTTTAACTCTTCCATTGCCTTTCGGATTAACGGTCTCCAAACGATCAAGTACTTTAGAACAAAACAACATGGTATTCCAATACTTACAATAACCATTGCTGTCCTTCGTGTTACCATGATCTGATAGTCTGTAGCTGTTAAACCACCGAATAGAAAGTATACAAACAAGTTCATGCCCACGAATGCTAAAGCTCCAGGAAGAAGTTCTCTTCTTAATATCCGGGCATCTCTCAATAAATTCAGAAACATCACCCTATACTTATTTTATTTTTATCCAATAAATCAATTATGTAGGTTTCATACATCTCATCCCAATAAGGATCTGTTCTTGCTATGTATTTCTTTGCTCTTCCGTTCTCCTCAATCTTAAAGGTTTGTCCCTTTTGGATATCCGTGAACTTCTTCTTTGTCCATATCCCTCTAATCAACACTTCAACTTCTTTAACCTCAACTGTTTGCTGCATCACATTCCTCCTTTTTGATTTTCGTGTATCAAGCCTGTACAATATTCAAAAACCCTAAAGGATGATGAACATGTGTGGCAGGTTCACTTTATTTTCTGAGTTTGATGACATCATCGAACAGTTTAATATAGATCAATTTTTGTCCGAAGACGAATACCATCCAAGTTATAACATTGCCCCTTCACAAAATATCCTGACAATCATTAATGATGGATCAAACAACCGTCTGGGTAAGCTTAGATGGGGTCTTATTCCTCCCTGGGCTAAGGATGAAAAGATCGGCTATAAAATGATTAATGCCCGTGCTGAAACATTGGCCGAGAAACCCAGCTTCAGAAAGCCGCTTGTCAGCAAACGTTGTATCATACCGGCTGACAGTTTTTATGAATGGAAACGTCTTGATCCAAAGACTAAGATTCCCATGCGGATTAAGCTTAAATCATCCAATCTCTTTGCTTTTGCAGGCTTATATGAAAAGTGGAACACACCAGAAGGCAATCCACTATACACCTGCACAATTATTACTACAAAACCCAATGAGCTTATGAAGGACATACATGATCGAATGCCTGTTATCTTAACGCATGACAACGAAAAGGAATGGTTAAATCCTAAAAATACTGATCCTGATTATCTACAAAGCTTACTGCTACCATACGATCCCAACGACATGGAAGCTTATCAAGTTTCATCCTTAGTTAACTCGCCTAAAAACAACTCACCGGAGCTTATAGAATCCCATTAAGTACCACAGTCATTTTGCTTTATATCTCACCTTCGCTTAGCTATTATGTTCTAAGTAGGAGGTGATATTTTGTTTGTATCGCCAATGTTATTGCATTCAATCAAAGAACCATTTGATGACGATAGTTATATTACCGAGCTGAAATTTGATGGAATCCGTTTGATTCTTTCTAAATTTGATAATCAGATTAAGCTTTACACTCGTCACAACAACGAAGTAACAAGCAAGTTCCCAGAGCTCTTAGATATAGATATTCCTAATGGAACAGTGCTTGATGGTGAAATCATTGTGGCTGCGCCAGGCGGTTCTCCTGACTTTGAAGCTGTAATGGAACGCTTTATGTCTAATAAATCGGCTCACAAGGTCGTTTACTGTGTCTTTGACGTTATCTATAGGGATGGACAATCAATCTCTCACAAGCCCCTCACTGAGCGTAAAAACATACTTCTAGACCTTAATATTGACCATCTCAATGTTTTTGTTATTGAAGGCATACACGGAAACGGATTAGCTTACTTTAATCTGGTCAAAGAAAAGAATCTTGAAGGAATCGTATTAAAGAAAGCTAACTCCCCTTATGAAATAAATAAGCGTTCACATAACTGGCTGAAAGTAATCAATTACGATTACACAGATGTACTTATAACTGGCTACACCAAAAAGGATATAAAATTCCTTCTGTCTTACCCCGATGGAACTGCAGCTGGATTTATGGAATTCATGCCGAATGCAGAACGCAGTAAGTTCCATTCTATGAAACAATTAAGGTCTGAAACTGACGATTATGTATTTATAGAGCCCATCTTATGTAATGTGAAGCACAGATTTAAGACGAAACACGGTAAACTCCGCATACCTTCCTTCGAATCCTGGAGAGTCTAACCTCTCCGCTACATAACTCCTTAGCGCCAAGCCATTAAATATCTAATGAAAATTTTGTACATGGATCAATTAGTTTTCATCCATTCATCGAAGCTATAAGGATAATCGACAGTCTCTATAAATCCTATTTCTTTTGCCTTCTGACGGATTTTCGTACACCCTTCATAACTGTAAGCCCATATTTCTTTATAATCCCTCAGCTCGCCGCATTTCCCTGTTATGATGAAATTTCTAAAGCTGTTGACCAGTTGCCACATGTTCCCTCCATGTGAAAAGCCGTTTGCACGACCGTATCCTAATTCATATGGATAAACGTCTTCCCCTGTGTAATCATCAACGAAAAACAACTTTGTTCTAAATCTGAAATACGCTATTCGATCCTTTGACTTACAGTAGAAAGTACATCTGTCTATACTTGCAATAAGCTTTATCAGGTCATTAATATCATTCATGCGTTTTATTTGCTTTTGATTAGGCACTTTCATTGCCCCTTTCAATAAAATAACTATTTTATTGATTTTTCAATTCCACATTTATGTTTAAATTATTGGCGATACGTTTTCCTACCTCATCAGAAATTGTTTGTGACACCCTCTCCTTAAATCCATATAGCAAATTCCCTCTGTCACTGAATCCATCTTTAATAATCGAGTCAATTTTTGAGCTTGCTATTTTATAAAACTCTCCTGCCTCGGACATTTTCTTGATTTCATTTATTACTGCAACATTAATCATTTCTTGAATATCTTGCCTCGTGATACTTAATTCATGATGTATAAGATTTTTGACTTCTTTGTATCCTCTTGTCTTTGCTTTAGGTTTTTGGTGCTTATTTTCTTTAGTCAGTGAGACGAGGCTTAGATAACCGCTCTTCGATGCAGTCGCTTTTTCCTCGGTGTCATCCATTACCTCAACATCTTCTTCTCCACTAATATTTATAACTTCATATACTTTTCCAACAGTCATGTCGTCCATATAAAAATCTACTCTCTCGGTAATGATTACTTTCTCGCCTACTTTTGCCTTTCGGTCGACCATTTTATAGCGCTCACCGTCAATGTGGACAATGCTGGTCGGTTCAAGAGTACGGTAAGAATGGGGAATTCCTAGACATATATCTCCGTCTAAACAAATGCCACGCCTCGAAGAAATGGCTACGACCTCCCGATAGTCTCCATCTGCAACAACTCGATCTCCCACATCTGCCTTCCTATCGACCTCTACATATTCGCGTTTGATTCTGCCTAAACTTTCGTCGGTTAGCACATGAATCTTTTCGTTAATTTTAGTCATTTATACCGCCTCTATTTTTTTATGTTTTTTTCAATTCTTTTTAGATTTTCATATTACATTTCACTCTTTATTAATGAAGGCATGTCATACGCATGCCATATAAAAGAGACTGGACAGTTTTGTCTCGGAGGTGAAATCTAATGAAATTTCTTCTGGATTTGTTCGCAAATTGGACTTTTGATAAAGTCATGGACTATATCCTAGCTGCTGTAATCTGCTTTGTATACAAATCAAAATCTAAACAGAATAAGTATCCCGATTACTTTGAGGAAAAACGTCGATTCAGACTTTAAATTGACTCGTACCTCGATCGCTATCGCCAAGTGCAGCAGCTTCCGTAAACACAGCATACTCAATTGGCTTGATTACGCCTTGGGCGATACGATCACCTTTGCGGATCAGGTATGTGAATTTCGGATAATAAATACCGTCAAGATACTCTGTCTTTCCATTTAGAATACACAATCTTGGCGTTGATCCGCATTCTTCTCGCCAGATATTATCGACGATTACACCGATTTCTCCGTTATAGACGGAATCGACCATGCCAAGCTGAACGCGCAACCTCGTTTTTAACGTAATTCCTGAGTGTGGCCTAATTTCGAGAATGTATCCATATGGGATATCGAGGGCGAGTCCAGTCGGAACTAACTTCGTTTCACCCGGTTCGATAATTACATCCTCTGACGCTACTAGATCGAAGCCTGCGTCGAGGACGTGTCCATATTTGGGAATCACGACATCTGGTGATAACCGTTTAATGTTTATGTTTATGTCCATTCAATTTCCTCCTATAACTGATTAAAAACTATCTTTTATTTAAAATTCTTCTCTGTTTAATTTAAATCCAACATCTAAGAAGTGACACAATTCTTTTTTGAAATTATTATCCGACCAGTCATCTTCTCCAAACGTCCCATTTACAAGTCTGTTTTCCAATTCGGACAATACTACAACTTCTGGCGAATATTGACCTTCTAATCCGTAACAAGAGCAATGACTCCCATTTACTTCGTATAACTCTCCGTCTTTTTCAAAAAGCACCCAAGCGTTTCCGCTATAATTTGCATGCCCGTATGATGCGAAGAGGATATTTACATCTCTGTCAACTTTTTTGTCACTGCAATAATTCCATTGTTCACCATCAAAATCAGATAAAACTTCCTCTTTATTGCTCCAATCATTTAAAAATACTGGCTCTTGTGCAATAATTTCTTGAATTGATTTCATAATCTTTTTTCCTCCTAATCTATTTAAAATCACGATTTCATTTAGACTAATGCTTTTTCTTGCTGTCTTTCGACTAACTTTCGTGAAATTTTTCGAATTCTTATTTTACGTTTTTCCTCAAGTATCTCTTTTTCGTTAGCTTCTAACATCTTCTTCAAGCTCAGATTTTTCCTAATAAGCTCTTTCATTCTGTCCATTTTTATATCTCCTTTTAAGCAAGATATTTTTTTCTGTGCGGTCTTTTATGTATGAAATCAAATGCTAAATCAACTTTTGCTGGTTCCTGCTCTTCTGCTACTCGCTCCGTAACAACAATCAGCTGTCCATTTTCCTGACGTTCAATGCTCTGGACTGAATATCCTTTAGCAGCGTAATATTCTCCAATAATCTCATCAACGTGGTTGCTATGCAGATTCGTCTTTAGCACTTACATAACCTCCGCTTATTTTATTTTTATCCTTTAGATATTTATATGTATTCCACCCGCAGCCGTCAAATACGCTTATGTCAGCTCCAAGATGCCATTTAAACCAAACCAAGTTAAACCAGGCTGTTTTAATTATGTGTTTAATGTAGCCTATACCTACGACACCCTTTCAACTAACTTTTTAATAAATTCATTCTTTGTTATTTCGATTAAACCTACTGGCTCTTTTGTACCTGTTGCGCTTCTAACATAGCCGTTTTTCATATCAACCCACAGTTCTTCATCAGATCCAACTAGATAACCGGTTTCGTTATTTTGAATATAATTGTCCAACCAATTCACTTTGCTCTCTTCCCTTCCGGATGAAATAATCCTTTTATTAAATATAAAAATATTTAAGGCGTCATTATATTGATATGTATTGACGCCTTTATTCTATTATGGCTTGGTTGCAATATCTTCTGGTTTTATAAATTGACTTGGAATAGGAGCACTGTCAAAAGTTGATTGAAATGATACAGGCCTTCCAAAGTTCTTAATCTTATTTTTTAATTCTTCAATAGTGTCAACACCAAATACGCTTAAATTTTTTCGGGCAAACTTTTCAGACTTTAATTTACTTAAAAACTTAATGTTTAAATGAAAAAGATTATGGATATATGTGATTGGAAACCAATCAAAGTTTACACTTCTCATTCTTAGTAAATGAAAAAGCAAGACATCAGCTACTATCAATTCGTCTCTTAAGTCGTTCGATCTTTGCATCAATAATTCAGAATGATAACTTACCCTATTCAATTTAAGCTTCTTGTTTCTTTTATCTAGAGATGTTATATAAAATCTGAATGCAGTTAAGTTTTCAGAACTTCCCCTAAATGACAAATTGTATTCCATATCTAATAGGTCAGCAATAATGCTGTACATTTTATACTTGAACAGTAGAGTGAAGGTGTATATAACGATTTCATGAAGTATAAACTTAAAGTGATCAAATTGTTCCGGATGACAATGATCCATTCCTTTTTGTATTTCTGTGAAAACATATATTCTTTCAAAGAGCTCTGCCAAAGCATCCGAATCAACCTTGTCTGCCTCAATTAGTACTTTTAAATAATTTATAAAGTCATCTTTTAATGGCAATGACTTATCAATTCCTTCTTTAATTAAATCGTCGATTTGATTATTTTCAATTTTTTCATTTTGAATTTGTAACCCTTTTAAAGATTCAACAAATGCTTCAATAAATTCTTCTGAAAGGAAACTAATCCTTGAAGGATTTTTTTCAAGAGCGTTTCTCATTTTTCTAATAATGTTTTTAGTTTTAAAGTGGTTTATTTCTTCATCAAATAAATATAATGGTAGTTCACCCAGAGGTGGTTTTTTATACTTTGGTGCTTTCATTATATTTCTAATCAATTTTTCATAATTTTCTTCAAAAGTTTCTTCATTAGATAGTTCAATATAAATTCTATTCTTAACGTAAGCAGGAATGAAAGCATTTCCTTTTTCATCTCGTTCTGCAATAATAGGAATAAACTTTTCTTGTTTTGTATCCGAATAAACATTCGGGGTAATTATTTGAGTTTCATCCCCTACTCCACCTGTCCTATTATCAGCTTTATTTTGATATCCAGAATCACAAATGATTAATACCCTATCTATTTCTTTAGAAGTAACCATACTCTCCATGAATGCATATTTATCTTGTCCTTCTTTTAAATCCCACTTATCAAGTATAACCTCTATGCCATCCCCCTCAGACAATCGTATTGCTAGATCTAAAACCCATTCTTCATGTTGTTCAGAAGTCCAACAATATGATATAAACACTTTTGGTCTTTTTATGGCTTTTTTATTCATATATTTTTCTCCCTTGTATTTAATTGTCTCTACTAAAGTTTATATGGTTTTATTCCTCCAAACAAGGTATCTCTTTAAAATGCATCTTTTATTTAGATTCTCTATGCTTCAGGCAAGGTTACCAGCTTTCTTCATAGTAAACATCATCATATAAAACCTTTGATTCATCGGCCATTTCTTTCTCTTCTTGGTATTCATCCATATGATTTGTAATAAATTCGCTTGCTTCTCTTATTGTATTACCGGTGAATCTTGCACTTATATATTGCTCCATGTTTCGAATTAATCCCAATTGTTTCTCTGTTGGACTTCTCATTCCGCGCCCTCCTTCCAGTGTGGGTAATCCTCAAAATCCCCAATATGCTCATCGGTGGATGTGGCATATTCTTCTTTTGTTCCGTCCCAACACTCTTTACACATTGAAGCACCCGCATCGGCCATAAAAGGAGAGGGCCGCACCTTGTCCGTGTATTCTTCACAGTAATCACATTTATCACCGTTTGTATAAGCAAGCCCAATCTTCTTTATTTGCTCATCGCTTAACTCCACTGTGCCGATAATTGGTACACAGATTTCATCAAAATCATAAATAGCAGGCTGGCCGTTATAACCTATATGCTTGAATCTGTCATCTGCTGTTTGTCCCATATCAATTACCAGCTGTCCGCCGATTAATTTAAGATCAAATTTCTCCATCAATACCCCTCCTGCTGCCGCTGATGATTGACGGCGTTTTTCTCCATGTAGGCGGCTTCGATTTGTTCAGTGGTAAAATCGAGCATTACTCCCAAGCCTATGAATATTTGAAATAGAGATACATACCTATACTTTGCTAACGCTTGTTCCGCTGGAGAATGACCTCTCGTTGCTTGTGCCATATATACGATTTCCTCAAATAATGAGGCGAATTGTTCCGTCAGATTAATTTCACAAAAGAACGCTTGTAATTCTTTTGTAGAGACGATTTTATAATTGATGTGATTCCCAATACTCAAAATAAAGTGCAGGCAGTCAACGTATTCCTCAAGTAGAGGATTTGTTTCACCTAACTTCCCAGAGCCGTTGCAGTCTTGGCATTCGGAATATGGTTCAACTGCATGCCCTTCTTCGAGATATTGCAAATTAATATCATGATTTTCATCGCCAGTGCCATCACATGTTGGACAAAAATGCTCTATTTTCGTACGCGGCTCCCGGTCATCACTCCAATGCTTAAAGCCGCGCCATTCATTCGCACACTCGGCCAGCTCCACCTGTAGAGCAAGAATGAGGTTCGGCAGCAAGTCCCGCCCCTCAAGCCCCTTTTCTTTGATGATCCGATCATCCAGCACCTTTTGCATTTCGAACATTTTTTGTAGATTCATTGTCCGCTCTCCTTTGATTTAAATTTGCACCGTGTTTTACAATCCTTGCTAACCTGTTGCAATTCAGCAGTGAAACAGTCTAAACAGATATTTTCTTGTTTTCTATGGTCGTCAGTATTTTGTTCTAACTGCTTGATATCTGATCGAAAAGCAAATCTTAAAGGCTTTTCAAAGATAGGCGTTGTATTTTCATGGGTATCCAACCCACACGTTTCACAACATAAATTCTTCATAATAATACTTCACTCCTCACTATCGCCTGCCGGCCTATTTCAATCTTGATAAAACTTACATTTTACATACTTATATTTTATTTTTAATAAGTTTCATTTTGGTGAAAAATTTTGTATACCCTATGTATTCCCTTCGGTATTTGCTACCCCTTTTAGCAGAACCGGTAGCAACAAACTCAAAGAACTTCTCTGTTATTGGATGAGTGCATTCATAACCGAGTTTCTCTTTTTCTATAATTCTTCTAACTAAACTTGCTTTGTTAGAGTCAGTTAGTGTAATTGTATTAATCTTAGGACTTTTTATACTAATCATTTGCCTCTCCTTCTTGGTCGATTTGTGCCTCAGCTATGTACATGCCTTCATACGCATAATCAATTATTGAGTGAAACAATCCTACAACTCTTCTCATTTCATTTTTACTCTTATGAATGAGGAGTGTGTCATATGCGCCTTTTAATTTATTCAGCTTTTCATCAAGCAACATCGCTTTATCTACGATCCTCCTTATGCTTATTTTTTATATTTAACTATAAGGTAACCCACAAAATTGTTTTTGTCAATCAAATTCGATCATATTTTTTCCAAATGATCGAATTTGATTTTTATTCGGCAAATTTAAATATTATTTCATTGATATGATCTCTTATTTTCACCAGATTTTCTGGCGTTATTGAAACCGTAATGTCTACTTGTTTTCCATTAAAGTTCAAAAGGAATTGGTACTGTTCAGATGTTAAAACCTTTTTAGTTAGTTTGAGATTAATGGTGTTGTAATCCTGAAGATCAACAAATAATTTCACGTGTTCACCTACAAGCTCCAACTACGCTGCAATAATTCGTGCTGTGGTTCAATGGAGTCTTCCTATTTATTTTATTTAAAGTATTTCTTCAGTATTAGATATCTCATAATCAATGTCATTCAATTTAAATTTTTCAACAGTGCCATCTGCTTGCAAAAAAGTTACTTCCCTGGTAACCATTAATTTTTCACAAAGTCTTTCGGCAATAGTTTGAGATACCTCTTCATTTTTTGCTGTGTTTTTAAGTACTATTTCAAGATTTAATGATACATTGTTCAAATAACCTGCCATCCTCATTCTCCTATACTATGTTTTTTCTCTTTGACAACCTTACAAGGGAACAAGCGTTCTGTTTTGTTTATTAACATTATACATTTATTGTGAGTGTAACGCTAGTGGTTATTTGAAGTCATCGTATGGTATGATATGTATTATGTCTTTCCATAACAGAACTAGCAGGAGGATGTCCGATAATGATTAAAGTTGAGATCGGGCAATGCTTGATACCTGAACTTTGTAGAAAGAAAGACATTACAATCAATGAACTTGCTGAAATAACTGGAATAAAGAAGCAACAACTAAGCGATTATAACCGGATGAAAAAAGTCGAGATGACAATTAGAACAGCAATAAGAATCGCTGATGCATTAGATTGTAATGTGGAAGACCTCTATGAATTCAAGGTTGAAAGGCATTGAATTTCGACTAAGACAAATGTCTTGGTCTCCTCCTGAGTAAACCGTATGGTTTACACAACTATTTTACTACATGTTGCTAGTGGTGGAAAGAACTTATTTTGACTTATTATGTCTATTTTTGTCGAATATCAAAATTTTTTAAACGACTATTATTAATGTGCTTATATTTTGTTTTTAAAGCGAGAAAAAACACCCAGTTTATTTTTGCTGGGTGGCGAATACTTATTTAAATTAATTCTTCATCTTTCAAGCCTAATTCTTCTGCATAGAGCTTTTTTATCTCTTCTTCATTAATGTAATCTTTCATGCTGTAAACAGCCCTGACTCTATTTACGTTCAAATTAAATTCATCAATGATTTGGTATCTAACAGCGTTATCAATAACACCTCGTTCTTTATAAAGCTGATATGCACGATAAAGATGTCCTGATCTTACAATTGTATTAGGTGTCAGGAAGTTTATTTTAAAGAACTCAGAGATATCTGTTATTAAGTTCGTTATTATATGTCTACCTGCTTGACCTTCATTTTTACCTCTGGTTTTTTTAGTTTTAATTACAAAGTCATTGTCCACTAAAGAAACTTCTTTTGCTCGTCCTTCGGCTCTTCCATTTTTTAATTGGTACGTACTTTCTTTCGAAGCATTTAAAGCAATAATAAGACAGTCGCTACTCACTTTTAACTTTCGATCTCCATTCTTTATGTCATGTAGTGTCAGTACGTTGCCGTTTAGCATTGCTTCTTCTATTTGTTGCCTTGAAAGACTAAGTAGTTCAGAATGAGCCATGCCTGATATACCCTCAAATAAACATCTGAGCACTGCTTTCGATTGATAATTGAGTAATTTGTCTTGCATGTCTTCCAGTTCACTAAATGAGATGTATAATTTTTTATCACCTAGGCACTCATAAAGCTCATCGTTCGATATCGTTCTCGCTAAGTTAACAGCACCTTTGCTCAAATTATAAGATGTTGCCCAATCGATATACGTTGACAATAATGATAATGTTCTTTTTACACTCCCAATTGTTGTTTGGTCGAATGATCGTATTAATTCTAAAATCTGCACTGAAGTGAAGTCATAAATATCTTTTTTATAAAGATTTTCTGTTATCTCTGATTTTGAGAATAGAGGCCTTAATTGATGGGCTACTGCTTCTGTAACAGAATCCAAATACTTTTCCTTAATATCACTATTGAACATTGCATCAAACATCTCCTAAGCTAATTAAATTGCTGTTCTATCTCTATATCTCTGAAGAAGTCACATATCTTTTGAGGAGCTTTCGGATTACCGTTATTATCAATAATCCCAAGTTCCTTCCACAGCTCGTTGTCTTTTCCAAAATCAATTGGTTTTAGTACTTCTTTTACTTTATTTTCTAAGTCATCAATTGAAACATTTAACTCCTGGAATCGTTTCGCTAAGAGAACATACCCGTTAAAGAACAAATTGCTGTTTACAAGAGACCGCTTACGTTCATCTGCAATACTTCCTAAAAATTCATCAATATAAATATTGGCTATTGCATCAAAAAATGCACTTAAATACCTTCCTGTTTTCAAGATATCCGCTTGATTACTAAAATCCTTTTTGTAATAGCTACGTTCAATTGCTTTCTTGAAATCGGAAAAGGTAATTAACTGGTTTTGGCCCCGGTTAATCCAATCACCGTTGGTCTTAATGTAATCACCAATAAGACTGTTGTCTTGAATAAACTTAACAATCTTATTTGAAAAGTGATGTTGACTCATCTCAGCAACCTTGGACTTTTTCACAGGGTTTATAGTGTTCTGTTGTCCAAAATGCTCTCTCGCCTGCTTTTGAGTGTAGTTGTAAATATCCACTTTAAACACACGTTTTAGTAAGTGCTTGAGCTCAGGATGTTGCCTAATTGCAGCAGTTATCCCTATAAGCCTATGATACCCATCCAATACATCCAATATCGTACCTTCTGTTATAGTTAAAGACATACTTTCTTCGTCATATATTAACTCAATTCCTTCATCTGCACTTCCTACACGTGCATTAAAAGTAAACATTGAGCTAATCAACTTGCCGTCTTTAAAAAGCTCTTTTATTTCTTCCACCGATTTTTTGTTTAACTCTGGTACAGGTATTTCAATATCAGTTCCTTCAAGCTTCTTGGTTTTATTTGTTCTTTGTGCATTTGGATTATAATGAAGAAGTTTGTTTTCAAATAGGCGATAAAGATCTTCAGCCGTAATTTGGAACGTTAAGTTACTTTCTGAGTATTTAACGGCATTTTTAAAAGTGTAAGGAAATTTAATTTCTTCTTCTACTTCGCCTTCCCAAAGCGTTTCAATTTCTTGCATATCTGCTTCTGTAAAATAATTAGCAGGATTAAACCTCTCTGATTCAAGAATCTTGAATAGACATTTAGCTAAGAAGTACATATATTCTTTCGAAAGGTCTAACTCAGGTTTTTCTAATTCATTAATTATTTTTTGTGTTGAGCCAGGAGATATTTTAAACTCAGCCATAACTGTATGGACATCATTTATAAAAGAGCGAATATGTTTTTTTCTAGAGAACACATCTCTCATTTCGCTGAGCAATTTCTCATTTGCAGCTTGGTCAAATATCACCGTCATTATTTGTATCACCTCATATTATGTCGCTAAAATAAAGTTACCAAAGGGCAACTTTATTATCAAGAGAAAAATAAATAATAATCATTAAAATTAGAACCCATTAGATTCCGATAGGAATTTAATGAATTTATTCAGTATAGCCGGCTCTGCTTTTTCAAAAAAAGAAACAAAATCTTCTTTCTTAGCTTCATAAAGCTTGTTTATTTCAATTTCCTCGTCCATAATAACACCAGCAGTTTTAGATATATCATTTCTTTTGCTCATATAGCGTTCTGTGGTTGATACACTGCTATGATTTCCTTGTTCTCTTGCAGCTAATATGTCGTGCCCAGTGTGTTCATAAACATAGTCAATACCCACTCCCTTAAAAGAGTGAAATTTCAAGTCCCTCTCTGGCGGAATACCCAGCCTTTCTTTAGAACGTTTTAAAGAATGTCTAAGTGATTGCTCAGAAAGCCCTTTAAAAACATAATCTGTGTCGACTGTATTTTTATTCTTTAGTTCTAAAAGCTCTTCATAAAAAGATTTATTGATTCCCGTTGACACCACTTTGGATCCCTTGTCTAAAACAGAAACCACATAATGCTCGGTCGCTGAATCAATTTCAAAATCACTCCATCTAATTCTTAATAACGCACTAAGACGAAAAGAAGTTCTTGCTGCTGCCTTCACACAAAGCTTTTTGAGTAATGGTTTTTGGCGTTCGTTAATATACATGTCTTCTGCGATAAGATCGGCTTCTTCTTTATTAGTTCTTCCCCAGTTTTTTTCAACTGTTTTCAACTTTCCAACAGAATCAAAAACACTTAAGTCAATAAATTCTTTGTAATCGTAGCTAAGGTACTTATAAAGCATTTTTAGGGATGCTAATTTTCTTTTAATGGTTTTGTTTACAAGCCCTTTACTTTGAAGATACTTAATAAACCCTGTCAGATCGCTTTTAGTAATCGTTAAATCACTTTCAGACAAATATTCGATTTCTTTTTCTTTTAAGATCCTGAAAAATTGCTTTATATCACCTGTATAATTTTTTCGTGTATTAGAAACCATAGGCGCGTCCTTGGTTTGATACTTTGAGTTCCCAGAGCTACTGGCTATGTCCTTGCTATAGAGAAACGACATAATGTCATCAAACACTTTATATTCCTTAATAGGTTTAATTTCTGCACTCATTGTTCCTTTCCTCCTTCCCGTTTAAAATCGTTATCATAAATTAGATCATCAATGGAGACATCCAGCACCAAAGCGATCAGCTTAACGGAAGTTACATCTCCCTCATGCGGTTCATTAATGATTTTCTTGAGTTTTTCAATATTAATCATTGTTTCTTTTGCAATCTGTTCTATTGTGATGTTGCGTTCTTCCATCAGCTTTTTAATTCGCTTTGACATAGAATCCTCCTTACAAAGCCATATGTATAATAAGGATAAATGCCCGCCTTTAGAGCTACGGTTTATAAATAAACTGCTCAAATTCAATTGAGATATGTGCTTTTAAGTGTTTCATAAAAGTTATTAGCGAAGCATAATGGGGATTGCATTCGGTGTTTCTAGACAGCACGTCACCACCTCTGAGAATACGATCTATATCCTGGAGCAACGCTTTCACTTCCATTTTGGCATTAAATAGGTCATTTTGAGTCTTTGCATTAAGTATGATTTTTCTTATGTCCAATATGCTATTCAGGTATGTTTCGACAACCATATTAGTAAAGTTTTCGTCAATGCTCTTAGTACTGTTTACTTTCTTTTTAGTAGCATTTAAGTCCACTACTTGCATGGGTACTAGCCCTCCTTACACGCACTCAATAATTTCAAATAGCCTTTAGTCATTTCCTTCCTGATGAATTCTCCTCTCTTTATTTTTTCTTTTTCTGAATTCTTTTCGTTTGCAAAAAAATCGTTACGAGCAATATTTTCAAACTTATTCTGATATATGGTTTTATGTAATGTCATGCTGCTTTGTAAATACTTTATAGCTGACATAATTCCTCCCCCTAAAACAATACTTATTTTTTCTTTTTGATTTCTAAATTCATTTTAATGCATTGAACGTAATAAGTAAAGATGTTTTAACGACAAATAGCACATTCTTTTTAATCTTTTTTCGAATGTGCTGTTTCAGTATTTAATTATTGATAGTGGTTTTAGAGTTATGTAAGTACACCAGTTACCTTAATTAGACGATTTTCCCTTAGTTATGCGAAATTGAACTAATCTCGTGGTGAACTTTAAAGCACAAAAGACGCCTAGCTCAATGAGCCAAACGTCTTTTTGATTTCACAAATTAATTTAATTAAGTAAATAATATAATTTTCCCAATTATGTGTCAAGTTCTTTATGCGCCCCGAGGCATTCCTGCTATTTCGTATTTACCAGAAGCTTGTTGACTGGCTGTGTTTACTCCTGCAAACGAGACAAAAAGTGCTCCTAAAATAATTGCTGCCATAACAACTTTTTTCATATTCTCACCCCCTTTCAAGTTTATAACGCCAAGAGATTTAAAAGCTTTTCATTCTCTCCCAGTTGTTTTAACATTATTAACGGTAATCTGATAAGAAACTTATCGTTTGATTTTTTAAAGTACTCAATTGATGAATAAAAGCACTGCTTGTCCATTTTGAGTTTTCCTTTTAAGTAATAATGCATGGCCAACTCATTATCGTTATGTTCCAATTGATCTAATTGATCCAGAATTTTTTTTGCTCTTTCTGTATTTTTTTTATTTATAAGCATATGTGCGTATTCCTGTAAATCTATTATCTCCTTAGAATCGGTGTTTAGAAAATCGTTTTCTTTTTCCCAAACGTTGTTTAAAAAACAGAGAGCTTGTCTCAATATTCTTTGATAGATGTTACTGTCAGTTGAAGCACTTAGCCCCTTTAGAAAATAGTCTTTAGCTTTGTGGTAGTCTGTAAATAATAATGAATTACCAGCAGTAAGATAGCTAAAGACTTGAAACCTCTGGATATTGGTACTGTCAATTGCTTTCTTTGCATACTCTCTGCATTCACTTAATTTATTCTCATTCAGTTTAATGTTCGATTGTAAAACAAAAACTCGGGTCTGATATAGGTTTTTAACAAAAAGATTTTCTTTAACTTCAGAAAGGTCAACTTGTTTTATCAATCTATCCATTGGAGCAAAGTTACCTGACTCTAGATAATGGTATAGCAAAGAAATGCGCGCAAAGTTGTTCATTTCGGCTGTTTTAATATTCAATCTTCCGAGTCTTTTTGTCGCCTCAAACTCATTAATATTTTCTTGGGTTAGTTCTCTATGTATCTCGTATACCTTTCCATATTCTTTGCTTTTATTATTGCTACTTTCAACCATTGAACTAATCAATTTGTCTTCAATTTCATAGTATTTATTCGCATCTGCATACTCTAATGCGCTTCTTGCTGCTTTAGTATTAGGATCAAGATGCTCACAATAGTCTTTCATTAGCTCGTATTCGCGTTCAGGGTACTGGCTTTTCACAATATTAACAAGAGAAGAGAATTCATTAAATGTTTTCCCATCATGATTTAAGAAATCGTAAAGGGGGTTTGGGTTTTTAAGACCAGCTACCGTAGCCCATTTACTCATGAGAGATTTATCATTTTCCAAATCTTTTCGCATAGCTATTCTTATAAGCTCCATTCGATTCCCCTCTTTTCATATGTACCGTTGTTTATACTCTTATAATACAGAACAAACAATTTTCAGTCAATCACTTTATACTTATTTTTTATTTTTATATGATTAAAATTCGTATTTTAAACAGACACAATGAGGAAAAGGCCTCATTGCGTCTCCAAAAATAACCTTATTTAAGGCTATAATACACCTCTTCTGCGATATCCTTTGCAAATCTGTCGAAAATCTCTCTATCAAAACTTCTTAAACATTTTGCTAAAGACATGATATTCTGCACATGGTCTAATGTATTACTCATTTCTAATGTAGATGCCAATGAAATTAACATGTCTCTATAATTAATTTCTCCCGCAATTCCTTTGTAAACAACATATTGCCGTTCGTTAAAAACTGGGCTATTCTCAGATAGGTGAATATCAAATTTGGCAGCTATATCCTCCCGCTCAATAAATATCAATGCTTTAATTGCCTCTATTAATTCTTGTTCGCTCAAATTCAAATAAATCAATCTCAAAAGATTAAAAGAATCCACTCCAATTTCACCGTGAAGGTCTTCCCATCTTATGTGTAGGTAAACTTGTTTCATAACTTCTCCTTAATACAATTATTTTTATTTAATCTTCCTTAAATTAATTTAGCGTAAGTTTCTCGTTAGCCTTATTATAATTTAAGACTTGGAATGAAGGTTTTGTATTTCTGCTTTAATTTCTTTTAGACTATTAGCAACATTATGTAAGGTTGCTTTTTCTGTCCAAACTAGTCCCCCCAAATAATTCAAATCAAAGTCATACCTTTTATTATATAGTTTTCCATTCATATCGGAATAAGTGATATTACAAGTAAAAACAGGATATTCAGAATCATCATTTTTAATATCTGAAACTCTAGCGGCAATCCCTTTGATTTCTTGATTTGGAGCAAATGTCTGAATACAGGTGTTAAAAATCCCATTTTTCATTTTGTACATATAGCTCTTTTGGAAAGTGCCGCTCTTTTCTTCTAAATTGACAGTGACATTTGTCGCTACACCATAACCAATGTTCATCATTTTAAAATCCAGATTAAACTCATTTAACTCAAAATAGATTATTATTTCGGGTTCCTTTTTACTTTCATACTCATATTTAGCCAATTTTGCAGCCTCGAGGCTAGCCTTAGAAGATTTTTTAGAATAGTATGCGATAAAAATTGTTAATACAAACATTCCTAAACTTCCTGTATTGGAAAGAAACCAATCCCATATATTTATTAATGTTAAAACTATTTGATTCACGATAGCATCGCCTTTCATTTAATTCTAGCCTAACAGCAAAACAAAAACCATTTTTTAAAGTTGAAACACCTTATTTTATTCAAAGCCGTTTCCATTCTACATACTCAAATCGCTGCTGATAAAGGTCTTCCAGGATTGAAGCCCATTCAACCCAACCCTCAGCAACGATACTTTTCTTCTCCCCATTCTCTATCCATTCAATCCAATACACCTGAACACTCCTCATCTAGTAATAACTTCAATTTGTCTTATGGCAGAAGTGGCTTTAAACTGTGTATGTAGCTCATTTGAGATCACTAAAGCTTCTGACATTGTAGTGAACTTAGAAGCGCCATGAAGCCCCTGAGATACTATATAACCACTATTGTCTAATTTAAATGACTTGAAGTAATCATCATTTTCAAATTGAATAACAAAAAAGCTATCGATAACCGGCATAACTAACTCCTCTTCAGCAGCCCAACGATTTTAATTGCTAAAGGTAAGAACCCAATCAGTATGTAAAACACCATGATATTTATTTTATTTTTAAAGAATAGTTCAATCATATTCTACTCCATACCTGGTGAAAATGAGTTAATAAGTTCCTGTTTAAATTCTTCCTCGTAAACTTGATCAACGAATAAGGCCTTAAATCCTGTTAGAAAGCCAACACCCAGCCAGAGTATTAAGAAATATGCTATTCCAATCAAATTAAAACCCTCCTTATATACATCGTCTGGTATTATAGTAGTGTTAAATACTTTGTGTAGGTGAAATTTAATGGAAGAGAAAGATTTTGAGACAAATGGGTACGATGTTTCTATTGTTTACGATTATAAGGAGTACCCTGATGTTAAGTATGGTCGCTGTGACAACTGTGATTACACTCTGTTCAAGAGTTCAGTGAAAAGTGGTGTATTTTTGCGTGAGTGTCGTAGGTGTGGTATGAAGAAGAGCATTTAATTATGCTCTTTTTTATTTGGTTATTTCACAGGCATCATATAGCTAACATATACCTCAATACCATCATCAGTTCTGTAAACATTCTCTTTATCTTCATCAGGTTGAATTTGATCAATTAAAAATTTGGCGTCTCGATTTTTCTTAGGAGTATTAGCAACAGCAATCCAAAACCAATAATTCCATTCATCGATATACGATTTAACTTTCTCGGGTATCTCATGTCCAATGGTGTAAACCTTAATCATAACGCTCGCCTACCTCCCGTAAAATACTTCTTGATCCAATTGCCTCTCGAAACAGAGAGAAAAACATGATACAGTAAACATCAATATGTTCAAGTGTTTAAGGAGTGATTTTTTGCTTAAGGCAACAAAAATAATTCTTTCCTGTGCAACTCTGATCCTATGCGTGTACAGTTTTTTCAATCAGAGTGAATTCCTATTGTCGTTTCTTCAATTTTTATTAGTGCTACTTTTGGTTTTAGCAGGAGTCGAATCACTTATAAACAATCATAAATGGCCTGGATATATAATGTTTGGATCAGCTACCTTTGTGCTTGTAGTTAATGTTGTGAAGTACATGGTTTAGTGATCTAGGAGTCATAAGCCTTTAAAAATATGGAGTCCCAGAACCAATAAATTAACGCGGCAACAATGCTCATTATGTAATAAGTTAAACTCTTGAAAACTGTAAAATCAATAGGAGGGCTATCGATGCCCAAAAACAAGAGCACAGCTAAAAAGGCTACTGCAGCATAAATAAAAAGATGAGTTAAACTAAACTTTTTACGCTTTCTTATCAGCCATATTTGCAAAGGAAGAGCAAATACAAAGTAAGTGATTAATGCGTAAAAAGCAATGACAACCACAGTGATTAACGCAATTGGCACAAAGCCAGAGTAAACAAACAAATAAAGTCCGAATATTAGACCGTACGACAAACTTGAAAATGCCAATGTATAAGCACAACTGATCAACGTTTTATTAAACCCCAAGCCTGCACCTCCTGTCTTCACGTCCTGTAAAAGAGTTGTTATATTTAGACTCTGTTTATTCGTTTTCGCCTACAAACTCTTGTAGTGCTTTAATAACACGCTTTGCTTGCTCCACATTTAAATGAGGTGGGAAATACTTATCCGGGTGACTGCTTATATCGTTATTTCCTAGAATAAATACGCATTCTTCTTCAGCTAAAGAGCTTTTCTGAACTTTAACAGTTGTTTGTTGAGTGTCAGTTAATTCTTCATAAATTGCAAAGCCTCTGTCGCTATACTTCTTTGGCATATTATACATCTCCTTAAAATCGTAGTTTTATCTTATGCCTTCTTAATTGCATCCTGGTGATCCGCAGGATATTCAATATATTGTTCATCCGACCACAATACCCCAAATGTTTCTTCCTTGATGGATTTAATCACACCAATTCTTTCTTCTTCATCGCCCCACCAGATAACTTTATCGCCTATCTCAAAATATGTATCTGTTTCATTGTCATACCAACCGGAGTTATTTTCCTCATTATTTTCAAACGCGTTTTTATTTGTTGTGTTTCGCTCTTCGAAAAAGTCATTTTTCATTTTGATTAACCCTCTCTTCATAAAAGAATGATTTTATTTAAACACCCTGAGTATAGCCTGATTTGTCAATAGTTACGAGATGTTCAATGTCATCATAGTGCTCTGCGTTCATGACCTCATAAATATCAATCCCAAGATTTTTCTTCAAATTGCTTTTAGCATGTAAAACAATCATATTATCTGCATTAATGCCATTAGGCATTTGCGGTACACGCCCATCTGTTTTGATTTCTACTCCATTTACATTGAAAGTTACTTTTACTGTATTCTGCATTATAACCTCTCCTATTCCCTGCAAAAGTGTGATTTTATGATGTTTCTCAAAGTGCAGTGCAATTATTTCACTTTCAACAAAATTGCTTTTTGATTTCTAAAATCTATCAGTTCAATGTTTTTTTGAAGACCCTGATCCAATAAGAACTGATACATTTTTTCTGTTTGATTATCCTTTTCTTCGTTAGGCATTCCCCGGAAAGCCATATTACCGGCTGTATAATAGAGGCAGTAATCGTCGTCAAACGTCTTGGCAAAAGTAAAACCCGCAGAAATATTGCTTAGTCCTTTTACTCTACTTTTAGAGCTCTCAGATTTTTTAAAGCTACCTTGTAATAAAATTCGCTGAACTTTTGTTTTTAAAGAAGTCGGCAACATCTCTTTTCTCCTATTCTTTATGAAAGTACGATTTTATAAAAATTGCCTGCAATTTCCTCCACGTAATTGCAGGCCTCTGTAAACTTCTCACTTATTTTACTCTAGATTTACTTGACTTTTTCAACAAATCTTGATGCTAACTCCCTGTAAATTACTTCACTGATCATATGTAGCTGAGTGATATTCGTATTAAAAGTATCGTGTAAATTTCTAACCTTCCCCTGCTCTAAGACACCGGTTTCCCGCCACTGTTTTAATTCATTAAAGCAGTCTGCTAAAAAGGCATCCGTTTGCTCTTTTAAATGTTGTTCTAAGTTATTCATTCTCTCTCACTCTCTCTTCCATTCTTTTTTAATGTTTCCTTAACTTGTAACTTTAGTATATCATGATCCCTAAAACGGATCAATACTTTTTCTAATTATTTTCATCTTTTTTAAATTCCATTAATTCATTAATTGTGACGTCAAAATAGGAGCACACTTTTTCAATAAGATCTGTTGGAACTCGCTTTATTTCACCAAGCCACATCAAACGCACACTTTTATAATCGTGTTCAAGAATCCTTGATAGTTCCCTTATACCGCTTATTCCTTTTTCTTCAGCTAGTTGCTTTAATTTGAATTCAATCATTTAGAGTCTCCCTTTATTTTTTAGTGAGGAATGTATAGGATGGCATATTAGACATTTGTGCTTTTTTGATCTCTCTTGTAGATCAGCAATTCATGCAGCTCAATATTTAAATAGGTACAGATCTTATCAAGAAGATCTCTTGGGTATCGCTCCATTTCATCATGATACAGCTTCCTAACCGTTGCAAAACCATGGTCAATATCATTAGACAGCTGCCGTATGCTAATCTTTCTTTCGTCTAATATCGGCTTTAAATTTGATTTAATCAATATTATTACCTCGCATTCATTAAGTATGATCACTTATAATTATCAGCATTGTCATAAAAAAGGTCAAGGACATGCCTTGACTATGTATTCTGCTTACCAATCTTCATCCGGCTCGTCATGTTCAAATCCATAAAAACCCTTAATCCATACGTCACCGCAGCCGGATTCTTTTGTTATCTTTAAGTAATGGTTTCTGTTCGCATCACCGTCCACCTTGTCTATTGCGCTCAGGTCTAAATGATTGCCCGTGAAATTCTTTTCACTAAGGGTAAAATCATACCCAGCCAGCGTAATTCTCTGAAGTTTGAAATTCAATGTACATCCTTCTGCATTGTAGATGGTGAACCTGTATCCTAGCTTAGTTGGCCAATACCGCTCATTTGTATTATCAGCCATAAAGAAACCAGTTTCATTCTCTGTCATTTTAAAGCTGACCTTATGCTCATCTTTTGTAATCTTGGCCGAAACAGTTCCGATACTCAAACACCATGTTAATAAAACAGTTGCAATACTCAAACCTAACTTCTTCATATACACTCCCCCTTCTCCCAAATTATACAACATTTGAGAATAAAGAAGAGCGAACTGGCAATTAGTTTCTCGATTGCCTGTATTCTTCATGATATAGCTAGATATACATGTATCTATAAGTATCTACATGTATTTATAAGTATCTAAATCTCCTAAATTACACGAATAGCCTTTATAGAGAACAAAAATATTTATTTTAGTTCATTTTAAAGAACAATTCTTCCAGTTTTATGATATAATCATCACTGCTTGTAAGTAGCTTTGCTGCTTATTTGCTATATGGTATAGGAAAGAGGTTCATTTAATGTACGTAAAACACTCTAATTGTTTCTTTGTTATCAGGCTGTTTGCTGCTCTTTGTGTGCTAATTGGTCATGCTACAAGAGATCTAAACATTTCTGTCTTTGGTTATACCCCAGAGAGTAAGGCAATATTTCACACTGGAATATCAATATTCTTTTTTCTAAGTGCATTTTTTCTTTTCACTTCTTATGAGAGATCCAAGCTCAAAGGACAAAATGTTACCGATTTTTACTGGAGCAGAATTATCAGAATCGCACCCGCTGTATACACCTATGCTATTGTCTCCACAGTACTGTTAATTGTTCTAGGAGCTCTTTCATTCACAGTATTCACTACTAAAGAGTACTGGATATGGCTTCTTAGCAATCTTGTGTTATACCCTCAATACTTCCCTGACATATTCCATCATATTGGCGTAGGTCGCCTTAACGATTCACTTTGGACAATTCCTGTTCAAATTAGCTTTTACCTAGTGTTACCCGCTCTTTATTGGTCTTATAAACGTTTCGGATTCAAGAAAATGATTCTTTGTTCTTTTGCTATTTCCGCTTTCAGTGTGCTGATTTCTTTCGTAATTTTGAAATACTCGCCTGACAGTATAACCGGTAGCCTGTACCTACATTCTTTCCTACCACAAATGTTTTATTTCACTTTGGGTATCTTCTGGGCTAAAGCATGGAACAAGTTACCGCAGCATACCGTTCTATTTTTATTTTCTGTTATTTTATTTTCATTCTTTAAAACCGACCCCTTACATCTCAGCTCAATAAACAGTACATTATGGAGCTTTTTATGGTTTGTGCCTCTAAGCTATGCAATCGTCTGGTTCGGGTACAATGGGCCGAAGATATTGTGGCAGCTAAACCGGTTAGACGATATCAGTATGGGAATTTTCATATGGCATATGGTAATGACCAATGTCTTTTTGTATACCGGAATTAATAAAACATTGTCTGATTACCCTCTGATCATATTTCTGATCGCTGCTACTGCTGCTGTCGCCTTACTTTCATACAGATTAGTGGAAAAACCAGCTCTTAGATTACGTAGTATTAAGACAAACAAACCAGTCAAAACGAAGATTGCGAGCTAATGGCAAAGGGCTGTTCTCATGAGGCAGCCCGAACCCACTTTTCATGAAATGGTGTTTTTATTCAGAGTGCTCAGTTACTTAACCGCAACTTTTTGTACAAGAATAGAGTCCCAAAGCCAAAAGATCAGAGCAAATAATACGCTGAATAAATATATCTCATAACTCGCTAATATTGACCCTATTGGATTATAGGGTTCAAAGAGAACGGCCATGATTAGCCATACAACAAATGAAGAGACTGTGTATATTAAGAGATATTTAAAATTGAACCTTCTAGGTTTTCGGTTTAAGATAAGCTGCAATGGCAATTCAAAAATTAAATAACATGTCAACATGATCCCACTAATTATAAGATAAGGAACATATTCAGCTTGATTCAGGGTGATAACATATACCAATGTGGCGCATATGGCCGACAGCGCTAGTACAACCAGATATCTTAATATCACCAATATTAACTCCCTTCTCAATTTCCCAAACAACCACTCCACTTACCATCTTATTTTAAGTAAATCACTTTGTTTATCAAAAGCTTATCTCAGTTATTGTCTGCATCGGTCATTATAAAAAGTCTTTCATACTCGATATCAAAAGCATCAACAAACGCTTTCTTAGCTATTGCACTTGTGATAACTAAATCGTCTTCACTCGTTTTGTCTACTCTTCTAAAAACATTTTCCGCAGCACTTTTGGCCAATTCCCCTATTCCATTTTCACTAACATCAATCATAAAATCCCTAAGTTCTTTTGTGTTCACTTTATAACCTCCTCAGCTTTCAATTTCTTTATGTAACCAAACAAACCATCTCTCACCTCTGTATCATCCCAACCCCACTCTTCAGCAAGAGATTTAATTCCTACAGGCAAAATCTTAGCAATAGTTTGTATTTCAGATTTATTTGGCACTCTTCTATAAGCATCTACGAAACAGTCGTGTATTTGATCTTCCATGGTATTCAATTGCTTAACCACTCCCCAGATTACTTTATAAGACATGTTTTTATTTAGATTTCTTCATCAATTAAATTTTCTTTCAAAAGCTTGAAAAGCTTTTCAACATATTCCTTTTGGTCTTCCGAGAAGTAAGTGCTAAACAAATCATTCTTTTCAAAGTCATCAAGCTTATCTTTAAGACTTGAAAATTCGTACAAAGTTTCAACCGGTTTTCCTTTAAAAACAAACTCTACACTTTCATCACCATAAAGAGTAATTGTTTCTAATGCTTCTTTAATTTCTCTGTTCCAATTTTTTAAATAAATCAATTCTGTTTGAACATCGTACGATAATCCAACTGTATACACCAATCAACACTCCTTAAAATCGCTGTTTTATTTGAACTCATATCAATATTTATCGTTAAATCTTCTAACAATGCTAGAGCCAGAGTCCATAGATTCGTGTATATCTTCAATAGAGTCTAGGAGTACTTTAAGAGCCTTCTTTGGGAACAAATCCAACAAGTCAGAAATCAACAAATCATGTAACAAATTATCAAATTCGTTAAACTCAAGTATTCCCCCATCTTCATATTTAGCATGAAGCATATATCGAATTTTCTCTCTCATTTGATCATTTCTCATGTTTGTCATGTTTAATTCCTCACCTTTTCATAGTATAATCTGATCATATTCAATTGAAATTGTTGTTTTATCTTAAATATACGAACTAGGTTTTTAATCCTCTGACGGTCTACATATATACTCTATAGATAGATAAACATCCATATCCTTTTTGCATTCTGGACACGTAACAGTATGCACGTCCATATTAGCGTTGCAAGCGTTACGACCATTGAATACATGACCACAATATACGCATTGGCAATTGTCAACAGTTACGGTTTCCTCACTAAATAGTTTATTTTTCCCCATCAATAATCTTCCTTTCTATAAAATCTTTTAACCTTTTGCTTTCCAAACTTGCCAACCATTCGACTCTGCAAAGGAAGATTCCACTTTCCCCCAATCCCATTCAATGCCTTCATAATTCTTTGCAGGTTTCTGTCCTATCTTAACAGCACAGTAATAATCTTCATTTATTACGAATACTGGCCTATCAGTTCTACCCGATTTATATTGACACTCTGCCATGTCGCTATTATCCCAACCGAAGACCATAGCCAACATTGTTTTACCTGTATATCTTTTCATTTATTTCCGCCGCCGTTCTGTGTATATTTGTTGTTATGCAATTTGAAATTTTAATTTTTCATTTTGATATTCCTTTATTTCTCTATGTGCTTCATTTAAATCATTAAATTCTCCCCATTCAACCTCTTCTATCACTCTACCTTTATCATCTAGTAAGTAAGCAAAAAGCGTAAATGGATACATTCCTAACTTTGATGCTTTCATTTCATTCTCTCCATTCTGTTTAAGAGTTGTTTTTCCGTTCAAACTCAACAAATCGTTTAGGCTTTTTGCAGTAGCAAACCCACCAAGAACTGTTTCAAGGTTATCAATAAGTTGCAAAACGTGGCACAAATAGATTTTCCATTTTTCTTTCTTCTCGATTGAGGTTATTTTGAATACCGAGTATATCATGAGAAAAATTGAAGTCATCTGCGTTCAATAGGTCTTCGAGCCTTAGATTAAATTCTTCATTTACACATTTTAAATCCATAATTAAGGACATTCTGTCGAACATTAGTAAATTCTTTTCTTCTGCTCTTTTTGCAATATCAACGATCTTTAGAAATGTTTCTTTATTATTCATTTTCCTTGCCCCCATTTTTAAGCTTGATAAAATATGCATTTCACTTAGATTATTAACAAACAAGCTCCTGTTGCCTATACTCATCAAAAAACATATTACAGTGACCAATTTGACTAAGATACAGGCTCTCCTTAGGTCTTGTTACACCGACATAAAATAATCTTGCTTCGTCTAAAAGATCGCTTTTTCTATGAGGAAACTTACCATCTTCAATCCCAATTAAGAACACATGTTTAAATTCTAGACCCTTGCTTGCGTGAATACTCATTAATCGTACGGCATTTTCATTTTTCTTTTTACTTGGCTTGCTGCCGTATACAAAATTAATGAACTGCTCTAAGTTATTATTCTTAACAAATTTCTTCATGGTATTGAGAGATTCTTTTCTGTCAGTTATCTCATCTTCATCGAGGTATTTCTCTTCTATGTAATCATTCATTCTGAAAGTTTTAACTACATTGTCGATCAATTCTTCTACGGCAATCCCTTTAAGCACTTGCATTTGGAGTTTATTAATCATACTTTGGAATTTCAAGACATTATCGTTTTGAGTCGGACGATCAAATCTCAAATTTAACATGGCCTCATATAGGGACATATTTGTTTGTCCGGCAAATGACTCAACATCTTTTAAATTCTTATTACTAAAATAACGAAATGGATCATTCCTTAGTGTGAAAATATCTCGAAAGGCTGCATCATCATGTGGATCACGAATTAATCTTAAATAAGCTACAATTCCTTTTACCTCTTTTCTCTTGAAAAAGCTCCCATTGTTAGTAATATCATATTCAATTTCACGCCTTTTTAGTTCATTCTCAACATAGCTAGAATGAGAGTTTAATCTATAAAGGACACAAATTTCTGATGGTTTTTCACCGGCTTTAAGCAATGTTTCAATTTTATCAGCTGTATTCAGACCTTCTGCTTCTCTGTCCTGATACGTTAGTATCTGAATTTCGCCATTGTTATGAATATTAGGGATGGAGTCTGCGTAATGTTCATAGTCACCGTAGTATTCCTTGATAAAACTGTTTGCGTTATCAACTATGTTTTTATTTGATCTATAATTTGTATCTAGGTTAATAACAGTGGCGTTTTCCCAATCCTTTTCAAACTCCATACAATACTCAGTATTACCGCCTCTAAATGTGTAAATAGCTTGTCTATAATCGAATAAGCAGAATATATTCCCAGAGGCGCAAAGTTCTTTTAAAATGAGATTTTGTACTAAGTTAGAATCTTGATGCTCGTCTACAAGAATAAATTCATACGTATACTTATGTTTATTGTTTTTTAGCACCTTGTAACACTCCAATAAATAATCATCATAATCGTACAGTCCGTTTTTGGATTTAAAAGCCTCATACTCCTTATAGAAGAGACGTAATTGCTCCTCAGTATATTTACTCTCTTTAATTAAAAACTCGTCTGTGTACCCCCTTAAAAAGTTCTTTTGGTAGCTGATGAAACTCGTAATGTCTTTAATGTCTGGTTTCTCTTCAAGTGATTTAAAACAGTTTTCTCGCTGCCATTCTTTAATCGTATTTTTCTCGTTAATTTCAATTCCCTCTTTGAGAAGAATGTTGCGGCATACTGAATGAAATGTACCTACATTCACACTAGTTAATTTCTGCTTATGTAATTTCTTCTTAAGCTCATTTGCAGTATTACGCGTAAAACTGATAGCTAAAATATCCTCTTGATCTTCACCGTAATCCCTCACCAATGTTTTAACACGGTTAAGGAGAACGGTGCTTTTACCGCTCCCTGCCCCTGCAATGACTGCGCAAGCTCCTTTATAAAAATTAATCGCTTCTAATTGTTGTTTGTTAAACTTTAAAGTCATTCTAAATAATTCCCCCTTTTGTTCCCTCTTCTGTTTTTTCTAAATATGTAAATAAAGCATTGACTTTCTCTTGTTGAAGTGAATTATTTTCATGCATAGCTATGTATTCGTTAATTTTCTTGTCAATATATTTTCTGCTCGGCGTCCATCTTTTAACAATTTTCAAAGCAGCTTCAAAGTCGTTAATGTTAATACTCGAAGTATTAGGTACATTTAGAGCTTCAGATACTTTTCCATAGCATTGCATCAACAACCCTCTATAAAATAAAAGGTGCTCTGGACTGCCAATTGGCTTTACATAATCAAACACTCTACTTTTAGCAGCATTTTTAAACTCCATAAATTTTCCTGATTTATCATGTTGGAAGGTAAAGAATGTTTCATCATATTCTTTAAATTTGCCTTCCATCTTTGAAATTTCTTCTGCATTTTCACTTTCTTTTAAAGACAACTGCTCAACTTGTAGCTCCAGCTCTTTTTGTTTATCAGCCATTTTTATAAAATCTTCACTTAATCTATTCACTTTTAAACTTAATACCTTGTCCATGAGCATATCAATTTCTCCGTTTGACATTTTGTTCAATTCCAGTTCATTAATCGCCATATTAAACCACCTCAATAATATTATTTTTATTCATAATTTTTCTCATTTCTTTGCACCATGATTCCACATGTCCGATTACAGAATCAAGATTGTTCATTATAATTTGATTGTCACTCATATCCCTAATGGCCTTTGCATACTTTACAGGCGCTAAGCTATCTTTTAGTACTTTTTCAATCTCCCAAGCCATTTCAGAAAGCTCTGAAGTAGCCTCAACTTGTCTCCCTAAATCATCCTTTTCTCTTGTTACAGCCTTTAATTTGTTAGTCAGCTCCTCGTATTCTTTTACTTTCACATCACTCCTTTCAAGTTGTTGCTCTAAGATCATTTTTTGTTTGGATAAGTTTTCATATTTTTTGTTTTTATACTCTAATTCTTTTTTTAATGTATCTATTTGTTTGTAGTCAGTGTTATCAATGACTTTTTCAACAACTGTCCTGTTCTTCTTTTCTTGGCTTAATTCATAACTAAGATTCTTATTATCCTCTTCAGCTTTCCTCAATTTAGCTTCAAGCTCTTTGTATTCCTTTAATGTCTTGACTTCTCCATTTAAGACTGCTTTCTTAGCTTGTTTCTTTGACTCTGTTGATTCTGATGAAGGTTTAGCTATTTCATATGTTAGAGATACTGGCAGGTCTTCAAGAAGTCCTTTTTCGATGTTGTCGCAATTTGCGATGAGATCATATCTGTTAATTAATCGCCAAACGGCATCCCTTTTTAACCCGATAGATCTAAACCACTTTTCAAAAACCCCTTGATATTTGTTGTGACTTGCTAAATGCTCCTGGGCTTCCTTCAGTTCCCTTCCTAGCTTGGTATAAGCTTTACCGACAATCTCACGCATGTTAAATTCTTTTTGTTTAAGGAAATCAGCTGTTGATTGATCGACTAAATCATATTTGAACTCTGTTAATAATTCGTTTGCCATTGTCTTTACATCCTTTCTAAATTACCATTTCGATCCATTTTTAGTTTTATGTTTTTTAAAGGGTTGTCCTCTTTTTTCGCTTTTGTTGATTTGGAACCATCTTCATCATGATCAATCAACTCACTTGCTATAAGCTCTTGAAGCTTGTCTATTCTTTTCTTCTGGCTTTTTACTTTGTTGCTAAGTTTATTGATCTTGTCGTCTTTATCAGCTAACAGTTTGTTCGTTCCGGTCTTTTCATGTTTCAAAGACAAAATTTCGTTTTTAAGATCAAAGATTTCTTTTGTTGAGGTTTCTGTCATGTTTTGCACAGATTGCTGCATATTAAAGATCGGTGTTAACAAATTCTTCACTTCATGTAGAATTTGCATATTGTTCGACTTCATCATTTCCTTAATCACATTTGTATTTGAAGGAGGCGCAACAACTTCTTTTCTTCCATGAAAAACTGCTGGAACAATTTCTTGTTGATCACCTTCCTCCTGGTCTGTGAGTTCTTTTCTTACCTTAATGGCTGTATCTGAATTCTTAAGGATCATTGCCAATCTTAAGACTGCTCTTTTAGGAACGATATATAGCTTAATGAACTTCCCAGGCATATTATATTTATGCTTAAACCCTTCAAGCTCTAATCCTTCTAGTTTCTTTAGTCCATCTTCAACCAAAACCTCATTATTTCTGTGGATGTATGTAGTTAATGTAGGAACTTTCATTCCGAAATACTCTGACAAGAATTTTATTGAAGTATGTTTTTTGTCACCTAGCATCTTTAACTTTTTCACTTTGTTCAAGACATCAATTCGATCCATGTACTGCTCTCTTTCACTTTCCTTGATTAAATATAGATTGGTATTCTTCATGTTATGTATTCTCCTCTTTAATTTATATTTTTTATATTTTATAATCACATTATATACTGATCACTTTAATAATTCAACAAATTATATACATATTTTTTATTTTTATATGATTAAATATGATTGCTCATGAGGGGGTTTGGGGGTGGTGTGAGCAAAAATTGTTCAGGTGAGGTACGAACCGTTTTGAACAATTAGCAGCACCCCCATTCTCTTATTTTATTTATTAAATTATTTACCTCTTTTCTTCTACGAGAGACCCCCTTCAAACCCTTATGTATCAAGGGTTTCAAAAACGATTTATTGCTTTTTTTTTCATACGCCTTATTTATATCTTGTTTTCAAGCCAATCTTTTAACAGCTTTCTCATTCGTGATGAAGGAACATAAATGTCGATATTTTGACCATTTCTTATTGCTGATCTCCATATCCATTGAATCATTTCAGAAAGTGCAAAATTATCTTCGTTAATATCAATTCCCTTTGATCTAAAGTAATCGTCAATTGCAGGATTGACAAACCTATTTATTGAATAAACTAATGTTTTCTTATGGCTGTATTCGTTTGTTGCCTTGATGTTACAGGCTAAAAACCCTTTTGTATATCCTTTACCACTTAGCTTGCTCTTATGTGATTTAAACGTTGTCCATAGATTGTCCTTAGACTTTGATTTAATGATGTTTTGATAATAATTAAGTATGTTATTCTTTAGTCTTTTATGTAACACTGACCGTTTTTCAAACCACGTTTTTGATAATGCGTAATAGTCATCACCGATTTTATTTAAATCACCTTCATATATTCTAATTTTATTCTTAAGTTTATCCTTCTTTGCTTTATCAAACTGCTTCTTGTGCCGCATCAATTTGTAGCTGTGATTGTCTTTAACTACGGCATAAAGTTCATATTCAAATCCATGAATATCATAATAATATTTCTGTATCTGCGCATCAAACAAATATGTAAGGTTGTATACTTGCTTAAATTGAGTAAAAATGTCAGCTGGGAATTGCCAAAAAAGTACAGAATCATTGTGCAGAATTAAATTATTACTCTTGGCTAACTGTTTAAGCGTTTGGAATTCTCCTCTATACTCCCTATTAAGATTCTTTTCTTGATCATCATTCCATATGATTATTCCGTTTTGATTCTTAATCCATTCATTTTGAAACAGCATATCCAAATCATCTTTAGATATATTTAATTTCTTTACTACTTCCATTGTTTCATCAAGTACAAGCGTATAATTCCCCGAATAAATCAATTCTTTTGTTGTTTCATTAGCCATACTGAACAAAGCGTGAGTTGTCACAATATCATTGTTATCCGCTAAATGTTTGTGTAATGAGTCCAGTTTATAGAGCGTTTCACCCTCCTCACTATGTATTTTCGGTTCATAAAACTTTCTATTGGTGCATGACCGTTTTATCCTTGTTACCTCGTCAAGATAAGGTGTGATGAATATGAAGTGTTCATCTTTTGGTGCCTCATTCATCATTTTAATAATATAGGTTGTTTTACCAGATCCCATAATGGAATCAATCACTTTAATCTTTTTCAATTTTTATCCCCTTATATTTTCTTTTTAAAAAAGGAACGATAAACAATTTACCGCTCCTTTTTATGTCTTTAATTCAATTGTTAGTTCTCTCTTCAAGATCATTAAAGTGTCCTTCCAGCCTAGAAAATGCATCATTATTGCACTGTTGATCACTTTTTTATAATGGCAACATAGATGCAATTTCTCCAGGTTCATTTGTGGCAGTCCATTTATTTGTCCCCCTCATCTCTAATAAGCACCGTATAGTGTGATGTTAGTTGGACTTGTCTACATTCTTTCCGCGTAAAACGAAGTAAATGATCCATAACAAAACGATGATGACACATGTTACTATAAAGACAATCGTAATAAGCGACTGTATTCCGCTGCTGAAGTAATCTTTGATGAAGAGGAACAATAAGAATAAAATAACAAATGTAATGTTCGTAAACCACAATGAGAATCGTTTCATGTTTACAAAGTGCTTGATCATGTTATAATATGGGTAGCAACTAAAGGGGAAATTAATCCCCTTTAGAGATGTTATTTGCGTGTACGTTTGCGTTGTCTCTTTGGTCGGAGACGCTTGCGTATACGCTTTATTTTTTTGTCTATCTCTTTCGCCTTTTTGCTTTTCTTATTCTTCTTTATGTTTTGGAATTTCTCAACTATCATCAAACAGTTGATGATTAGAACCGTTATAGGAATAAGAAAAGCAATTGATATACCCACTTTCTCAAGCACTTATGTACACCTCCTTTCCCTATGTATCTATTATAACATTTCGCTAACTAAATGTATACAATTATTATACTTATTTTTTATTTTTATATCATGTTAGTGGATAGTGTATTGCCCATATAATTGCGTATATGAGGATTTAGAGTTAAACAGACTTATGGGATTAGATTGGAGATAAGAAGGCTGAGAAAGGTATTAGAATGCTTCTGATGAGATGTTGGTGAGTTGTGATGGTGAAAAGGTTAGGGAATGATATAGGATGCGGTAAAAAATAAGACTTCGATTTGCTTCCTCTCGTTATACACACGATTATTTTTAATGAATGGTCATTCATATTCAAAAACGCTCTTATTTAATTTTTTAAAAATAAATCTTGTTTTTCGTTTGCAATCATGGTAGAGACTCAGTTTAACGGCAGAAATCATCAAATGCAGGTATAACGGATATTATATATGCATTATATTACCAGTATATGGGGGTATATTAACATCTAAAGGCCAAAAAACAGGAACAATCGTACCCCTAGCACTTCCATTTCCACACCCAACTTATTTTTCCCTTCCTCATTTTTCAGCCTATTTTCGCATCGTAATCGCTATCGTAAAAGCCTATAATATCAATGTTTTTCTACCCCTCATTCTCCCCTTTTTCATTGGATTTTTAACTCAACGACCACTTTCCCTTTCTCCTGCCTACATTTTACGATCACAAAATACCTATTATCCCCTTTGACAACTCTAAAACATTGCTATATAAACTAAATAACCCTTTCCGACCTTCATTTACGATAAGCACTTTTATAGCTCACGATCACCCGGGGGGGTCAATAAAAATCAAAATAAAAAAGCCACCATAATAGGTAGCTTCCCTTTAAACTTAGCGCTTTAATTTCTTCAGTGCTTCCATATACGAGGTCTTTTTCGATTCCTTGTTCTCCAGTTTCTTTGGTTTAAACAAGTCTTCTCTACGTCGATTCCTAGCTTTATAAACAGTTGTTTCTTTCATCTCAGTGTTCCCTGTTTCAATTAGATCATCTAACTGCTTCATCCGCTCATTGATCCAGGTTAATCCACTAAGAATCGTTATCGCCCTATTACCTTTATCATAATGCCCTTTAAATAAGTCTAGGGGCATCTTGTTATCAAAGACATTAAACAGCTCATTATATGAAATATGCTCCGTCAAGAACTCGTGAACATCCAGAATAACTCCTGCTCTCATTACATTTTCAAACTCAACAGGAGTGAAAATCGAATTGTTCCACGACTTTTGTATATCATCATGTAGCTTATCAAAATACTTACCCTCATTTGTAAATTCATTGAGGTCTGTTTGAGCAATAGTCATTATTCCTGGTGTGTCAAAAAGCTGATTTAAATCCTTCCTGTCTAATGTACTGATCTTTGATCCCCTGTCCGTGTAATTGAGTAAGACTTCAATTAAATCAAGGAACATTTTATTTGTCTCCTTGTACAGCCTGGTCTCAGAAATCTTTCCATCGTATTTACTCAAAACCATTTGATTATCCAAAGGTAAAACACATGTCTCTGGCATGGATAAGTCCTCAAGTAACTCCAGTGAATTCATCTGGTTAACCAACACCTCATTGCTATCAGGAAGGATTGGAACAGCAACTATTGTTTTATGAGTAAGACATTCGTTTAGCAATTCTAATAATATAGGAGCTACCCCTGAACCAGTTCCACCAGCTGCAGAGAAAACAACAAAAATGACTTGAACTGAAGGCTTTTCCATTGTGTTCTTTATAAACTCAATAGAAGATTCCCAGTTGTTTTTCATATGTTTCGCTGCTACACTTCTTTCTTTGCCAACTCCTTCTGTTCCAACCAGATGAAGCTTATCCTGGACATTAACCAATGAATTAAGGTCTGAAAGTGAATAATTTATTGCCACAGAATGAAATCCTCTCTTCATTGCTTCATCTGCAACACTTCCACCGGCCTGACCTACTCCAATAAATCCAAACATTAAACCCTCTCCCCTTCTAATTGATATCTCAAAGCTTCGTATCCATAATCAGTTAACATTACTTTGTGGGATCTCGCCCCAGCCACAATTTTTATAAACATAAGAGCTTCAAGCCGATATAATGCCTTTCTTAAAGCTGCTTCTGTCAAAGGCGTACCTGCTTCAATAGCTATATCTTTGATTTCATTTTTGGAAATTGCTTTAACTTTAATGTCTGCTCCCCTTTCCGAAAGAAAAGTCAAAATTGACAAGTCATCAAAATTTAGGTTTGAAGTTATCAACTCAAAATAATTCCCCAAAATTACTCCCTCCACAAAATGATCAGGCTTGATATTTCTGGATAAAAGATTACCCAATATGATAATATCCGAAGTAATCATTTTCTGCAACTATTGTAATCATTAATGATTACAAAAAGAACATTACATTTAAAAAATCAATAACTCGATTGAGATGAAGGTATTAGTGTTGTATCTTTTAAATAAGAAAGGATGGTTATTATTGAAATACAAAATAAAAACCAATTTAGAACCTTATTTAAAAGAACGAGGTATTCAAAAAGTTTGGCTTGCAGAAAAAACCGGTGTAACAAAACAGCAGATTTCTAGATGGTCTAAAAATGATGAGAGTGGTTTCTGTAAGTATACCCCTTCACTTTCATATGCTCTTGTCATTTCAAAAGTCTTGGATTGCGACATCAAAGAAATTTTTGAACTTATTGAGCTGAAGTAATTTTTCGGCTCAGAAAACCATAGACAAAAATAAAATATAAGTATATAATATAAACAAGAAAAAGGAGGTGTGATATGCGGAAAACATACATGACTACTCACGTAATTGAATTTCTAGAATCAATTGTGCAAAATGATTGGGCTACACAAAGCGAATGCGAGCTTTATGAGGACTTCAAACTCTTCGGTACTATTGATAAAGAATCGATTACATATAAAAGACTGGTTTATAAATATTTAAGGAGTGATTATTAATATTAAAAAGTGAAATATAAGCATTAAACGGAGGGGATTGGTTGAAAAGAAAAAAGGATGGACTGTCTAAGCAAGTTCATATCTACAGTGTGGATACATCCGCATTTTACAATGACAATGAAAATTCATTACATAATAAGATTTTGAAGTCTTATAGATACAGAGATTATCTTAAGACATTAGATAATGCACATAATAAACATAAGAAATTCATTTCGCAAAGAATTACATACCTTAAAGAATGCCTCTACTCTGCATTCAAAGAACATAATGACATAAGAACACTTCGAACTGACAGCTTAAGGGACAATAAAGTGATTTCTTTATTTGATTCAGTGTTGACGCGAACCTTGGGGATTAAAGAAAACACCCTTTCTGAAGAAATCATGGTTGTCCAGACTTATCATTTTGAGGTATTGAAGGACATTATTGACCAAGGATTTTTACATAACAATGAGAAATACGTTTATTTCACAAGTAGCGCCGGTCAAATTCGTACAAAGAAATCATGTTTCATTAAAAAAAGCACTTACGATAAGTATCAAGCTGCTTTGACATGCGGCTTGAGCATTGAAAAGATCAACTCCCTTGGTGGTAGTAGCATTAACAAATGGAATAGCTATATGGCTTTATCCAATAGCGCCAGTAGCCCTTGGGAGATTGATATTGATAAAGCAATTGTTGTAAACGACTTAGAAACAGATGTATCAAGCCTTGTTGACTATATTGACCGAGACACCTACGAGATCACACGAAAAACAATGAACATTCCTATTGAGCATACAGATGGCTGCGGAATGATTCTTCCCACTCTAAGTCGTAAAAGCTTCATGGTCAGGCTCCCATGGGTAAAGGGATTATTAGTCCCATTTGATTTTCGTAAATTTGCTGAGGAAAACAGTTCATTTAAAGTAACTGATATATACGGCAAGGAATGGGACGTAGTGAAAGATGATATTCACATTATCTTTACTAAAAGCCAGTTTAAAATGTGGAAGTATTACTCATCGTGGGAAGAATATCAAGACAGTTATAAAAAATATGGATGCTTAGGGGCAAAGCTTAATGAAGAAGACCCTTCTGTTGAAGGTAAGCTTACTTATCAAATGCTTCAGACACTTACAGATATCACTGATGAGGAATTAAAGCAAATTAGCTCTAAGACAATAAATGAGATAACCACATTGGGTACTGATAAAGAGACCATGTTAAGAGTTCTTGGGGCTACGGAGAAAAAGAAACATAAAACAGCTCTCCAGGAAGCTTTACTTTTATATCCGGAGCTTCTTAACGACGATCACACGAAAGAAATTATTAAAAATAAAAAGAAAAGCATGATTAAGGATGCTAAATCAGGAAAATTGCTCGTGGATGGTGCTCGTTATACATACTTATGCCCTGATTTGTACGCTTTCTGTGAAAAACTATTTCTGAATGTCGAGAATCCAAAAGGACTTCTCTCGGGCAGCAATGTCTATTGTTCCTTATATGATGATGGATATATTGATATCCTCCGCTCCCCTCACCTATACAGAGAACATGGAGTTAGGCGGAACAAAAAAGATGAGGAATGTGAAAAGTGGTTCATTACTCCAGGCGTATACACCAGCATTCATGACCCTATCTCTAAGCTTTTGCAGTTTGACAATGACGGTGATAAAGCTCTAATAATCTCTGATGAGTTAATCGTTAATATTGCCAGACGTAATATGAAGGACATCGTTCCGCTGTATTATGAAATGTCTGTAGCCCAGAAACAAGAGATTAATAGCAAGAACATTTATGAAGCTCTGACCCTTGCTTATGGAATCAATATTGGAGAATACAGTAACAACATCACTAAGATATGGAACAGTGATAATATAAACTTAGATGTGATCAAGTGGTTATGTATGGAGAACAACTTTACTATCGATTTTGCAAAAACCTTATTCATGCCTACTCGTCCTAATCATGTTGATGAGAAAATCAAAGATTACATAAAAAATAAAGTCCCTCACTTCTTTATCAATGCTAAAGATAAAGAAGAACATAGCGTTGAGTTGATTAATGAAAGCACAGTAAATAAGTTAGACTCCATCATCCCATCCGACCGAATTAATTTCGCAGCTGTTGCAGGAAAGTTCGATTATCGCTTCTTGCTTAAGAACAAAGAGATTAAATTAGACGATGCGATAATTAGTGAATACAAACGATTAGACCAAAATAAGAAATGGCTCATGAATGATGAAGACATTAAGCCTGGACAAAAACTTTATGTCTATAAGGTTATTAAAGACAGATTGCTGAAGATTCATGAAGACGAGCAATATGTTGCTGATGTTTTAGTTAAGTATCTATATAAAAAGAAGAGTAAGTTCAAATCGACTTTGTGGGAGTGCTTTGGTGATGTAATTTTAGAAAATATCCGCAATAACTTCACAAAACATAAAGCATGTATTAATTGTGGCAAGATGTATAAGTCTGCCTCAAATAAATCTAAGTATTGCTCCAGGTGTTCGAAAATAATAAAGAACAAACAAAATAAGCAATATTATCATTTAGGAAAATAGAAAGTGCTGTGAGCCTTACTCCCCCAAGGGGTACAGCGATTTTACCGGAAAAAGTTTAACAAAAAAAGTGCCTTGAACCCTTGATATGACTGGGCTGAAAGCCCCTTTTGAGATAATCGCCATAAGGGAGAAAGAAAGCTAATTTCCACATAAAAGGGCGAGTAGGTCTCCCATTTTTCAAAAAAGTCCAAACGTTACCGTAATTATACTTTAACACAAAAATAAACAAAATCACTAGGAGGAAATAAAACATGAATAAAACAGAATTTGTTGGAGAAGTTGCAGAAAAATTAGGAGTAACTAAAAAAGAAGCTACTCCTAAAGTAGAAGCAGTATTTGATGTCATCGTTGAAACACTAACAAAAGGTGAATCAATCAAGATTCCTGGAGTTGGAACATTTGAAGTTCGTGAACGTGCTGCTCGTAAAGGGAGAAATCCCCAAACAGGTGAGGAAATTGATATTCCAGCTACAAAAGCACCTGCCTTCAAGGCTGCTAAAGCTCTCAAAGACGCAGTGAAAGCTTAATGTAGTGTCCTTCCCCTCTTTTCCCACAGAATGCGGTGGCGAAAAAGGTAAACGCGTAGATCGAGGTGGTATGACTGACCTTCGGGAATCTCGAGGCCGACCTTCAAGAGAAGACTAATAGTTGGCGAATTGTCATCCATGAGAGGTGCAAATCCTCTCCCGCATTCATCTCCGGGTTAATTAATTAGAGTTCTTTATTGATGACATGGGGGTGTCGTCAATAATAAGCTGATTACTGGTACGTGGGATATCAGTTCTCGGCTAATATTCATTTATTTGAGGACTTGGAGTGCCAGGGTTTCATATAAGTGGATATTAGCGGGGTATTGCCCCCAGCGTGTGGACTAAGCTTCTTTGTAAACATGTCTATTCTCACTTTCAAATGAACAAATTTCATTAAATTCGGCTTCAAAGCTACAACTGGTCATTGTGGTTAGTCGGATAATAGTCATTTATGAGGGTTCGAGGTAAATGGCTATTATCGGGCTAAACATGCCGATAAGACTTAACGATTAATATAATTGCGACTGAATCCCATCAGGGTCTTATTATGGGTGGCATGTAACCTGAATATTAATTGCGGTGCACTGCTTCGGCTTGCATTTAGGTAAGGCAGATGCGTCTTCCTTACCTTTAAATAATGCCCTTGTAAGCTTTACTGCTTATTATGCGGTCATCAAAATTTTTTCCGGGTTAGCGAGTCTTCTATACTCGCAAAATAAGTGTAATGGTTTTTGGGCGCTTGATCACCGCTCCCATTTCACAGAAAAGGATTATATTCGGTCTTGCCTTTTCATTTTCACTATTTTATTCACTTCATCTCCTTTCAATGTTCTGAATGGAGTCTTACCTTTCCCATGCACATACCTCCTTACACGGGTTGATGAAAACTGTGCAAAATAAATGGCGAGCGTTTGAGACGCTTTGTTTCTCAATAAGGCGTGTAACCTAACAAGAGAGACTGAAAATGCCATAGAGAAGGCTTATAATGGGTCTTTCCTTCTCGTAATTTGTTTTTGAATACATTAAACGAGAGTAACCGTTTAATTCCCGCGTGGGGGACAAAAAAGATACCTCGATACGTCCAGCTTTGGGATTCCTTCCAAAGTCAGTTACTGCGAATTCAGAGGTTATTCGGCGACTATTTAACCCATTTTATGGTTGAGTAGTTGGCAATAACGCAGGATTGATTTCCTTCATTCGCATTCCTTAAATGAATTAGCTCATCTACCAGGTGTAGAAGGAGCCAGCTGGATTCCGCACAGCGAAAACTAGCCTTTTATGCTCATGTACCATGATGTACAAGGAGTTCCTGAAGACGTCATAATGACGTCTTTTGTTATTTTCAGATTTGCTTGACGATCCGAAGGCTTACGTTCCTACGTGAGTTACTGGTGTAGGTGAGAGGGGTAAGAAAATAACTAGAACAATAGAATTTAAAAGTCATTTACTCTTTTTTTTAGCTTTTACTTTGTCATAACCAAACATATAGCCAAAAGCAATCAATATTGCCCCACCAAAACGAAGATATTGGTGATATTCAAAATCTTTAAAAACAGTAACCGCTCCAACTATCAACAAAACACCTATTATAATAAAGGCATTCAAAACTTTGTCTCTCAAAAAAACACCTCTTTTACAAATTTCATCTACACTTCATTATACCTATTGTGTATTATTTTACCATACAGAGCACCTCTTGATAACTGGAATAGGTCTGTAATACATATGTACGCAAGTTATCAATAATCTCCTTCGGGCGTTTCCCCAACGCCTATCCGACTTATTATCTTTCATCTCCTTTATATCCCCTTCTCGGACGTTACCGATGCTTCGGATCATCGGGCTTCCGAAGGAGCTTATTGTACGTAAATAAAACAAATAATTGGAGGAATCAAATTTGGCTAAAGGTAAGAAAGAATACTCTTTTGAAAAATGCACTGTAAATGTAGATGAAGATCAAATCATTGAGTATAAAAATGATGGCATTCATATTCACTCACTGTCTAAATATCTAAGAGAGATTGAAAGCAAAACAGAACCAATTGATTTTACTCTAAAAAGCGATAGTGAAGTTGTACCCCTAGAAACTGAAGGACTCTCTGAGTAGGTGGTGACTGAATGACAGCTATTTTAGATCCTGTGTTGCAACGAGAAAAAGACGAATCATTCACTGATTATCATATTAGGCTTTTCAAAAACAAAGATACTTATCACATTGACACAAAAACAATTGCTTCCCTTTTAAATAAGGATCAAGGAACCAACTATGATGAAAGCAAGTGGCGTAAAGACTTTAAACAATATGAGCGCTGGCACGATTATTTTATCTCAAAGAATATGAACAAAGAAGTTCAACAAAAACACGAAGAAATCCGCATTGAATCCGAAAAACAAACAATCAAAGCCCGAGATCAAAAAAGAGAATACCGAAAATTCATCGCCAATCAAGCACGGTTTGAAAAAATTAAAGATGATGTTGTACAAGCCATTGCATCTCTAGAGTCAAAAAGACCTCTTCGCTTCACCTTCCCATCACCTGCTATTACTGAAAAACATGGACTTGCTCTTTTCAGTGATTGGCACTTCGGAATGGAAATTGACAACCGCATCAATAAATTCAATAAAGAAATCTTTAATGAGCGTGTAGAGCACCTGACCAACAAAGTTATTGAGTACGGTAAACAGAATCATATTTCCACACTACACGTGGCAAACCTCGGTGATTTAATCGGAGGTCTTATTCATGTGTCTACAAGAGTTCAGGCCAATGAAGATGCTGTAGAACAAATAAAATATGTCTCAGAATCACTTGCTGAGGTGTTGGCTATGATGGCAAGCGAGTTTCAAGAGGTTAAATTCTACAATGTGGCTGGTAATCACGGTCGCCTCTCCCCTTCTAAAAATGATGTGGGGATTAAAGAAAACTTTGAATATCTTATTAATTGGTATCTTGAAGCCAGATTGAAAGATATAAAGAACATCTCCATTGAACCTGAGCAAGACGGCTTCATCCCCGCTAAAATCAACAATCAGGAAGTCGTGTTTGTGCACGGCCACTACGATCGTGTTGATCAGTGTGTAACACGATTACCCCAATTGCTTGGCTATATCCCTTCTTACATATTCGGTGGTCATATTCATCACAATTATGAAAAAGAGTACGGCAGCACAACAGTTGTAGTAAACGGCGCGCTTGTCGGTGCGGATGATTATGCCATGCAGGGACGCTTTGGCACAAAACCGTCTCAAAAGTTTATGGTGTTTAACGATGAAGGAATTGAAGCTACATACATAATTAGATTTAAGAATGAAAAATAAAATATAGGGTTGCGACCAATCGCTTTCAAGGAGAACGATTATGGAAAATAAAGATTTCATCGAAGAAAATATCGGTAATTGCTTAAGTAAGCTGTCTGAACTACGTAAAGAAGGTAATCATCCTGCATATAAAACTGTCGCCAAATCATTATGTGAGTACATGAAATTGATAAATACTCAAGACATGAGTGAAATTAAATACTTGGCAAATATGAATAAGTTAATTTCATCTGAAATCGAAAATCTCAAAACCTTTATTGCTACTTCATTTAATAAAAGTGATTTTAAAGCTTATCATAGTTTAAGTTGTGTTTTCGGAGAATTAAGTAGAACTTTAGGTTTTCTTAGAACTTCACTTCGATTGATGCATAAGAAATTATCTGAACGTGTATCGCATTACATAAAGGAGGATTAATATTGAGCATTGCTTCATTTATAAACGAACTATCTATTTATTGGGGTCAATTTTCGGAAGAATTTAAGAAGGTAATTTCTGAGTCTATATCTTAAAGGAGAGAATAAATTTGGATTTAGCAATGCACGAAGTGTATAACCTTCATTTGTATGATGGAAAAACTGAAGAATCTTTAATTGATTTAACGACTCTTCAAGATGTTGAAATTTTTTATAGCGATGAACATGAAACGTATTTAATTTTTGCAAAAAACGCTCTGCTCAATTTTGATGTGCTTAAATTTTTAGGTGATTATAAATCCCCTACCTCCTTTGAATCAAAGTTAGGGAAGAAACAATATATTTCAGTTTTAAAAGAAACTCCTCGCTCTGAATTCAAATTATTAGCTGAAACAATTGGCCGTCATCTTGAGACATCAAAGTCACATAAGGTTACTTTAGAATTTAACAATGTCGAAATTATTTCTAGAGCAGAACTTAAAGGTGTTAATGGAGAAGTATCAGGTTTAGATTTGATTTTTAAAGTAAACCCATTAGATAACGAATTCTTTAAAATTCACTATTAATAAAACTTTAATTTTATCCAAATCAATGGGGGGATTTTTATGAGTATGATTATGTCCGCAGTTGCACGTTCGGAAAAAATCAAATACAGAGAAATTGACTTTGACAAAGTTAAAACAGTTGAGGATGTAAAGCTTTTGCTCAGCAAATTCAACTTTAATGTTCACGAAAAAGATTGGGACAAATTTAGTCATTTAACTAAAGATGAAGTTAAAGAGACTGTCTGGACAAACTACTAAAATATAAACATTACGATGAGGAATGATGAAGATTGAAAGAAGAAACTAAAGTGCTTTGGGAATATGTAAAACTACTGAAAGAAATTAATGATAGTGGTTACCTTTGTAACAGAGAATTAAAAGATGCTCTGACAAGTCTACATAAAAGTATTGGGTTTGAGAAAAGTAATAAAAATGACCATTTGAACCAAGATGTCAAAATTTCTACTAAGCCCTTAAACGGAACGAACTATACATTAAGCGCGGGTCATATTCCTGAAAGGATTGCTGTAATTGATCCTGGAAGAGAAAGTACAACCTTTTTAATTATTGACTTAAATAATTCACGTATTGAAGACATCTCTAAGAAATTGGAGTATGGGACGTTTAAACATCAGGCTACTCAAATAAAAGCTATGATTATAGACAAAAGACCGAGTAAATTAATAATTGATGCAAACGGTATTGGAAAAGGTTTGTTTGATGCGCTTGCTGATATCTTAAAAGGAACCAAGGTTGTTTTGTCCAATAATGGTAACTTGACTTATAAATAAAATACTTTTTTAGAACGTCCAGTGATGATTGAGAAATCTCTACTCCCTCTCTATTGCTGGGCGTTTTATAAAACGTGTTTTTGAACCAATAAATTGGAGGTGAAAAATGGCTACAGAAAAAATCAAATGCTCATGCTGTGGGAAAGAACAAAATTCAAACCAATTTTATATCTCTGAATCCCCTTTTAATGCTGCAACTGGCAAACTGGCAGTATGTAAGAGTTGTCTTCAAAATGAATTCCAAAAAGACAAAGATAACTTGAAGAATGTGCAAAACATCTTGAGGATGATTGATCGCCCCTTTGTTTACGACTTGTGGGTTTCCGCTGTTAACGAATCGGGCTCTAAGAAAAAATCAGATGGTAATGTGTTAGGTACGTATATGAAAAATATCGGAATGAAAGATTACAAGTCAAAAACTTGGGCAGATAGTGAATTTGACTTTGAAGAAGAACAAGAATACACAACACAACTATTACTAGCTAAAAGTACAGAAGATATCTCTAAGGAAGACATTGAGGAATTAATGCAATTCTGGGGTCGGGGTCTTGATGTTGAAGATTACATTTGGCTTCAGAATGAATACATTGATTTCACAAATAGGTATGAATGTGACTCTAAAGGAATGGAACTTCTTATAAATGAAATATGTTTGACTCGACTAGATATCCGCAAACGGCGTGAAAATGGTGAAAAAGTTGATCAGCAGCAAAAAACTCTTCAAGACCTACTCGGCTCAAGTAATTTAAAACCGGTTCAAGAAACTGGAGCAAGTGGAGTTGAACAAGAGTCTTTTGGCACTCTGATAAAAAAATATGAGAATGAACGACCCATTCCTGAACCAGAGCCTAGGTGGAAAGATCCTGATAAAATCGGAAAATACATTAAGGTATTTTTCCTTGGTCATCTGTCCCGAATGCTTGGTTTGAAAAATCAATATTCAGAGGAATATTGGGATGAAATGAATAAGCACACGGTTGAAGAACCTGTTGCAGAAGAAGAGGATCGAGAAAATGACCTCGCATAAAAATTTCACAACAGATCGCAATAAGCACAGTCGAGGAATTAATATCTTTAAAAAGGGAAACAACTTTAAAAAGAAATCAAAATCCGAACGATTGATGGATGGTATTGGCGCATGGACTTCATTCTATAGAGCAAATCCACATCGTTTTGTAAAAGAATACTTGGGTATTACACTTAAATTATTCCAATGTATTTTAATTTACATGATGGTATATAACCATTATTTTATGTACCTGGCCAGTCGTGGTCAGGGTAAAACTTGGTTAACCTCTGTATACTGCTGTGTACAAGCCATCCTCTTCCCAGGTACTAAAATAGTTATTGCATCAGGAACAAAAGGACAAGCACGTGAAGTCATAGAAAAAATTGATGACTTACGTAAAGAATCACCTAATTTAAGGCGAGAAATAGAAGACTTAAAAACCTCAACAAATGACGCTAAAGTTGAGTTTCATAATGGTAGCTGGATTAAAATCGTTGCCTCAAATGATGGAGCACGCTCCAAACGTGCAAACCTCCTCATTGTAGATGAATTCAGAATGGTTGATTTTGAAATCATCAGTAAAGTACTCCGAAAATTCCTAACTGCTCCCCGTTCTCCTAAATATCTCGAAAAAGAGGAATATGCTCATCTCAAAGAGCGAAACAAAGAAATTTACCTGTCATCCTGCTGGTATAAAGTTCATTGGTCGTTTAACAGATTCATTACATACTATAATGCAATGATGAAAGGATCCAAATACTTTGTTTGTGGCCTCCCTTACCAGATCGCAATTAAAGAAGGACTTTTGGATAAAGATCAGGTTCGAGATGAAATGGCTGAAGAAGACTTCGATCCTATTGGTTGGTCAATGGAAATGGAAGCCCTCTGGTTTGGTGAATCTGAAAAAGCTTATTTTAAATTTGAAGACATAGAAAAGAACCGCAAACTTGCTTCTCCCCTCTTTCCACCTGACTATTACAGCCTAATCAAAGATTCCAACTTCAAATATGAAGGCAAGAAACCTGGTGAAATTAGACTGGTGAGCAATGATATCGCTGGAATGGCCGGTAAGGATAATGATGCCAGTGTTTACACTGTTTTCAGACTGATTCCAAACTCTAATGGATATGATCGTCATATCGTTTACATGGAGAGCATCGTAGGTGGTCATACAGGAACTCAAGCAACAAGAATTCGACAAATATACGAAGATTATGATTGCGATTATATTGTATTGGACACTCAAAGCATCGGACTTGGTGTGTATGATGCATTATGCCAGCCTTTATATGATAAAGAACGTGCAAAAGAATACGAGCCATTTTCATGTATTAACGATGAAAGAATGGCTGAACGTTGTACTTATCAAAATGCTAAAAAAGTAATTTATAGCATTAAAGGTAATGCACAATTGAACAGCGAAATTGCGGTATTGCTCAAAGATGGATTCAAACGAGGGAAAATCAAAATTCCTATCAATGAAAATGAAGGAAAAGAATACCTGAAAAGATTTAAAGGCTATGAAGGGTTATCCCCTGAAGTTAAAGGGAAATTCCTTTCAAGCTATGCTCAGATTACACTTCTAATAAATGAAATGATCAACTTAGAAGCTGAATATAGCGATAACGGACAAGTTAAGCTTAAAGAGCCAAAGAGTAAACGAAAAGACAGATATAGCTCGGTGGCTTATGGCAACTATATTGCCACTGTATTAGAAAGGCAGTTAAACAAACAAACTGAATATGACGTTGAAGATGAACTAGTCTATTTTTAAAAGGAATGAGGTGAAACATGGTAACCTTAAACAAAGTTGACATTGAATCAGAAGAGTATAAGCAAATGCTGAATGACTATTCAACTTATACTTCTACATTTGCTTCTGGCTTTATCTCAAATATGTTTTCCAATGGCATTGTTACGGAAATTGAGGCCGAACAATTAAAGAACTATTTTTCTAACCCAGATCAATTTCAGAAAGAAATCGAAGATCTTGCAGAGTATTTTTACATTTCAACTGCAGAGATTCACCAATTGTTTGAATTGATTGAAGCCCTCCCTACCCTCAACTATAAAATTGACTCCTTTAATAAAGCTAAGTCTTCAGATAAGCATATTTCCCTTTTGAATAAATCCTTACATAAGGTCAAACATAAAAGACTTACTAGAGATTTGTTAAAACAGGTAGCTACAGCCGGCACTCTTGTTGGTATATGGCTTGGGGATGATAAGAGCCCCTATCCGTTTATCTTTGATGAGATTGAATATGTATTCCCCTCTTTTAGGAGAAATGGAGACTGGGTATGTGTAGTTGACATGGAGATGTTCACTAAGTATAAAGATGATCGCAGAAATGAATTGTTAAAAAGCCTTTCCCCTTATATTAAACAAAGCGATTATGAAAACTTCATGAAAGATCGAGAGAAATATCGATATAAGGAATTGCCACAAGAAAGAACTTTTCCACTACGCACAGGAACGCTAAAGAGAAATCAAGGATTGGGAACATCTTGGGTTACCCCAGGTCTATATGATGTGCTTCACAAAAAGAAACTTAAAGATGTTGAGAGGTCTATTGCAAATAAGATTATTAACGCTGTTGCAGTATTAACAATTGGTACGGACAAAGGTAATGGAGAATATACCAACATGAAGCTGCCTAAAGCAGTTAAACAAAAAATTCATGGCGGGGTTAAATCAGCTTTAGAAAAGAACCAAAAAGATGGAGTAACCGTAGTATCAATTCCTGACTTTGCTGACATCAACTTTCCAGATGTTAAAGCAGATGGACTAGATGGAGCAAAATTTGATCATATCAACAGCGATATTCAATCTGCTTACGGTTTATCCGGATCCCTTTTAAATGGTGATGGAGGGAACTACGCAACTTCTTCATTAAACTTGGATACATTTTATAAGCGTATTGGCGTTTTAATGGAGGATATTGAACAAGAGGTTTATCAAAAGTTATTCAATCTTGTTTTACCGGACAGTCAAAAAGACAACTATTATATGAATTATGATAAAGACAAGCCACTCACTCTGAAAGAGAAAATGGATATCCTGATTAAATTAAACGATAAAGGCTGGTCTATTAAGCATGTTATTGACAATTTAGCTGGGGTATCTTGGGAAAGCTATCTGGAACAGACCCTTTATGAAACAGAAGAACTTAAACTCCAAGATAAAATTAAACCATACCAAACATCCTATACAATGGGTGACGGCTCTTCAAATAATGGAGAAGCTGGCCAATCTTCAACAGAAACTCCTACAAATGAAAATACAATAAAATCAAGAACTTCAGATGGAAATAATACGCCTGAATAGTTTTCTCTTTTGAAAGGGGGTGAATTTCATTTGACAAAGAAGCAGAAGAAACGATCATGCCAGTTGCAGCTTAATGAAATTAAACAATCAGATGATCCAACAAAGTTACCTTGTACTTTCATCATATTTGATTTTGAAGTATCGCATAACAACGCAATAATCCCCAAAGAAGTAGCTTTGGAAGCCTCCCCTACTATTATCAATAAGCCCATTGTTGCCAAATATTATGAAGTTGAAGACATCAATACTTCAACAGATGCACTTGGTTCTCATGAAGCCTACTTGGGAACAGATAAGCACGGCGAACTTGAAGTAAAGATGGGCACAACTCCAATCGGAGTTTTCACTTCTGAAGGATACATAATGGAAATTGATACACCAGAAGGGAAGAAAGAAGTTCTTGCAGCAGATGCTGTATTGTGGAGTTCTCGTTTTAATGATGCCTGTGAGTTACTACAAGAATGGTATAGCAGAGGGATCAACATCAACACAAGCTGCGAAATCTTATATTCAAACTATACAGTACAGGATGGTACTGAGTTTATTCAATCCCCTGTTTATTTGGCTGGCCATGCAATTTTAAATTCCGAAAAGCGAGGCGAACATGATGTTGTCCTCCCTGCTTACGAATCTTCTAAACTTCTAAGCTTTAATGAACTACAGCGATTTGAAAAATTAGTGTTTCAAGCAGCGAGTAAAGAAAATCAAAAGGAAGGTGAAACCGTGGATAAATTTAAGAAAGTGTTTGAACTATCTCATTCAGACATTAGAACATTGCTTTATGGTCAACTAGACCCAACTCTCAACAAAGAGTCAGATTCATATATAGCAGACGTTTACGATTCATATTTCATCGCAAACGTGTATAGTTGGGCAGATGAAAATAGTTATGACAAATACTATAAGTTTAATTACACAAGAACAGGTGATGTTGTTTCAATTGATTTTGAAAGCAAAACCGAAGTGTTCATGACGCGGAACTGGGAGGAAGTTGTTCCTGAATCCATTCAAACTCAACTTAACCAGAAAGAAGAAACGATTAATGATTTAACTAGGCAAGTTAATGAAGCCAAGCAAAACAAGATTGAAATTGAACAGCAATTCGACTCTGCTAGTGAAAAGCTTGTTCAACTGAACTCTGAAGTGGAGCAATTGAGGCCTTATAAAGAAAAACACGAGAAAGCTTTATTTGAGCAAAAACTGAATGAGAAAAATGAATTTTATAAAGCGAAATTCGAAGCTTTAAAGGCTGAGGATAAATTCAGTTCGGAAGAAGTACAAAACCTTATTCATGCTTCAATTAAACAAGGTGAAGAAGGAGAAAAAGCTGTATTACAACTTAATACAATGTTAGTTGATTTAGTTAGTGCTCCTGCTGAAACAAATACAACCATTAGAGAATTTTCAAGTAAACGGGAAAATTTAATCCCTAACGATGACTCTTTTGAATCCCGCTTTTCACAATAAATTTTAAACTTGGAGGAATAAAATATGGCTACAAGATTACAAAAAGCCTTTACTGAAGTAGGTAATCATACTACTGGAAACTTGAATTCTTTAAAAATCAAAACAGTTGCTCACGGTGCAAAAGTAACTGGATCAGATATCGACAACTTCATGCTTGTTGAACTGGGTTTTGATGCTGAGGGAAACAGAACAGCTTCGAAGCTATCAGATAAAACAAAAAAAGCATATTTAATTGCTTCTCCTGAAGCACGGTATCTTGGCGAATCAATGCGAGACTTTTATAACGGTGTAGGAGAACACGCTCGAATTGTTATCCTCGAACCTGCTTATACTCGTTTTGATGTTTCTGCATTTTCATTAAATACAGGCGTGACCGAGGTTAAACAAGGTCAAGTGGCACACTTTGATATTGCTACTCAAAAATATATTCTTAGTGATCCTGCTTCACCTCATGAAGATTATGCTGATTCTTCTGCTAAGTTCCTGGTTGTAAATAACGAAGATGACCTTGTTTACACAATGGGACAAAAGCTTGTTCGCCTTGAAGTAATCGAGGCCTAATCCATAACAAATAAATTTCAATAAAAGGAGTATTTCAAATGAAATTAGATACTGTGAAAATTAAAGGTTTGTTTAGCCGTGTATTAAACAACAAAATGGACGGTACAGATCAAGCTGATATCCAAACTTACATTAAGAAAGTGTTTGGTGATGGTGGAACTACACCCGATCCTTCCATGCTCCATCAATTTAATAACCTTGTCGTTGAACAAGCTGATGAAATTGCAAAACCAAAAGTAACTCAGCTACTTTCCCTTTTGGCCAATGTCCAACAAGAAAAACGAGGCAATATTAAAGAAATTAAAATTCCGAAAAAGAATAAGGCAAAAGTCATTTGGTCTGCTACAGGTTCTGGTGTTGACTTAGTTCGTGTTGAAGGTCAAGAAACTGTTCCAGCTGTTCCAAAAACTATGTCAACAGGTTTCTATTATGAGCCTCTAGATCTCGTAACTGATTCAATTGCTTACTTTAATAAATTGGTGAATGATATTGCAGATGCTAAAGTCCGTTTGTACCTCGATAAAATTCATCAATTAACTGCAAGCGCAATTACAGCAGGTAAAATCCCTGCAAAGAATGTTCAAACAGGCTCAAACCTTACTCTTCAACAATACAACAAAGTAGCTTCTGTGCTTCAACGTTATGGTGGAAAGCCTATCTTCGTAGCTGACACCCTTCTCATCGACTACTTCGCATTCCAACAAGGAACAGACTCCACGTTTAAGAACTTCTTAACAGAAGAAATTAAAGGAGAACTCCTTACTGCCCTGAACCCTGCTACAATCGGCAGAACAACTGCTGTTAACCTGACTAACCCATTTACTGACGATACAAATAGTAAAGTCGAACTTCCTGTTAACAAAGGGTATATGTTTGCCGGCGGCGTTTCTCAAAAACCATTTTCCGTTGTTGAGTATGGCGGACTGCGTCAATTAACAGAGCAAGACATTGAAGATGAAAGAATCAAAATGAAAATTGTTCAAGATGCTTCTGTTAACCTTCTTTTTGGTGAAGCGATCGGAATTATTGAAGAACAAGCTGCAGTATCTATCTAAATCAAATATGAGGATTTTTTAGGAGGATATGGATTTGACTGAAAAAATTAAATTAGCACGTCACAGAAGCACGTCTTATTTTGTAGGTTACACTGGTGATGGAGGTCATAAACAATACACTTGGGCTGGCAGCAAAAATGGGAAGATTGATACTAAAGAAGTTCCAAAAGAAGTTGTTGAGTGGCTCACAATGAATAGTGTTTGTTTCGATAAAGGTGAATTAGTTATCGTAGAAGACAATGAAACAACCAAAGAGATTAAAGACTCTATTGTTGAATCGGATGCATATGAAAATAACATTCACACTAAAGAAGAAATAGAAAAGATGATTAAATCGGGTAATATTGCTCAACTTAAAAATAAGCTCGATAAAATCACAGTCGATTCTGAGAAGCAATTTATTATTGATGTTGCTTCAGAATTTAGCGATGACATTGCTGCAGGCAAATTAAAAGTTTTGGCTGATTGGATGGGAGTCGCTGACCCTTCCCTTCTCTTTGACTAAGAGGAGGGATTTTTATGACGTCTTATGATCAAATATGGGAAACCTTTTTAAACAACTGTGAGACATCTGATTTTGATGTTCCTCAAACAGAAGAACAAATTTATCAATCAATTCGAAATGCAATACTACATTTCAATAACAGGCTCAGAGACAATTTGAAGGCTGATGATTCAACAGAAACTGTAAATAGAGAATTATCTGAGGATGATCTTCTTATTCTTGCACACTTCTTGAGATACCTCTTTTTGTTAAATAAAAAGACATTGTTTGAGAATACGTGGCAGCCATTCACTAATGACGTGGGTATTAAGAACTTTGGCCCACAAATCACTTCCCTTAAACAAAGTGTAGCAGATCAAAAAAACGAAATTGAGCGTTTGATATTGAATGCTGCGGTGGATTATCTATGAGTATAATTAAAGTTAAATCGGTATCAAACAATGGACAAATTAAGATTGAAGAATTAGACGTTTATTGCAATAAACTTAGCAAGAAAAACAATTCAGTACTCTTCAAATTGGAGGAATGCCTTAACAAAAAGCTACTGAGTGACCCTGAACTTACAGAAATCAGAGACACTATTTTAACAGTAAGTGGTGAGTTAAATAGGCTTAATGATTGCATATTGACAGACGGTGATTCAATTGAAGGATTACAGTAATTATCACAAAGTTAATATTAATGGAAAGCTTCTGCATGATGGAAAGATCATTTTCCAGCAAGGTCTAAAAGGTTTTGAATCAGAGATAGTTACGATTGATGGAATTGAAAAAACAGTAATGATTACATCAAAGTACTCTAGTAGTGATGGGACTTCCAAATATATACTAGGTGAAATATCTGACATTTATTACGGTGGCGTAGTTAAACATAACGGCGAAACATGGCTCATCACTTCGCTTCCTCATAGCAATAAGATATATAAGAAAGCCGAAATCAAAATATGCAGTGCTGTGTTTACTCTAACCTCAGATGACAAGTCTGTTGATTCAGGCAAGGTTAACGAAATTACCGGTAAGCCGATTTACAAAAAGATTCCAGGTGAAAAGACTGAAGTTCCCTGCATCTTTGAAAGGTCTGCTTCAATAAATGGAACTGAATTGGCAGTCAATCTCCCAGATGGACAAGCAAATATAATAATCCCTTATTTTGTACATGAAAAATTAAAAATCGGCCTTACTCTTACTTTCTTTGGTGAAAACTACCAGGTCAATGATATAGACTATTCCAAAGTCTATGGAGACTACGGAACAATTAAACTTATAGCAAAGAAGAAGGTTGGAGGTGATAGTGAATGAGTATGATGGTCGAACATATGACAACTGTATTCAGAACCATTATGAATGATACAGAGTTAAATCGTCTTTTATATTATAAAGATGACCCTCTCTCCTCTTCTCTCCCTGATGTTCAGACGTTGGATAATTATTATGACCCTGTTGACGATTCCCCAGCAATATTAAACTCAATAATTAAACGTGCTCCCAAAACTGATGATTTAACCGATCAACCAATTTGCAGACTTTGTGTTTATCTTGGAAATGGAATCCCTAAACCCTCAACCCAAAGTGAGATGCTGCTCGATCAGGATTTAATGATTGATGTTTATACGCACATCAACACGTATGAAGAAACTGAATTCAGGAATTTGAAAATTACTGTTCGTATTTGTGAAATGCTATTCAATCAAAATTTTGCTGGTATCGGTAAAAGTGTAAAATATACAAGGCTTCTCATATCTAATGCGCCTGATGGGTATTTGGGATACAAATTGATATTCACTTTCGGAGCTATGAAATGATTGATATTGAGTTTTTCATTACTGGAGAACCAATTTCTACAGAACTTGGTGAATGTAGATTCATTAAAGTTAAAGAGTACGGTCAGTTAGCCAATTACTTAAGGCTAATCAAAATGTCCAAAAAAGAGATCATCTATGTTTATAGCAAAGAAGATGTTAATCGTTTTGGGGAACTTGATGAGCTGATTGCTGAATTAAAAAAAATGACCCTTTATGAAATTTCTGAAACCCTGCCGAATTTTCAAGAAGCCTACAGTGTTGTGTTTTCTAAAATGTTCAACGGAGAAGAAATACTGGGTAAGCTTACTCCAGACAACTTCGATTCCATTAGAGAGCTTGTATTGAAAATGTGTTGTTTGAAGGAAGAAAAAATAAGCTCAAATCCTGAGATTCAAAAAGCTAATGAGCGAAGCAAAAGAGTGAAAAGTCAAGACATTGATCCAGTCAATATGGCAGATATCATTAGCACAGTGTCCACTTATACAGGGTATCTTTATAAAGACATTAATGACATGACGCTATTTCAATTGTATATGACTTATCATAGGATCGCTCAATTCAAGCAATATGACACTTCCACCCTATTTGCCACAGTATCCCCAGAAGCAGGTAAAAACATTGTGAATTGGGATAAACACATTGACTTATTTGAGGAAGAGAAACATTACATAAGCCGAGAGAAATTTATGAATAAGACTGAAGGTTTTTCTAAGGGCAGCTAATAGCTGTTCTTTTTTATTTTAAGGAGGAAATCTATAGATGAAAACAGTTATTCAAGATACAGCTGATGTTTATTTCAGAAGAAAATCTGATGGTCAGCTTGTATTCACAGCAGAAGCACAAACAGCTTCATTCTCCCAAACCATCTCTGAAGATAAGCTTCGTGGTGGTATTGGGAATAAACCACTTTATATTTTGAAGTCTGAAAAAGAAATTAATCTTACTGTCAAGAATGCATTTTTCGACCTTGAATGGTTGGCAATGACACAAGGTGAAACAATTGAAGAAGAAGCTAAAGTTCAGGTATTTGACCGCGAACATGGTCTGATTGTTGATGACAAAAATACGGTTACTCTAAAAGGTAAACCGGTAAGTGATGTGACCTTCTATAATAAAAGAGGTGTTACATACAAGACACCTGTATCGACTGATGGTACTTACTTAATCCCAACTGGATTTGCTGGAACAAAAGAGAAGTTAACAGCAGTGTACCAGATTAACAAAATCGGCAGACGACTCGCTATCAAGGCAAGCAAATTCTCTGAGCGATATGAAGTTGAATACCGTACAATTGCTTATAATCCTGATACCGAAGAGGTCTATAGCGATATCTACATTCAATTTCCTAACGTATCCCCTTCAGGCGAATTTGAAATGTCACTTGAGAACGGTAATGCATTATCTCCAGAAATTAAATTTGAAGCGCTGGCCGATACTGACACAGATGAGATGGCTGTTGTTATTGAAGCAAGCAGAGATGATAACTTTGTCGCTGATCCAGATCCTGGCTCTGACACAGAATCTCAAACTAAATCCGTAGACGTTGGCAATTAATTTTTAAGGAGTGATTTTTAATGGCAGCAAAACTTAATGATTTCGATGGTGTAAAATCTTCTGCTAGAGATGATGGGAACGGTGGTTTAGTAACCGACATTCACCTAAAATCACAAGAAAAACCTCTACAAGTCGACTTCCCTCAAACTGGCTTGGATGCCATCAAAGGGATCCAAGTACAATCCCCTTCAGTAACAGTTAATGAAAGAGATCCAGGTTTCTCCTCTTTTAAAACGGATAAATTCACTGTTACTTCAACAGCCCAAAAAGTTACCGCAGGCATTACTGACAGGACAGCACTTACTGTTTATCCTCCTGCAGAAGGAACAATTTACATTGGAAACTCTAATGTAACCGCTGATACAGGCATTCCTTTAGCAGCCGGTGACAAACCTTTTTCAGTTCCCGTTGCTGTTGGCAAAACACTTTTTGTCTATGTAATTAATGACGGTACTGACAGAGATGTAAGAGTATTTGAAGCTAAATGATTTTTGAGGGGATCCTTCCCCTCTCCTTTTTAAATAAAAGTCAGTTTTTATACAGATTTAGGAGGTGGAGTTGTTGACAGAAACCGATGAAAATATTTTAAAAACCATTCCAGATAAAGCAACCTTTACATTTCACGAAGCAACAACTGCCCCATCTGAAGGTGAAGAATTTGTAGTATCACATTATCGGGATATTACTGTTAAGATCTCTGGTTCCTCAACCTCAAGAGAAATAAAGTTCTTTGCCGTAGATGAAAATGGTGAAAAAACAGAACTTGCTGGAACAAACAAAACTGATTTCCAATTGGGTACGGGCACATTGAATACAAATGAAAACTGGGATTTCGATATTGCGGGGCTTTTTAAGTTCATGGTTGAGGTCATTTCAGTTAATGGTGATGTTACGGTTAAAGGAATTGCGGTGAGTTAATGAGTAGCAGTAAATTTGTAGGCCAGCTTAAACAAAATAACGTCCAAATTAATAACCTTAAAGATCAATTTTTCAAAACTGAAGCACATATGTCTGATCATGAAATACTTTTATCTGAAAAAGTTGATGATTTCATGGAGAAGCAGAATTCAGAATTGAAATCGCATACTCAGAATACAGATAACCCGCACCGTGTCACTAAAGAGCAAGTCGGATTATCAAATCTAATCAATGAAGAACAGGCCACAAAAGTGGCTTTTGATAGTCATCTTGACGATAAGAAAAATCCTCATGCAGTTACAAAAAGCCAAGTTGGATTGGGTAACGTTGATAACGTCCAACAAGCCTCAAAAAATGATTTCGATAATCACGTGAATGATACTAATATTCATGTCAGTAAATCTAAACAGGAAAAATGGGATGCAGGACAGCTCTATAAATTGACGCAAGATAACGGCAAGGTCTTTTATAAAAGTAGCAGTGAGACTACGGACTATAATGAATTAACTACTACTGGCATGTATTTAATCTACAATAGTGGATTGAATAGCCCAGGATTGGCTCAGTGTTTTCTTTTCGTTATGAGTTACGGAAATACTCTCATTCAGAGCGCATACGACGCTGGTAATGGTTTGAAATCCTTCTACCGAATTCGTAAAAACGATGCGACTACGTGGACTCCTTGGATTGGCTTGGAGACAATTAGCGGAGCACAGGAAAAAATAGCCGCTCACGCTAGTGATAAAGATATCCATGTTATAAAAAGTGATAAAGACAGATGGGACGCTGCTCAACTTTTCAAACTCACTTCCGATGATGGAAAAGTATTCTACAAAGGCAGCTCCGAAAAAACGGAATACAACGATTTGATTACCACAGGGTTTTATTTAATCGCCAACCAGGGGCTTCACTCCCCTGCTAACTTATCCAATGTCTATTTGGTTGTCATGAATTACGGTGATACAGTAGCGCAATTTGCTTTAGAAGCATATTACGGAACACATACATATTTCCGATTTAGAAAAAGCGATTTAACTTGGACTTCGTGGCAAACACATGAAACTACAGATGGGGCGCAAACAAGAGCCAATTCTGCTCTTACCTCTGCTAAATCATACACTGACACTAAACTATCTTCTATAACATGGTACACTCCTACATTACAGAATGGATGGGTTAATTACACTGATGTGAACTCTACAGATCAAACAGTGTTTAAAACTCGATATACAAAGGATGCAACAGGAACTGTCTTTGTAGAGGGTGCTATAGCAAAAGGAACAATTGGTTTTGGAGTAGCAGCGTTTACCTTACCTGAAGGCTACAGACCTGGGAGAGCATTTCAGTGGGCAGGTGTAGCTTCTCAATCAGGAATGTCAGGAGTGCCTCAAACTCATAGAGTGCTTGTTGATATTGACGGAAAAGTTATTATAGAAAGTTGCTCTAATACTTCCAAACCAAACGATTACATTAGTTTAGGCTTTAGCTTTAAAGCCGTGTAGGGAGAATATTATGATGCAAGTATACAAATATGACGAAAATTATATTTACGAATTCCCTGTTGTCCTTGAAGACGATAGTCCGCTTCCTGATCACTGCACAACAATACCTCCTTCCGATGGTCTTTATATCCCGAAATTCAATACTAAAACAAAGAAATGGGTCGAGTCTGCATCAGAAGAATACATTGACAGTTTGAAACCTCTTGACCCCGAGCCTTCGGAAACTGAAAAACTTAAAAAAGTCGTAAGCGACGTAATTTATCAATTAATGATGGAGGGTGTTCTCTAATGGATTGGTATAATCTCATAAAAGATTATTACAATGATGGGAACGGTGTTTGGGATGAATACAAGGTAGCCCAAGCTGTAGTCAAAGGCAAAATTACACCAGAACAGTACGAAGAAATTGTTGGAAAGAAATATATTGAACCAACTACCTAATTATGATAATTTTAGGTTATGAAAATAATAAATCTTATAACATTAATCATTGCTTTAGTCTTACTAGGAGGATGTTCATTTAACGAAGTTGATGCATCTACCTTGGGATATGGAAAAGGAAGCAGTAAAAAATACGAGCCGTTAATGATTGCACACAGAGGTGCATCGGAAATTGAGCCAGAACATACCCTACTCTCCTATGAACGAGCAATAAAAGACAAAGCAGACTACATTGAAATTGATTTACGACAAACCAAAGACGGTCATCTAGTCGCAATCCATGACAAGACTGTTGATCGTACCACGGACGGCAAAGGAGAAGTTGAGGATCTTACATTAGACCAGATTAAAAAGCTACGTACTGGAAAAGGACAAAAAATCTTAACCATTGAAGAAATCATTAAAAAGTTTGGACAAACGACAAAGTATTATATCGAGACTAGAACAAACAACAAAGGCAAATTAATAATGGAGAAAAAGTTAATTGACATACTCTCTAAAAATAAACTAATCCCTAATAACAAAGTTGTTCTAGAATCATTCAGTGACAAAAGTCTAAAGAAATTACATAAGCTTAACAGCGATGTTCCTCTTGTTCAACTTTTAAAAGATGAAGACGTTAAGAATATGAGCAATTCAAAGCTAAACGAAATTAAAAAGTATTCTAACGTTGTTGGCCCTAATGCCAAATTGGTTGATAAAGATTTTGTTGAGAAAGTCCACAAAAACAATATGAAAGTGCATGTGTTTTTTGATGCTGATAATGAAAAAGCATTCACATCCAAAATGCTGCAGTTGAAAGTTGATGGACTATTTACAAACAACCCAGCCTTTACAGAAAAAATTCTAAAAGAAGATTATAAATAAAATACAAGTTTTATCTAGACACCTCTCCCCTATTGAGGTGTCTTTTTTAATGTATTCAGAGGATATATAAGGAGGAAATGAGATGGCATCGAAAAAATTAAATCTTGGATTGATTGAAGAAAGTGTAAGCAAATACGACAAGAAAGAAAGAGTACAACTCACTGATGACGTTCATGTCTATATTTACCCTTACTTCTCCCCTACCCGCTTAACCAAAATGCTTACTGAATTAATTTCAGATTCACAAAATGCCGAAGAAAAAAACATTGACTTTAAAAGTATAAACCCTGTTCAATGGGCATTCTTCTCACTCATTAAGGAATTTACTGACTTAGGCATTCCAAGTGATATCAAAAACAAAGTTAAGTGGTACGTTAAACTTGTGGACTCTGAATTTTTCCCATTGATTCTTAATAGCTTCCCTGAAGAAAGCATGAAGAAATTTGGAGAAGCAACAAAGATGATGCAGGAGAACTTAGACAAACTTTCAAACGTATCTCCAGAAGAGATAAAGAATATCATTCTTAAAAAGGTTGAAGATATTGACAGTGAAAAAGAGGCTGAATAATGGCCAAGAACATTAAGGAAGTAGCAGCGCTAATTGAATTTGCCGCAATGCAAGCCCTCCAAAAACAATCAAACACAAAAAACACTATGATTAAAACAGGTCAAGCCCATGTGCAATCTGATGTGTATGACGTCTATGACCCGCTTGTATATGAGCGTACATCTCTTTTAAAGGACTCCTTTGTAACTGAAAACGAATCTAACGGAATCTCCTTAGATAATACCCGTGAGGATAACGGGAAGGATGTTGCTACTGTTATTGAGACCGGTCAAGGATACACATATCCTGATAAATACGGTTATGGTTATGGAAAACCTCGCCCATTTATGAAGAATACTGCAGAATCCTTAAAAGATGGACGATTAGTTGCCGCTATCAGAAAAGATTTAAATGCAAGTGGCATTAAAACAGAATAACGGTGGTGTATTAATGGCCAGAAAAAAGATATCATATGCAACAAAAGAAAAGGTCAGCAAAATTAACCCCAAAAATGCGGAATTAATTCGAAAGTATTTTGTCTTTAAAAACATGAACCTTTCGGAATCCAGTAAAGTTGGATATCAATCAGATTTCAATCAATGGCTGGTATACATTTTAGAGAATTACAATAACCGGTACATTGTGGACATCATTAAAGAAGATCCAGATGACATGGTGGATTTGATTGAAGACTTTGTTGCCTTTTGTACTAGTGTTTTAGGAAACAATGAACGAAGAATTCAGCGACGAATGAGCAGCATTAGCTCGTTCTTTTTATTTTTAAGAAAAAAGCGCAAAATTAAAGAAAATCCAGTTGATTTCTTAGATAGACCTAAGGCAGGAACAGGTGAAAAACTTCAAATTAAACAAACCTTCTTAACGAAAGATCAAGTCGAAGAAATAAGAAAAGGACTTAAAAAGAAGGAAAATATTCAGCTAGAGCTTTTCTTTGAGTTTGGTCTCTCCACGATGGCCAGAGCTAATGCTATAAGCAACGTTAAAATTGAACAAATTGACTTTGAAAGACTTCGGGTGGAAGATGTCATTGAAAAAGAAGGATATAAAGTCACCCTCTTCCCTTCTCAAAGAGCTATTGATCTTGTTAAGGAATGGCTGGAGTACAGATCAGAAAACGGCATTGAATGCGAATACCTTTTTATAACAAAGTACGGAGGCACATGGAAGAAAGCTGAAACCGGAACTTTACAAGGGTATTGGATAAAGAGAATTGGAGAAATAATTGATATTCCTGAATTACATTGTCATGATTTAAGGCACAGTGGTAGTAACCTTTTGTATCACAGTGGCATGAGTCTAGAGGACGTTTCTCAATTATTGAACCATAAAGGCACTGACGTAACAAAAAATCACTATCTAGAGGTAAACAAAGACGCTATTCAAGATAAGAAAGCAAAATTTGAAGTGTAAATGAAATCCCTCTTTTATGCAGAATCAAGATTCCTCTAGGCAGAGGGATTTTGCTTATGTGTAAAAACAACAGCCCCTACACATTAGTATGTAGGGGCTGGTTTTTCAATGAGATTTTTACAAACCTTTGAGATGACAATGCTAACAAGCAGAGTGGGAAAAACTACGCTCATTGCAGCTATCACTCCGAATATTGATGCACCAGTAAAATTCACAGCTTTAAACTGGCTAAACAATGACCCAGATAAAGCTTCGAACATTAATAGCATTGTTATCAAAACTCGGCCTTCCGTTGTTTTTAAAGCTAATATGTAACGATTAATCTTATTCATATTTAACAACCCTCCTCTTTGAAGATATTGTACCATTAATTAAGTCAAAAGTAAAAAATATCAATTTTACATGTTGTATATTAAAATGTCAATATTAAATATTGCCACTGCATTACCGATATTTACCGAGAGGTGGATATTAAAATGTGGTTTAAAAAGAAAAAAATCAAAAACAATCCAGACATACTAAAAGAAGTATTGCTTGATTGGTCAGACGAAGATTTGATTGATTATATAATTGACAGTTTTAGTTATGTTAAAACACGTAGTTCAAGGACTGAATTAAAACGCATACGACGTTTAAATAAGGATGTTATTGTACTTGCGATAGCGAGAATGAAACAAATTGAAGAGGCTTCAGATAATTCTAAAATTGTTCCTGGCGTCCTTGCCAGTAGTACCTTTTTCGCCACCCAAATAATAGCTTATTTAAAGTTTGACGTGCGAGATAATTCCCCTGAGCTACTTCTTTCACTGAGCTTTGGAGTGTTATTAAGCATGATAATATTCCTACTTATCACTTTTGGCTTGCGAAAAGGAAAAGATCATCGTTCAAATGCAGCGAGATACAGAAGTTTGCTTGAGGAAGTCAAATCAGAAAATAACAAGTAATCTCTTACCTAATAATCCAGTTCTAACCCTTTGGAAATCATGATATAATGTAGGAAAATAATACTGGCGGTGGTTAGATGATCTGGGCTATCATTCTAATTTTAGTGGTTGGCGCTTTCATTATTATTGGGGTTAGCGCATCAGATAAGCAAAAAGAAATGGACAAAAAAAGGGCCAACGAGATTGAAACAGTCGGAAATTTCCCTTCTAATTACAAGTCCATCATAAATCCAGATAAAAATGCAAAGCTTACTTTAATTGATCCAGAAGATAAATTTGTAATCCACAGCTTCAATCAGGATGGAACATTAGGAGAGAGAGTTGTCCCCTTCAGCAAAATAATTCAAGCTGAAGTTACAATTGATGATAACACAGTTACAAAAGTGTCCAAAGGAAGCCAAATAACAGGCGCTGTTGTTGGTGGGTTAGCAGCAGGAAGTATTGGAGCATTAGTTGGCGGGCTATCTTCTAATAAGACAGAAACAAAATACTTCAAAAAAATTGATTTGAAATTAAAGCTCGATGATTTCTCCTCCCCTATTTACAGATTTGATTTCCTACCAAGTAAAGATGAATTTGGCTTAGAAAATGTTAAAGGGTTTAAACAGGATGATCCAAAAGTTAAAGATGCTTTATCAAATGCTGAAATATGGCAAGGGATTATGGAGATAGCAATACGGAAAGCAAACAAAGTCGCTCAATAATGAGTGGCTTTTTTTATATGTCCTAAAAACACTCTCCCCTACTTGAAAGGATGTGACCGATTTTTGAGTCAAGATTTAAAAATAATATTGACCCCAAAAGCTGATACTTCTTCCAAAACTGTCGAACAGTTGAATCAGCAGATTAAATCTTTAGAGAAAAAGCTTAATTCCCTTAATTTAAAGACCAATATTGATGCCTCTGCTTTAAAGACTCTCAGCGATTTTTCATCTGCAGTTGACACTTATCAAAAACACCTCAAATCCTTCAATCAAACCGTTAAAGAAACCACAACAATTACAAGAAATGCCGATGGTACTGTTGAAAAGCTGACACAACAATACAAGAAAAATGGCGAAATCATTCAGCGTGAAACAAAGACGATAGACAATCGTAATCAATCATTGCGTGAGCAAACTCAAGAAGTTAACAGACTTGCTCAAGCTACTGAAAAACTTGGACAGATTCAGAAGAAAACCGAACAAAAGAATGCTCAAGGACAAACAACCAGAGTCACTCAAAAGAATCGCAATGGCTTTGATGATATCACTTATACAACTGATCCAAAGACAAACTCTACAGCTTCAAAAGTTACAACGAACTATGATCAGCAACGAAAAGCAATTGAACAATTAAAGCTGGATTTAGAAAAACTTAGACAGCAAGGAATTGTAACTGATACTACCCTCTCTTCACTTGGGAGGAAATTAAACACTGCTCAAACTGCTCAACAAATTGAAGCATTACAAAACAGAATCAAAATGCTTGATGATAAGTCTGCAGCAGTAGCGAAAAACAATGAACTTAGAAAAACAATTGAGTTGTATCAACGCCAAGCACAAGTAAACGTGCAAAACCTTAATACACGTTATGGCGATACGATGGGCGCAGGCAATAGACAAGCTGTCCAAGAATATCTGAACGCAGTAAATAGTCTTAACGTAAGTGCTGGCAGTAGCAATATCAGGTCACAAATGCAAGGCTTGAATATGCAATTTAGGGAACTAGCTTCAAACGCACAAGCAGCCGCTAGTCAAGCCTCTTCTTTTGGAGCAGAATTAACCCAAACATTCAAAAGTATGTCAACATATTTAATCTCTGGTTCCTTATTCTATGGTGCCATTTCAGGACTCAAAGAAATGGTATCTCAGGCCGTTGAAATTGATACACTCATGACAAATATTCGCCGAGTCATGAATGAGCCTGATTACAAATATAACGAGTTGCTCCAAGAGTCAATCAACTTAGGCGATTCCCTCTCCAACAAATTCACTGATATTCTCCAAATGACTGGTGATTTTGGACGTATGGGATTTGATGAAAGTGAACTCTCCACGTTGACAAAGACTGCGCAGGTTCTCCAAAACGTCTCCGATTTAACTCCTGATGATACTGTCAATACTTTGACGGCTGCTATGCTAAACTTTAATATTGCCGCTAATGATTCAATTTCAATTGCAGATAAATTGAACGAAGTCGACAACAACTATGCCGTTACTACTCTTGATCTGGCTAATTCAATTCGCAAGGCCGGTTCAACTGCTTCAACGTTCGGTGTTGAATTAAATGACCTAATTGGTTATACCACAGCTATTGCTAGTACTACTCGTGAATCGGGAAATATAGTCGGTAACTCATTAAAGACGATTTTTGCCCGAATCGGCAATAATGACAGTTCTATAAAAGCATTAGAGCAGATTGGAATTTCCGTAAAAACAGCAAGTGGAGAAGCTAAATCAGCAAGTGATTTAATTAATGAATTAGCAGAGAAATGGAACACATTAAGTGATGCTCAAAAGCAAAACACCTCAATAGGTGTAGCAGGAATTTACCAACTGTCTAGATTTAACGCATTAATGAACAACTTTTCAATTTCTCAAAATGCCGCTACAACTGCTGCCAATTCTGCAGGCAGTGCATGGAGTGAGCAACAGAAATATGCAGACAGTTTACAAGCTAGACTAAATAGATTATCTAATGCATTCACTGAAATGTCCGTTGCATCCAGTGAAGCTTTCATATCCGATAGTATTGTTGTATTTGCAGATGCACTTAAAGGATTAATGCAAATGAGTGCACAGATTACAAAGTCAGTCGGTCTTCTCCCACAAGTATTCGGAGCAGCAACTGCCTCCATCCTTCTCTTTAACACTTCCCTTCGTACGGCTACTTTGTCAACAGGAATGACTGCAATTTCCACGCTTAAAAATCTTGTCTTGAATTTTAATGCTGTAGGGGTTGGAGCTACAGCTGCGTCAGCTAAAACTGCAATATGGACAAGAGTTGTTAATGCTTCAAGTATTGCAATGGGCAGTCTTAAGAAAATAGCAATTTCAACAAGTGCATTCTTAGCAGGAAGCTTTCTCCCTATGGCAGCAATGGTCGGCCTTGGTATCGTAATTGAAAAATTGATTTCTTCTTATTCTGAATTGAAACAAGCCAGGGAAGATTTTGAACAAGCTAAAACAACTAGTATTGAAGCAATCACTACAAATAAAGGCGAAACCGATAAGCTAATAAGTCAATATAAAGAACTCCAAAAAGCTAAAGATGCGGGCACACTTTCATCTGAAAAAGAACAAGAATACCTACAAGTAACACAACAATTGGCACAAACTTTCCCGAACTTAATTGCTGGTTATGATTCTCAAGGTCAAGCAATTCTCAAGAAAAATCAAGCACTAAAGGATGCTATAAAATACACTGAAGATCTTTCTAATCTAAATAAGAAAGACATACAAACAGGAGCAAACAGCAACTTCAAGGAAAGCTTAAAAGACATTGATAAGCTAAATGATAAAATAAAGCAATATAAGCAAATTGCCGACTATTATAAAAACGGTAAGAGCTGGGATATCTTCTCGTCTGAAAATGACAAAAAGAATCAAGGGATTAAAGCTGAACAAGACGCATTGCGCACCGAACAAGAACTGTCTAGCTCACAAGCTAAAATTAGAGAACAAGTACAACAGACTATTGATGCCTTTAATTCAATAAAAATCAACCCTAACCTCTCAAAAGAAATATCTGATGCGTTTGATAAAATTGACTTCAGTAAAATGAGCGCAGACGAGCTTGAGTCTTTTTCCATTAATGTTTCAAAGTACATGGAAAAAATTCAGAAAGCACTTCAATCAGGCAACCAAGATAAATTTGATTCTGCCTCCAAAAGCTTAGAACAACTTATCAACCAATACATGAGTGGTAAAGACAAAGCTAATGGTTTGGCTTTATCTTATGATGACCTTAAAACCGCCATTGACTCTACAAACGACTCAGCTAAAACTGCAAAAGTTACTTGGGATGAAAATGGTGAAGGTGTAGATGCATTAGGAGAGCAAGTCGGGAATTTATCTGACAAGCTCAAAGAAGCAAAAGGTGATTTTGAAGCAATTAAAGGAATCATTGATGATTTAGTTGATTCGAAGCAAAACGATGCGGCGATATCGGCTATCCAGAATGAAGCTTATGACACAATGTCTGACAGCATCTCCCCTTTAAATAATCTTCTTGAAAAAATGTCTGAAGGTAAAAGCATATCTGCAACAGAAGCCATGAAGCTAATTCAGAAAGAACATGATCTTGCTGATGCAATTTCAGTTGAAAATGGCGTTGTAAAAATCAACAGAAATGCAGTTGTCAAGCTTCGAGACACAAAACTCAAAGCTTACAATGATATGCAACAATCTGTAAGACAAGATCTAATTAATCAAGCTAATACATTAAATAAAAAGATTAACATGTATAAGTCTGAAGTTAAGGCAATTAAGACTGTTCAAGACGCTTATAACATGAAATCTGAGCTGGAAGAGAATAAGAAAAAAATATATGACGAACTAAAAAAAGGAAACAGTGGTGCGCTACAGTTCCTACCGAAAACGCAGGATGATTTAAATCAGGTCACTGATATCACCGATCAGCTTAAAGAGCTTGATAAATTGGCGGATTTGGCTTCAACATCTTTATCTGAAACAGGTACGTCCCTCGACGACTTATCTTCCTCAAGTGAAAAAGCTTCTGAAGAAACAAAAACGTCAATGTATGTGGCTGATAAATACAAAGAAGCTTTGGAAAAAGTCAATGCTGAAATTGAAAAGTACAATAAGCAAGTAAATGACTATCCAAAGTATTCTCAAAGTTATCGAAATGCCCTACAGAAAGAAATCAAGGCTCTTCAACAGAAGAAAAAGCTGATGCAGGAGCAAGCCAAGCTTCTCAAAGATCAAATTAAATCAGGTAACATTGCTCAATACGGTATTGTCACCTCCTCTTCCGGTTCATCTTCCGGTGGTTCTTATACTTCTGGTGGTGGATCATATTCAGGTAAATACTCCAGCTATATTAATTCTGCCGCAAGTAAATACGGTGTTGATCCAGCTTTAATAGCCGCTGTAATCCAACAGGAATCGGGTTTCAATGCAAGAGCCCGCTCTGGAGCTGGCGCTGCTGGGTTGATGCAGTTAATGCCATCCACCGCTAAGAGCTTAGGCGTAAATAACGTTTATGATCCGTATCAGAACATTATGGGTGGTACGAAATATTTAGCTCAACAACTAAGCAAATTCGGCGGCAGTGTCGAAAAAGCTCTAGCTGCTTATAACGCTGGGCCTGGGAATGTAATCAAATACGGTGGCATCCCTCCTTTCAAGGAAACGCAGAATTATGTTCAGAAGATCATGTCGAATTACACTAAGTCAATGACTTCTGCTAATTCTTCCATTGCAAGCTACTACACAAAGAACAGTGCATTTAGAATAAGTTCTAAGTATGGAGCACAAGACGGGGCTTACCGATCTACTCCACATAAAGGAACAGACTTCGCTGCCAAAGCTGGCACTGCAATTAAATCATTGCAAAGTGGTAAGGTTCAAGTCGCTGGTTATAGTAAAACAGCTGGTAACTGGGTTGTTATTCAACAGGACGATGGAACAGTTGCTAAATACATGCACATGCTTAACACCCCTTCTGTTAAAACTGGGCAAACTGTTAAAGCTGGACAGACTATCGGTAAAGTTGGTAGCACGGGTAATTCAACTGGTAACCACCTTCATCTACAGATTGAGCAAAACGGGAAAACAATTGATCCTGAGAAATATTTAAAAGGCGTCGGAACTTCTATTTCAGATGCATCACAAGCTGAAGCAGAACGACAGCAAGCAATTGCTCAAGCTAAATCTGACCTCCTCTCTCTTCAAGGTGATATTGATTCAGTCAATGATCAGATTCAAGAGCTCAGATATGAAATCGTTCAATCGAAGCTTGATGAATATGATAAGCGTATAGGCGATTTTGATGTAAGAATCGCTAAAGATAAAGCGCTAGCTAGCCACTATTTAAGCGACAGCAAAGAGTTCCGCAAATACACAGAGGATCAGAAAAAAGCTTTAACCGAGCAACAAAAGATTCAGAGTCAAAAGGTTTCATTCATTGAAAAAGAAATCAAGACAAACAAAACTCTGAATTCTGCTCAAAGAGCACAGCTTGCTGAGGAATTAAAACAAGCTAAAATTGATCTCATCAATTTCCAAGAAGAAGTAAGAGAACTTCAAGGACAGCTCATTCAATCTAAAGTTGATGAAACACTTAACGGGATTGAGAAATCAACTAAGAAAACTGAATCTAAACTTAAAGATGTTGACAATAAGATATCCATGACCGAAAACGACAAGGATAAGGTCAAATATTACAGCCAACAAATTAAGCTAATTCAGCAGCAACAAACTGAAGCGAAAAAGTACATTAAACAGCTGGAAGCACAAAAGAAAGCTGCTAAAGGCTTCCCTGATATTCAGAAGCAAATCACTGAGGAAATTGAAAACTGGAAAGATAAGCAGAAGGATTACAACCTAGAGCTTTACAACACCAAAAAATCAATCAAAGACGTATACAAATCTCTTGCTGATGAAGTTGTTTCCATCTACAAAGAGATGTACGAAAAGATGCGGGACATTGAATTAAAAGCGCATCAAAAAGCTACACAAGACTTGATTGATGAGATTGATAAAACTGATGATGAAGCTAAATATCAAAAAGAGCTCAAAGAAAAGAATCAGGCTATCCAGGAAACCAAAGATAAGCTTAACAAACTATCCCTCGATGACTCAGATGAAGCAAAATCACAGGTTAAAGACTTAGAGAAGCAGCTTCAAGAACAGCAAGAGGCATTAGATGAGTTTCTTAAAGATCGTGAAAACAGCAAACGAAAAGAAGCGTTACAAGATCAGCTTCAAAAAGACGAAGATTCAATTAACAATAAATACGATGATCTCGTTAATGATGAGCGAGCTTTTAAGGATCTTGAGAAGAAGCTTATGGATGGAAAGATCACCGATATTGCTAAACAACTTAATGAGTTCTCTAAGTTCATTAATAGCAATATGGAGTCCATTGGGAAAAGCATCTCTAATAACCTTATTGATAAGCTTAAAGAAGCTTCTAATGCCCTTAATACTGTAACCAAAGGTAATACCACTGGTAAGAAGGTATCGTCTTTTGCCTCAGGTGGATATACAGGAACAGGGCTAGGCGCAGGTAAGCTCGCCTTCCTTCACGATAAAGAGCTTATCCTTAATAAAACTGACACTGCAAACATCCTGAATACAGTAAAAGCTGTTCGTCAGAACAACACTCCAGATGAGTCTCCTAAATGGGGTCAAGGTGGAAAATTAGCAGCCTTAATTAACAAAGGAATTACCTCTATTCCATCAATAATTCCGAATATTAATCAGGCGAGCCTATCTAACAGTTTGATACCGAGTATTCAAAACATCTCTTCCCCACCAGACGCTGCTAAGTCAGTAAGTGGCACTATAAACAACAATGATTTTAAAGTTGAATTCACCATTAACGAATCAGGGAATCCGCAGAAAACAGCTGATTTTGTATTCAATAAATTTGCAAATGGTCTTAAAAACAAGGGTATAAATTTCAACAACTCATGAGCCAGTACATATGCTGGCTCTTCTTATTGATGAGGTGATAAAAATGATTAGAGAAAGCCTCTATATTTTATTTAATGATGAAAAATCAAGTGACTATGGCGTAACAAGCGTTAATACTGATTCAGGTTTAGTTGAGGAACCGTTTTTAGGCTCAAGAACAGTTAATGAAACTTATGTAAAGGGTCGACCTGAACCTTACATTGAAGGTGTAAAACAGGAACCTAAACAATTCCCATTGAATTTTTATTTAGGTGATCACTTTGATGAAAAGAATGTACGAGCTATTAAACGTTGGTTAAGTGTAGATGATTACAAGCCTTTAGCATTCAGCCAAAACCTCGATATCGTTTATTATGCAATGCCTGTAGATACAGCTGATTTAGTTCATAATGCTGCTCGTAATGGCTACGTTCGGTTAACTATGAAATGCAACTCCCCTTACGCTTACAGTCGAAATGCAGTCACTCATGCATTTGATATATCTTCTGGTTCTGAAATTGTTGAGTTATATAATAAAGGCGATGTAAACATCTTCCCCACTTTAGAAATATTAAAAATTGGAGATGGTGACATAAAAATCGAAAATCTCAGTGATTTCAGTGAACCGTTCATATTCAGTAACTTGAAAGATAAGGAGCTCTTAAAAATAAACGGCGAAAAAGAAATCATCGAGTCCAATCTTTATGGGAATGAACGATATGATGATTTTAATGATCAATACTTGAGATTGAGCTTTGGAAGGAACAGATTAAAGGTTACAGGGAATTGCAAATTAAGATTTTCATTTAGATACAAGTATTTGTAGGAGGGGTTAGACATTTGATTACAATTCGTAAAGACACGGAAATTAAAGACATTCGTCTTTCCCTAGCCAAACCAAATAAAATAAAGATCGCAAATATTGATGAAGTAATCAACCCTATGGTAACGCTCAATCATGGAAGCAATGTTCACGAATTAACATTCTCAATTCCTTTAACTGCTACTTACGATGGCGTAAATAAACGAAATCATGTTGTTGATCTATTGAGACCTTGGTACTTAATAAAATCAGAATTTTATGGACTTACAATCTGGTTTACAGTAGTCAAGAAAACCAAATCATACAGTAATGATATGGACACTATCCAGGTTGAATGTAAATCACTTCAATATGTACTTTCCAAACAAGGTGTCATTAAGTATGAAGAAACTTCGAAAAATCTTAAAGAGGTCGTTACCGACTGTCTAAAAAACACTGAATGGTCTATCGGCTTTATTGACCCGCTCTTCAATTTAAAATACAGACAGTTTGACATCACTTCTTCAAACAAGCTTGATTTTATATATTCAATTTGCGAGAAATTCGAAGCGATTCCTGTTTTTAATACAATTGACTGTACTGTTGATTTTTACAAAGAATCTGATGTGTCTAAATATAAGGGGCTTAAAATAACTCCTGCCCAATATATGATTTCTCTGGATGATATTGAGGATATGGATGATGTCGTTACAAGAATTTACGCTACAGGTAAGGATGGATTGAGCATCAACTCCGTAAACCCAACAGGGCTATCATATATAGATGATTTTTCATACTTCATCTACCCTTTCCAGCGTGACCAGGAGCGAAATGTAATACAAAGAAGCAACTACATGTCTGACGCCCTTTGTCATGCAATTTTAGATTACAACGACCTGGTTAATAATGAGGGCAACTCTTTCTACAAACTTTTAGATGAGAAAAAGAAAGCCGAGGAAAAAGAAACAACATCGAATAATGATCTATATACGCTTCAGCTTGATTTTCAAAAGATATTAGACAGGATTACAGTTGCAAGTAAAGCCGGTGATGATACTGCTGATCTAATAAAACAGAGAGATGCAAAATCGAAAGAAGTTGAAATTAAAAAAGAAGAAATTAAAGCGATACAAGCTTCCATTACAAAAATTTCAACTCAAATTACTAAATTAAAAGAAAAACTTTCGTATGAGAAGAACTTTGATAATGGACTTCAGAAAGAATTGTTTAAATATGTTAGCTTCGCTGAATGGTCGAATGACAGCATTTATGATGAAAATGAATTATATGATGCAGCTAATGAAGAACTGGAGAAACGCAATGCTCCACCAGTAAATTTAACATTAGGGTTAGTGAACTTTTTCAATTGCATTAGTGAAAAACATAACTGGGATAGGTTTTCTCTTGGAGACATCGTAAGAGTACAACAGAAAAGCTTCTATACCGATGTAAAAGCAACAATAACTGCTATTTCGATTGATTTTGAACAGTCTAATTTAAGCATTGCAGTTTCAAACGGGAAGCGAACATCATCGGATTTTGAGAACATGCTGAAAACAGTTTATCGAACAAATAAAATTAGCACTGAGACAAACAAAAGGAAAATCAAGTACGATGAGGTTACTGAAAACTTCAATCGACGTAATGACAGGATTGCTGTTAAACCAGCCTCCCCCATTATCGCAAAGGACGGCACTGCTATTTCACATACGACCAATGATGATGGTTCTGTTGATGTGACTTTCCAATGGGACTATGTTGAATCAAACGAGGATCAATACAATATTGATGGTTTTGAAATTTATCTGCATGGAAGCAACAAAAATGAAGAATATGTTTTCGGTTCAAAAATGGCAAGTGAAGACCTGAAGAATGTAAAGTATGACAAACGAGCTACTACATTTACAGGACTCCCCTCCAATATGTATTACACAATCGGTATTCAAGCTTATAGAAGAGTTGATGCAGATATAGAGATAACTCAATTCATTGGATCTGACATCGTAAAATCCCTTCATCCCAATGAAAACCCCTACCTCCCCTCTTCTACTGTAGAGGTTAAAGGCAAGCTAAATGGCTCGAAATACACTGTCTCCTCAACTGAGCCTGAAGAACCAGAAGCAAACGATTTATGGACTAACACGGTTACAGGCGTTGTTTCATCTTATGACGGTGAAAAATGGGTCTCCAGCGACCAAAAAACAGCTGAACTGGTTGAAACCACAGTAGCACAGGTTGACTCCAAGCTCTCCGACTATGATAATCGTGTTCAAAACATTGAGTTAAACAACCTCATAGTTAATCCCCTGAAATGGAAAGGTGGAAATGTCTCAGCGTTTGGTCGTAAACACTATGCTGATGTTAGCAATGATTCCACTGTTCTGAACCTAAATACCATTACGATCCCCATTCTTATTAATGCTGTGAATGCTTTAGATTCAAATCCAACTATTGTTGACTATACGTATAATGAGGCATGGGCTATGATTCCTAAGCTTAAGAATGATGGATACAACATTGTCTTAGAGCCCTACCCTTTCATTGCTAATGGAACAATAGCAGAAACCGATTGGATTCCTTCCGATCTAAACCAATGGTTCACTGTATGGAATAACATCCTACAAGACTTCGCTAAAAAATGTGAGCAATATAAAGTTGATGGATTATACATTGCTTCTAACTTAGTCCATATGGAGGACTCAACAGATAAGTGGAAATCAATTATTACTGGGCTCAGAAGTACATTTTCTGGCAAGATACTTTACCGGACAAATTATTGGGTAACTGCAGACTGGGCTCCTGAGACTGTTACTGCGTACAATAAAAAATTGAACAATCCTATATTTGGATTAGTCGATATTATAGCAATAGCAGCTTATTTTGAATTAACTGATAACCGAAATCCATCTGTTGATCAGTTAATTGATGCTATCTATAGCGTACCTCTGTATGGCCGAGGACAGAACATATTCAAGGAAATCAAAGCGTTCTATGATAAATGGAACAAACCAATTTTCTTTGGTGAGCTAGGAATACCGCCTTACAGTAACTCCCCAGAGCAACCCCACAATGCGTTTGGTGATTTAGGAGAATACAATGAATTAATTCAGGCAAATTGGTTTGAAGCTTGGGTTAGAGTTTTTCAAGCTCAAGATTGGTGGCAAGGATATTCTGTTTATGCAATCTCAGATGAAAAGTCTGTATACAACGTAATCGGAAAGAAAGCCGAATCCATTATCAGAGGTCAAACATTAGGCGGTACAAAAGGAAGATTACAGAGTTTAGAAGAAAGAATCGCTTACTTAGAAGAATTAATCAAATCAACTCAACAATAGGAAAGGACGGTGATTTTAGTTTGGATTTTCCTCAGCTCTATAACGACCCCACCCTTTCACAAAAAAGGAAAGGTTCAATTGATGATCCTTATTTAAGCTATAATGAAACATTAACCATTTATAACGGTCGAGTATTGCTTACTGAAGTACCCAATCGCGAGTACAGAGTCGAAGTCAACGGAGACAGTAAAGAATGGCGAGAAATTGAAGATGGTGAATTAGAAGACAACTACTTTAAGGTTGATTACCTTATGGGGGTTGTCTTTTTCAATGATTCAAATGAAGGAAAATCACTTACTTTTACATACCAAGGTGAGGGCGCATCCTTCTTCCCTGCCTCAAGAATATGGATTAAACGGCAAGGAAATATGGTTATCGAAACACTCCAAAGCTTAATTGATGACGCTGAAGATGCCATTATTCGTATCAATGAACGCATTGCTGAATGTGAACGTGTAACCAAGCGATGTATTGAAATAACGAACTGGTGCAGGCAAGCAACATCAGATTATGAGTATGTAGTGGAGAATACAAGAAAAGTTTACTTGCCATTTGTGTACACCTATCAGGATTTATTAAGCACATACCCCTCTCCTCAAATTGGCTGGACTGTCACTGTAAAAGAAACAGGGATTGAATTTCGATGGGATGGTTTTGACTGGATAAATATTAGCGTCTCAGATAAGTATGATGGCTTTAACATTGTTTCTAGCTATATAGAGCCTTACAACATCAAGTCAGTATGGTTAAGAACAAATAATGCTCCAACTAAGAAGAGAATAAAACCGTCTGCAGATGCTCCTGACGGAAGTATGGTTTGGATTAGAAAAGGATAAGGAGGAGTATATATTGAACGAAAATTTAATCCCAGTTAATACGATGGGTTATTTTGATGAGGAATCTCAAAAATGGATTCCTGTTGATGCAGTAGGTTTAAAATCAAACAATGCTCGTTTTACTGCAGATGATATCCAAGAGGCTTTTGATAAAGCTACTGAAGACATTACAAAAGTTATTGATACAGTGAATAATGGCTTAACTGATATCACAAACACTATTGGAGACATCTCTAAAATCCCAGCATCCGGTGCCAACATTGTTGACAAGATTTTAAATGAATTTATCAGACGAAGTGTCAATGTTCAGGATTTCGGAGCTAAGGGTGACGGGGTTACTGATGACACTGAAGCTTTTAAAGCTACTTTTGCTAGTGGGAAACGAGAGGTTTTTGTTCCTGCAGGTATTTACATGGTTCAAGGATTGCACATCCCCTCTTATATCAGGCTTTATGGTGTTGGATCAGGGTCTATTATCAAACTTCACCCAACTGCTGTCGGAACATCTTGCGTGTTAACCAACAGTGACTACACTAATGGAAACGAATATATCCTAATTGAAGACTTAGACCTTGATTGGAACTTAGACAAAAAAGATAACAACATTACAAATGGAACAAATGCAAACTGTGTGGGCATTGTAAACTCTAAATTTGTTCGTATTAGAAACGTTAATGCTCGCAATGCAGGTGTTCATGGTTTTGATGTAAGCTCCCCTGTTTGGAACTCGGCTTCAGACGGTGCTGACTATTATCAACCGAATGGAAGTAAGTATGTATGGATCGAAAACTGTACTGCAACTAATTATGGTGATGACGGATTCACAACTCACTATTCTGATTACATATTCATCACAAACTGTTACGCTTATGATGCCAATGGCTCTGCACACAGCAAAGGAGCTTCAAATTCAAACGGTTTTGAAATTGATGACGGTTCTAAAAACGTATGGCTTGTGAACTGTTACAGCCGAAAAAACTGTAGAGGTTTTGAAGTCAAAGCTCACAACAGAGCACCTGCAGCAAGAAACGTAAACTTAATTAACTGCTATTCCGAAAATGATATTCGCGCTTTCGACTTTAGACATATTGGCTTCCATCTAGCCTCTGAAAATATCTCCACAAGTGCATTTGACATTAATGTCGTTAACTGCACTGCACAACATCCTATTTTCAGTGACCTCTATCAAGGTTTAAATCCCCGCGCACTTGTTATTTCCGCTTATAGAAATGTCAACGTATCAAACTTCAACGCAATTGGTGACCCGACATATGATTACAAGAATACTACAGTAATCTCTACTCAATATAAGAGCAGAAACATCAACCTGAACAACATCACTGTTTCGGGCTTTACAACAGCAAGTAACGATATCTATGTAATTGGTGGAGCTCAAAAATCAGATAATGTAAACATCTCAAATGTAACCATTAACCAATCTGCTTTAGTGGGTATTGCTGTTGGAAGTAAAGTTGGTTCTGTCAATATCAATAACGTTAACATGACCGGAACAAACAAAGCAGGTTCAATAGGTATTTATTGTACTAACTCACAGGTCAATATTAGTGGTGCGATGTGCGAACAATACGTTACTCCCAGTAAAATTGCCGGAAAAACCTACACGTTTATCCCGAACAATTTCAAAGGTGGTACACGGATTGCAACGACTTCTGGCTATGCTAAGACAAAAACTAGCGTCGTAATGGCATCTTCAGGTGGCGGACAAGCAACTGGTGATGCTTCTGCTGTCATTGCTACAACAGGTGGATCTAAAGCACAAGGCCCACGTAATGCGGTTATTGCTTCATCTGGTGGCTCTAAAACAACAGCAGAAGGAAGCCGCTCATTGGTTGTAGCTTCAAATAATTCTTCAATTGAAGGCTCAGGCTCTTCAAGGGTTGTAATTGGATCACAAAGTGTGGCGAACAAAAAAGGCTATACAACCGTATGGGGTTATGGAACAACTGACACTCCTTCGACTGCAAATATCAAGATTGAACATGATGCTATGCGTGGAAACATCACCTTAACCGGACAAGTAAAAGGTGCTTCTACTTTTGCTGACTATGCAGAGTACTTCGAATCCTCTGATGGAAGGTCAATCCCTACCGGATATATGGTTACGCTTGACGGTGACAAGATTAAGAAAGCAAATTTAGGCGATAAAGTCTTAGGAGTTATATCTGAGACCGCTGGTATTGTACTTGGAGAGTCTTTGTTTAATTGGCAAGGAAGATATCTCAAGAATGAATTTGGTGGGCTTATTTACGAAGACATAGATGTGACATTCGTGGATTCGGAAGGAATACAAAGAACAGAAATTAGAAGGTTGCCAAAAGAGAACCCAGACTTCAACGCTAATGAAGAATATGTTCCAAGGTCTGAGCGCCCTGAATGGAATATAGTCGGTATGTTTGGACAGATTTTCGTTCGTATTGATGAAACAGTTCAAAATGGCGACAGAATTGTACCTAAAGCCGGTAAGGGGTCAAAATCATCTGATGAATCTGGTTATCCGGTAATGAAAATAACAACACCTTATACAAAAGAAAGAGGATATGGTGTCGCTGTCTGCTTAATAACACCGACAGTTTAATTCAGCACCCTCTTTAAAGGAGGTGATTATGTTCTAGTTAAAATATAAATTTTATTCAATTTACATAGTTGAAAAACAGAGATAACAAGAGCATACGTGAGATAAAGAGAGATCGGGATTTGTCCCCTTCTCTCTTTTTTGTGCTCTAATTTAAACTTAGGAGAGATGTTTAATATGACTATTCAAGTGAGACAAATGCTAGTATCCCCAGACAAGTACTCAATCAAAGGTCGCTATGCTATGACAGCAGAGTATATCACTTTCCACAATACAGCAAACGACGCATCAGCAAATAATGAGATCAGCTATATGAGAAATAATAATGAAACAGTGTCCTATCACTTTGCCGTAGATGATAAAGAAGTGGTTCAAGGACTACCAACAAACCGAAGTGCATCTCATTGTGGTGATGGTGAAAATGGAACTGGAAACCGCAAATCAATCGGTGTAGAAGTTTGCTACTCTAAATCAGGTGGAGAGCGCTATAGAAAAGCTGAAGCGCTTGCTATCAAGTTCATCGCACAGCTTCTTAAAGAACGTGGATGGGGTGTTGATCGAGTTAAAAAGCATCAAGACTGGAACGGAAAGTATTGTCCTCATCGTGTCCTTGATGAAGGACGTTGGAATGCTGTTAAAGCTGCTATTGATTCAGAATTGAAATCACTGGGTGGTAGTAACACCTCCTCTTCTTCAACTAAGCCATCAAATGTCGTTAATACAAGTGGTTCTTATGTTAAGAATACTGTTATTGCTGACAGTCTTAATGTGAGAACTCAACGAAATGCAAACTCCTCCATTGTCCTTACCCTTCCTAAAGGCTCTACTGTTCAATACCAAAAAGGATCAACCCAAAACGGTTGGGGCTACATCAAATATACAAACTCAAAAGGCGCTACGTACAGTGGCTATGTAAATGTAAGCTACATTAAGAGCGATGCTGAGCTTGGTAAATCCGCCCCAAAGCCTAGCTCTACTTCTAAGCCTAATAGTAGTGGAATCAAATCTGTAGGCAAAATTAAGATTGTTGGTGTGAAAAGCGCAGCAATTATTATGGACAGACCTGATAAAAACAAAGCAAAGAACCTCAGTACTGTGAAGCTGGGTGATACAATTGGTATTTCTGGCTCAGTGAAAGGTTCAAATAACGCTAAAGGCTACTGGGAAGTTATCTACAAAGATAAACGTGGTTACATCTCAGGACAGTTCGGGTCAAAACTCTAAATATATTTAAATATCTTTGAGGATATTTGTTGATCAAGGTATATCAATGAATATCCACTTTATTTTAGGAGGTGATGTGAAATTACCTCCTAATCTTTATGGAGGATGGTTGTATTGTGGCTGAAAATGAAAATTATGAAGTTTTAAAGACTGAAGTCGCTCATATAAAAGAACGTCTGAAAGAACAAGCAGAAGACAGAAAAATTATGTTAGAAACACAAAAAACAACGAGTGAGTCGTTAATTAGACTTACCACTGTAGTTGAAAATCAAGAAAAGACACTTGCTGAAACAAAAGATCTTTTCTCAACTGAGATAGCCGGATTAAGAAATGAATTTCAACAAGTTAATCAGTCGCAAACAAAATGGCTTCAGAACTTATTAGAAGGAACATTTGGCAAGACATTAAAGATTTTAGTTCTAATTATTCTCTTACTGCTTGGCGCAGAGATCGCCGGCGTTGATATCACCAAATTAGCTAATTTATAAGGAGACGATTTAATGACTAAAATTAACTGGAAAGTAAGACTTAAAAAGAAAACATTCCTGGTTGCAATCTTCTCCGCAACTCTTTTGTTTGCACAGTCCATTGCATCTGCTTTTGGATACGACATTTCTGTATTTAGTGATGATCTCACTGAAAAATTTAATGCCTTGCTTACATTTTTAACTGCAATGGGAATTGTGGTGGATCCAACCACTACAGGCATCTCAGACAGTGATCAAGCAATGGAATATACAGAACCAAAGTAAATCGTGGGAGTTTATCTCCCCTTTTTTTCATTTTAATAAGAAAGGAATGATCACATGACTATACAAATAGGGTCTGGATATATCGGAAGTCCAAATCTTGAAAAGTCAGAAGCAAATCAAGAAGTAGTCCCCCCACCACCTCAAACATGGACAATGAAGTATTCTTTTTATAAGTTCAGTTTCTCAAATGATCAAGAATGTCACGTATCAATTAATGGTGGAGATCCTATATATTTAAGAGCTGGACAAGGCTTTCAAATGGACGCTCATGATTCACCTATAACAAGCTTCAAGATTTCTGAGTCAGGAATAACATATAACTTTTTGGGTGCGCATAAATGAGTTTCTTCAATCCAATGGTTAATGTCTCAATTGTCACTGGGAAGTCTGCTTATGATATTGCAGTGGATAATGGTTTTTCAGGAACTGTGGAGGAATGGTTAGCTTCGTTAAAAGGTGAAAAAGGCAGTACTGGAGCTACTGGCGCTAAAGGAGACAAAGGTGATACTGGTGCAACTGGAGCTAGAGGCGCTACAGGTGTTGCAGGAAAAGATGGTAAAGACGGTTTATCCGCTTATGAGTTAGCTGTTCAGCAAGGATTCACTGGAACATTAGATGAGTGGCTTGCCTCTCTGAAAGCAACGGCTAATTGATTACATACCCTTCTCTAAACGAGGAGGGTATTTTTTTCGTTTTAACTTTTATGCCCTTGTAACTCTGACTTTATACAGTGATTATTGATACAAAACAAATACAATCTGTATCATACGTACCTTACAGACTGCAATTGTTTTTAGAAAACTCACCGGACATAAAATATGATTTTTGCGCAAAATAAAAAACCTGTTGCCGCAGGTTTTTCTTCTCCTAATTCTCTCTGTATTCTATTGCCCTAGAATACGAGAAAACTACATAAAGGAGGTATATACATGAAGTTATTTTTAATAATAACATGTGATCTTTAAGCCGTCAAACGCTTTATCAGGTTGAAGTGTGAAGGATAACTTTACCAAACCCAAAATATATTCAAGTAAAGTAGCTATGATTTATGTCCACCTGTCAAACCAGCTCTATACAAAGCTGTACCTCCAGGTGTATAAGAAACAGCTCGTAAGATCGCTTTTGATCCGTATTTATTTCTTATCCCGTCCATGACAAAACCAAGCTTTCTCTTCTTTTCGTTTTCCTTTTCAAACAGGCTTAATTGTTGATTTACATCATCTTCGATATTGGATAAAGTAACTGAAATACTTCTCACTGTTTTGCCTGTGTAGAACTTATCAAAGAGTATCAAGCAATATCGATAAATATCCATAGTGATATTTGTAGGTAAATCAATTGTTTTTGCTCTGTGAAATCCCCCACCGAATTCATCTTTACTGTAACCGATTCCTAAACTGATGGTTCGCCCCACTTTATTATGCGTCCGCGCTCTTCGTGCAACCTCTTCACATATCTCCAAAAGAACCGCCTTTATATCTTCTTTCTTGGTATAATCTCTAAGTAAAATTTGACTCTTACCATAGCTTATTTGTCCTTGCATCAAAGGAGCTCCAATTTCAGAAAGGTCAATTCCATGAGCATGATAATAAAGTTGATTGCCCATGATTCCGAATTTCTTTTCAAGTAGCTCTAAGGGATATTTGGCTAACTGGCCGACAGTTGAAATTCCCATTCGATTTAAATTCCTCTCCATCCTTCCTCCGATTCCCCACATTTCAGATAACGGATGAACATTCCATAGCTTTTTTGGCACATCTTCATATCTCCAACGTGCAATACCACTCTTTGTTTTCTTACTCTCTAGGTCAAGAGCAAGCTTACTAAGCAGCATATTGTCACCAATACCTACTGTACAAACTAAGCCAAACTCTCTTTTCATACTGTCCTGAATTGCTTTTGCCATGACTTCTGGGTTTTCTTTTCCTGCATCTAAAAAAGATTCATCAATTGAGTACGTATGCACACATTTTTCAGGAACGAACCTGTAAAACAGCTTAGTGATTTCAGTTGAAACTCTGATGAAAAGTTTCATTTGTGGGTTTACTATGTGGATTCTTGGGTCATCTGGAATCTCAAATAACCGGGATCCAGTTTTGATTCCATAATCTTTTTTAAGTGCAGGAGATGCTGCTAAAACAACACTTCCCTGTCTATCCGTATTTCCGACTACAGCAAGATAGCATGTCATTGGATTTAAGCCCATTGTTACAGCTGAAACCGAAGCATAAAAGGATTTCATATCTACACAAAGTATATTTTTACGTGGAAACTGTGAGTAATCAATCATTGTAAGCAACTCCTATGATGTCATTCATGGTGATGTATACGGTTTGATCGTTATGATCTTTTACATGTAATTTGTGTTGTTCGTAATTGAGATATTGAACTGTACCGATTAAATCTTCTGCAACCCCTTCTTTAAAGAGCTTAAACTTCAATTCTTTATTCAGCGCCATTGCTTCAGAAACAAGGATATCGATCTCCTCAATTTGCTGTTCATCTAAAGATGGCTTCTCAATTTTTGAAACATCTAACAAGTCCTGTTTTAGCTGCGTTAAATGTTCTGGAAGCATCATGGAAGTCCATTTGATCGCCCCTCGATCCCTAAGCATATTGAATCACTCCTTTATCGATCTAATATTAACAGAACAAACGTTCCTTATTCAATAAAAATAAGAACAATAGTTCGATGTAAATGTTGGAAAAGCCTATTCCTCATACCAGATGTCCTCTATTTTCAAACCAAAAAACTTAGCCAATTTATAAGCAGTCACAAAATTAGGCAAATGCTTGCCTGTAACCAATCCTGATAACGTGGAAACATCTATTTTAAGCTGATCACATATGTATTTCTGCTTGTACCCACTGTCCTTTATGAGCTGCTTTAGTCGAGACTTAAGTTGAAGTTCCATTGATTACCCTCCGATAAAAATTTGAATGTACACGCATTTTTATTTGTTCTTTCGCCTATACTTAATCAACAGCAAACACCTTGTCGTTCATCCAACTCGCTTTCGCTCCTCTCCCTCACTCCAAACAAATTTTTAGTTTGTTGATTTGTCGGGATTGCTCAGCTTGGTTACTTTAGTTGCTGTTACTTAAGTTCTAAGTTTAGTTAAAACTTTAGTTAAGGAGTGGTTAATATGCTTGGCAACAACTTTAGTTGGTCAGGAATTTTAACGATGGAGCCTACTATGGTAGGTGCTTATGTATTAGTCGGGGGAGTTGGGCTCCTGTGCATCGGTAGTAGCTGGTTGGAAAACAAGCTGTTTGATGGTCGATTTTCGTACGTATCCAGTGCTTTGACGGGGTTGTTAAATATCGGGCTACCCGTTGCTTACCTCGGACTTCTTATCCGTTTTCTAACAAGTCTATAGGTGAACACCAGTGAATAAATTAAAACGCATTATCCATGAATACCATCTGAAACAGAAGCTTAAGTATGCTTTTCACTCTGCTGAGCTATACAAAGTGAGAAGCTTGTCCAATGGAAAATTGGCAAAATCATTTCCAAAAATCCATGAAATAAAAATTGAAGATGGGTTTACCCGTTATACATTTACGCTACTGAATGGGATGAATCCTTCTGAGGTTAAGAAAAAGGAATTTGTCTTTAGGCAAGTGTTCGGAAATAACATTGAAATTAGAGGGAGTTTGAAAAAGTACGTTCTGCATGTATACAACGCTGAGATGAAAAAGCAATACAAATACAATGTTACAGATGCTTTAGTAGCCATCCGTAATCATTCACTGCCAGTTTTATGCGGAATTAACCGTCATGGACATTTATTTTCTTATGATATGGTTACTGTCCCGCATCTTCTTATTGGCGGTCGTACGGGATCAGGAAAATCAACGCAGCTCAGACAGCTACTCACAACTTTAATATTAAGTAAACGACCTGAAGAATTAGAGTTGTACCTTGGAGATTGCAAAAAAGCTGAATTTCACCTTTTTCGTAACGTTGAACATGTTAAAGCGAATGTTGTCCAAGAAACGCATATTCAGCAAATGCTTGTCCATTTAAAAACGGAGATGGATAAGCGAGCCGATTTACTTGATGTATTTGCTGTCGCACATATTGATGATTTACCTAAAGATAGAAGGTTGCCTTACATTGTCTTATGTATAGATGAGTTCGTTATGCTACGTAAAAATAAGTTGATTATGGATTCATTGCTTGAGTTAACTGCGTTAGGAAGAGCTTTGGGGATATTCGTTATACTGTCTATGCAAAGACCAGTCGCATCTGTGCTTGATACTACAGCACGATCAAATTTAAGCGTTGCCATGGGATTCAGAGTTAGAGATGCAATTGAGTCTAAAGTGCTTTGTACTCCTGGAGCTGAAAAAATAACTGTTCAAGGAAGGTTCTACATGGATACGAATGGCGAAATGACTGAGTTACAATCCCCTCTTCTCACATTGGAGGAGGCAAAGAAACTGCTTGAGCCGTTTAAGATTATGCCCAGTAATACAAAACCAGTTAATGACTTCACCGAAAACGACGATTCAATTTTTGGGAGGTTAGAATAGTGAAACAGCGTGATAAAGACATCATTGATGCGTTGACTCATTTTCGAGCTTTAAATCGAGATCAAATCGCTGAATTGTTCTTCAGTCATACTAAAAGCCCTTCAACAAATGCCAACTTCACATTGAAACGTTTACGGGACCGCGGCTATATTGATGCAAATATTAATCATCAACCCTACACCTACTTCCCTAAGCCAATGAGAATAAAAAAAGATGGTCAAAAAGTTAACCACTTCTTAGCTATAGCCGATTTTTATATCCAGTTGAAAAATGCCGGTGGCGTAAAAATGTTTCACGTGGAGCCGAACTATACTGAATATGTCAGACCTGATGCTTGTACAATTTGGAGAAAGACTGCATGGTTTATTGAAGTCCAATGTTCACATTATACGCAGAAGACAATGAGTGAAAAGATGTCTAGGTATCAGACCTACTTTAATTCAGGGGAATGGAAAAGCTTACAGTTTCAAAAAGAAAACTCTCCCTTCCCCTTTGTTTGGATTATCGGTGAGCATCAATACAAAATTAAGACGGATGGAATTAGAGTGTTTCAGTCAAAGTCTGTGGAGGATTTCTTGATGAGATACGTGGAGAAAAAACAAAAAGAACTGGCTTAATATAAATATTGGGGGGATTCCGTAAGCAAGCTATGTATACACCACTTGGGCTGACAGCAATAATAAGAGCAGACCGGACGGGGTCTGCTTTTGTATCACATGCTTGGAGTCTGATTGTAAGCCATGATACCTATTAGACTCAATAAGACAAAGACACCTAAGATGCTCCATAATGTTATTTTCAAACCTTTTGACATACTTACCGCCTCCTACTCTTTATAAACCACTTACCCCAGCTAATAACCCTACGAGAGACAAAATTATTGTTATAGCTAAGAAAGCCACTAAAAAGATTGACAAGTCCCATCTTCTCTTTTCATTGAGTAATAGTATGGTGGATTGATCTTTGCTTTCCCAACTGAATACATAAAAGTATGTTCAAAAGAATTGATATGGCTAGTGCTGTAATCAATAAAGGTTCAAATTCACCAACCTGCAATCTTTATCCAATAATGCAAAAAAACCACTGTGGATTCAAGAGTCATTCTTCATGTTTTTATATAGGAGTTTGCAAGATCCTAGCGTATATTGGAAGTGGTAAAAAATATGTACTGTAGAAGGGAGTGAGATAATTGTGGCATTTGGAGAATTTTCATTAGATTTTTCAACGACATATAAATGGAACTAGTGTATAATGTTTCCTGTACATTAAGTTAGCTCACTCAAGGGAGTCTTGCTCATCCCCTATTGAAAGGGGGTGATGCTTATGTCAACATTTCAAGCATTAATGTTAATGCTTGCATTCGGGTCATTTATAATTGCCCTGTTGACGTATATAAATAAAAAATAGACCCTCCCTTGAGCTTAGACACCTGAAGGGTTAGGTCTACGTAGAGAACACATCGAGCAAGCCCTTTGATGGGCAGCTTTTTGTACAGAGCCGGGGTGTTGGTAGCACCCTGGTCTTTTTATTTTATGCATTTCTTATTAAAGAAATACACTGTAACCAGTCTGTATTTTACAGTTTGATTATAACACATTAAATGAAACCATTGAAATAATTTGCAAAACTTTTGTTTGATGGATAAAACCATTATATTATAGATGTTAACTCTGCGACCTCATATTCATCCATTACACAAGTGCAATACTTTTGCTTAATCGTCCCAGTCTTCATCTTCTTCCCAGTTTTCTTTTGCTTCTTCAAGCTCTTCCATGAAAAATTGCAGAAAGTTATCTGCAACCGTGTCTCCATAACCGGCTTCATTTGCCCAAACAATTACCGGGCATTCTCCGTTTTCCATCTTGTTTGTATCAAGGCAATAAGAGAATTCATCTACATGCTCTATAACCACAATTCCCTCACTTAAATCATAATGGGTTCTATAATCCTCAGTAACCGTGACAACTCTTGCAGAAACTTTGCCATGGCCAAGTATATTTACTCCGTAAATTCCACCAGAACCATATTTATTTAAAAACCATTTATAGCTCTCGGGAAGTTGTACATTTAAACTTTCTTGTATCTCTTTGATTTTTGTTTGGTTTATTCCGCCTGTAAAATCATCATCTTCAGCGTTTTCCTTTATAAATTCTTCAATTTCGCGATAAGTCATAGTTACATCTCTCCTTTCTCAAATTGACTCGCTCTCCATTTCCAATATCTCCGCTGGAAACTTTTATACTGATTACGTAGTTCCCTGTCATTTCTAAAACTTTCTCCACCTTTTTTTAATCCATGAAGAACTTTTTTATTATTTTGATGTACGGAAGCTGGTATTTCCACCATTGTTCCTGGCTCTTCTTGAATTAAATGATGTAAGTTGATCTTTGTACCATCATTAGCGAATGGGGCATCGCCTTTTTTCATAAGTTGTAAATTTGTTTTCCCACTCTCAGCGTCAATTCTATTTACATCAATATCTTTCAACGTATATACTCTTCGACTCACATCTTTAGTTTTACCTGAGGCTTTTACCTTGCCCTTAACCTCAAAGGCACCGTACTTTTCTTTATTTAACCAAGGGAGGTTTATTTCCTGACCTGTAAATGGCTTTCTGCTTTCATCTAATTTTTTCGCATTAGTTAAAAGTTCATTTTTAAGGTTTTGGCTATCAAATACATTATGAGGTACGTTATCAGCTAGAGCAAGCTTATACTTAGAGTTGTATGGCAGTAAATCTGGCATTTTAACATCCTTAATTTTCTTACCTGCTTGCCCCACCTTGTTAATTACCTTCCCTGTTGCATCTGCTTTATTAACGGCTCCTGCACCTTTGGTTCCGACAACAGCCACAGCTACTGAACCAATTGCATAGGTTACCCATCTTGATCTAGAGTAAGCATCTCCATTTACCATGTCTTTTTGGTACGATTCCTCAATAGCTGTTGAAATGGCATTATACGTGTTAACTGGGTGAATCACTGCATTCCCCAGTGATGACAGCGTTTCTCCCGGATCGGTTATGAAGTCCCATAAACTGGTTACCGTGTCTTTCCCGACATCATAAAGACCGACGCCTGCCCCCTTTAATATATCCCAAGTCACTTCTCCAGCTTCCTGCATCTGTTTTGCTTGTTCAAGCTGGAGAACATATTGCTGCTGGGAAGGTTCAAGGTTTTCATATCCAATCTCCTTCGCAATCTCCAAGTATTCATCAGGATCAGTTACTCCGTCAGCGAGCTTTTTCTTCAGATCTTTGATTTCACGTTCTTTTGCTTCTTCCTTCTTAATCGTCAAATAAGCGTCTGAGTGTCTTGTAATTTCGCCTTTTTTCTTATGAATGTCGCTTTCCCGGTACGCCTCGACATTGTAGCGAAGTGGCGTTGCGTTTTTCCCTTTACCTGTGGCGTTTTGGAGCTGCTGGAAGTCGGCTTGAATGAAATGTTCGTTTGCCTCGGTTTCTGCGTATTCTCTGGCCAAATCATGATCGAGCTTGCCGAGTTTATGTATGGTGTCATTCCGCTTTTTGTCAGCTGAATCAAGCTGCTGATCGACACTATCTGTTGAGAAAACATCAAGCGGAACAATATGTCTAATTTCATTTAGTATGTTCCTGATTTCATTTTGCTGTTCCTGCATGATTGCCTTCGACTTATGATGTGAATGAATCAGTTCGTGCTCTAAGAATGACTCTTCTACAAATGAATCAGCCAGCCCAGCGTCAGATACTTTTCCTGAAATGCTGTTAAGAAAAGCAATCTTCATATCTATCATATCAAGCCAACTGTCTGTAACGCCTGCGTGATCTTGGAAAAAGGCTTTTATGTTGTCAGCGCCTTTACCTGAAAACTCACTGTCATCTAAATCAGCCATTCCTTGAAATGCCTTCCTGAGGTTGATAAATTGTTCCCTTAACTGACCGTATTCTTTTGCCCGCTTTTCTGCGGCTGAAATTAATGACTGTGCTTCAAAAACCTTCATTTAACGTCTCCTTTCCACCTATTCTCGTCTAAATTTTACCATAGTTATAGGTTCTTTGAGCTTCAAAATCAGGTGTTTATCTAAAATTGAATTTACAATCTTTGGCTTTATATTTATAATAAGGAAGGTTTGTCCGATATAGAGACAGAACAAATAAATTTGGGGGAATTACATTGAAGAAATGGTTGTTAGGTATTGGCGCATTATCTTTAAGCTTTTCCTTAGCTGCGTGTGGGTCTGATTCTGCTTCTACAGATAAAACAGACTCAGACAGTAACAAAACAACTCAGCAAGAAGAAAAGGATGCAAAAGAGACAGAGAGTCAATCAAAAAGTGTTAATGACAAGGATGAAAAAGCCGAAAATGCTTCAAAGAAGGATTCGTCGGATAAAAAGGCATCTGACAATAAGAAAAAGTTGGTCGATGTAACACTAAACAGAACGGTTGATGGGGACACGATTAAAGTTAATTATAAAGGCGAAGTTAAAACTGTCCGCTATTTGCTCGTTGATACTCCTGAAACTAAAAAACCAAATTCTTGTGTCCAACCATATGGAGAAGATGCTTCAGCACGAAACAAACAGTTAGTAAACAGTGGTAAGCTTCAGTTGGAATTTGATAAAGGTGATCGTACAGATAAGTACGGAAGAATGTTGGCTTACGTTTATGTTGATGGCAAATCTGTTCAAGAAACACTACTTAAAGAAGGATTAGCACGAGTAGCTTATGCATATGAGCCAAACACGAAGTATTTAGACACGTATAAGAAAGATGAGCAAGTTGCTAAAGATAAGGACTTGAAAATTTGGAAGAAGAATGGCTATGCGACTGACAAAGGTTTTAATGGTTGCGTAACTAAACCGAAGAAATCAGTAAGTGTATCTAAACCAGCTCAAAAATCAGTTACAACACACCAATCAGAGACGCACAAATCAAGCTCAAACAGTTCAACAGGAAGCAGTTCTTCTAATTCAACACAAGCCTCCCCTTCTACTGGAGGAACAGAATACTTTGCAAACTGCACAGAGTTGAGAAAGAAATATCCACACGGTGTGCCAAGTACTCACCCTGCATATTCATCTAGAATGGATCGTGACCATGACAACTTTGCATGTGAGAAGAATTAATCATTAGGAAGCCCTCTGAGGCTTCTTTTTTATTTGGGTATATTCAAATCTAAACAAAAAACCACAGAGCATGTGAGGGACTCTGTGGTCTATAGTGGCTGTTAAACCCCTATGATACATCAATCAGGATACTTTAAATTTGAACAACAAGCAAGTTGGACTAAAAATGTTTCGTTAAAATGAGGATTTTATTTAGACTTCATAAGTTTATTTATTCTGGTTTTTGAATGCCAGATGTTGAATTCCTTGATCCTTAAAAACCTGACGAATATAAGGTGGAGAGTATCCATATTTCCGACCAATTTCTTTTAAACTCATTTTTTTATTAAAGTGTAAATCATACAAAAGATCAAAGTCCCTTGCTCGTCTCCTCTTTGACAATTCAGGATAAGGAAGCTTGTCCACTTTATTTGCTTTAAGTAAATCTAAAATAGTCCAATCAGGGATATCGAGTTCTTTTGAAATTTCCCCAACCGTTTTAAGGTCATCAAAATGAAGCTTTTTTATTGTCTCAAGTTTATCTGAGTATTTCTCCCAACTGTACCTATATGAACTTTCAGGCATGGGGATATCGATTTTAGAAGTAACATAAAAATTAAAACCTTGTTCTTAACAAGGGTGTCAATCGCTTCTTTTCCAAAATCCTTTTCCCCGCCTCTTGCAAGCGAGTAGGCTTCGTCAATAAACAAGATGCCGCCGAGCGACTTTTTAATTAAATCTCTCGTTTTTTGCGCCGTATGCCCGATGTATTCCCCGACGAGATCGGCCCGTTCGGCTTCAATTAAATGACCTTTGGAGAGAACGTTCATTTCAAAAAAAAGCTTGCCGATCAGTCTGGCGACGGTTGTTTTGCCGGTGCCCGGGTTTCCTTTGAACATCATATGGAGGGCTTGTTTTCCGACTTTCAAACCTTGTTCGGCCCGTTTTTGATTGACGAAAATCCACGCGTAGATTTCTTTAATGTTGCGTTTCATTTCTTCCATTCCGACTAATGTGTTCATTTCCTTTTCAATTTCTTTTAAAATGCTGTGTTTGGCTTCGTTTTTTTGCAGAGCAGCCTGATATTCCGCCTCCGCTTCAGCATTTGTCAGCACTTGCTTTTGACCGTTTAGAATAATGTTAATTTGTCCGTTATTTTTATAGGTTACAGCGCGCTCCAACATGCTCACCTCTCTGTTCTCTCTTTATCTTATTCATGATAAAGGCGTTTGTGACATCCGCCTATCATGAAGGCCTTTTTTTCATTTGCGCCTGTCACATTTTCCGTTCTCTTCGGGAATAATGTTGAATTCTGCGCTTTCCCGAGAAATATTTTTCATTTCTTATTGTATTCAGCATAAACGGGAGGACAAACCATTTAATTTTATTTTCCGGGAAATGGAGGGCGTTTTTCTTATTTTTTTCAGCAATGACAGCCGTACAAGCACCTTTAGTATTCCATCATATGCTGTAATGAGGTGATGAAGAATGGTTAAAATTTTTATAGACCCCGGACATGGCGGCTCTGATCCAGGTGCAGCCGGGAATGGCCTTCAGGAAAAAGCAATCACTTTGGAGATCGCGCTGGCATTACGCACGATTTTGACAAATGAGTATGAAGGGGTTTCTGTTTCGATGAGCAGGACAAGCGATAAGACGGTCAGTTTAACTGAAAGAACTGATGCCGCCAATAGCTGGGGCGCAGATTATTTTTTATCCATTCATATTAATTCAGGGGGCGGAACCGGGTTTGAGAGCTATATTTACCCGGGTGTCGGAGCACCGACCTCCACTTACCAGTCAGCTCTTCATTCACAAATTATTAAAGCGTCAGGCTTTACTGACCGCGGCAAGAAGGCAGCCAACTTTCATGTGTTAAGAGAATCGAATATGCCTGCGCTGCTTACGGAAAATGGTTTTGTCGACACGGCGGCAGACGCGAACAAGCTGAAGACGTCAAGCTTTATTGAAATCTTGGCGAGAGGACATGCTAATGGCTTGGAGCAGGCTTTCGACCTAAAAAAAAAGGCTAGCTTATATAAAGTCCAAATCGGCGCTTTCAAAGTGAAGGCGAATGCTGATGCGCTTTCTGCCAATGCCAAGTCAAAGGGATTTGATGCAATCGTTCTGGAAAAAGACGGCCTATTTAAAGTTCAAATTGGCGCATTTTCTTCTAAAGGCAATGCAGACGCGCTTGTCGCAAGGGCCAAAAAAGCCGGATTTGACGCGGTTATCATTCAAGATTAATCAAAAAACCCTGTTCTCCCCCTTAGGGCGAATAGGGTTTTTCAGCTATTTCAGAATATCAGCGACAAACTGAGACCATGTTTCAAGACGCTGATACACGTCTTCCTCTTTTAAATCAGAAATGTTCATCCAGCGGCCTGCAATTTGGTCTTTTTCTTTCACCTCTACGTGCGCTCCTGATGCTAATTGAAGCGCCGAAAGGATACCGATATGCACCTTTCCCACACTGTTTTCGTCATCATTGATTAAACCGAGTGTGATGATGTTTTGTTTATCGTCCTCATTAATGTGCAGCTCTTCTGCAAGCTCGCGGTCCGTGTTGAGCTTCAGCACTTCGGAAAATGAAGCGGCGCCTGCAATTTGATTCATGTGGCCGCCGAAGCCGAGGGATAATTTATTGTGGAGGCGCGCTTCCCCTCCTCCCGCCAGCCGTTCATACACGAATACTTCATCATCGCGGCGGATGACGACATACGGAATCGGCTGCTTGAAACGCGGGTCCTCTTCCGCGTCGCCTCTTCTCATTTCATGATAATGCGCCTCAATATGAGACATGATGTTGACAATACGTTCGTCTTCACTGTTCACTCCCTGGAATGTCAACGTTTCTTTTTGAAATATGTCTTCCCTCGGGGCAACCAAGATGATTTCATCCATTTTTCCCATGTCTGTTCCTCCTTTTCAGTCTCCGTCAAGCCGAAAAGAGCAGATATTATATCTGCTCTTCGTCTTGATCAAAATAAAAATCGTCGTCTTTAATCGGTTCTACCGTAGCTTTTTTGTAGCCGTTCCCCTTCATGGAGAAGAAGTCGTGCGATTTTGTTTTTGTATTTAATCCGTTTAATACGATCGGATTAATGTCTTCCTCTTCAAAGTGAGGTTCAAACCCTAAGTTCATCAGCGCTTTATTGGCGTTATAGCGGATAAATTTCTTTACGTCATGAGACAGCCCGACTTGGTCGTACAGATCCTCGGTATACTCAAGCTCATTGTGGTAAAGCTCCTCTAAAAGCTCAATCGAAAATTCGCGAAGCTCCGCTTTTTTCGCTTCTGTTTGTTTGTTGTATATTTCTTGGGCAAGCAGTCCGACGTATACGCCGTGAATCGCTTCATCACGCAAGATAAGGTTGATAATTTCACCGCTTTGCATCAGTTTTCCTTGGCCGTAGAAATATAACGGATAATAAAAACCGCTGTAGAAAAGGAAACTTTCTAAATAAACGGAAGCAACCATGGCTTTAAACAAAGAAATCTCGTCATCTTTTTGAATGGCGCGGTAAAGCCCGACAACGGTTTGGGCTTTTTTCTGCAAAAATTTGTTTTGCTTTACCCATTCGAATACTTCGTTTATCGTTTCAGTCGGCGCCAGCGTCATAAAGATATTCGAGTATGACTTTGCATGCACCGCGTTTTCCATCATCGCCATAAAATTAAGCACGGCTTTGCGCTGGTGGCCTTCTACATGTTCGGCCACAATCGGCATGCCCGTGTTTCCCTGCTCTGTATCAAGCAGCGTCAGGCCGGCAAGCACCTTCATGTACGTATCCTGCTCATTTTTCCCTAAGTATTTCCAAGTGAGGAGATCGCCGTTTAATGCGATCTCTTCCGGAAGCCAGAACTGCTTCACATTTTGGTTGTAAAACATTTGGGTGAAATCATCTTCATGCTTTGACCAGTTTGCTGCGTCATAAATTTTTGTCACTGTAAACTCTCCTTTAATCAAACAACACAAGAAAGACAGCTATCCTGCCCGGTATCTTTCGTTCTTGCATAGTAAATGGTTTTAATGCCTCTATGGTGGGCATACAGATCAATACGGTTCAGATCACGAGTGGTCATCGTATCTTTCAAGAACAGGGTAAAGCTGATTCCCTGATCAATATGCTGCTGGATTGTCGCGATCATATCCACCACTTTGAACATATCCATGTCATAGGCTTCTTTGTAGAAGAACCAGTTATTTGACGCTAATCCCGGCATTGGGTAATACGTTTTTGAGTTTCCGTATGTTCTTTCTTCGATCCGTTCCATAATCGGCATAACGGATGCCGTGCTGGATTGAACGTATGAAATGGAGCCGGTCGGCGCAATGCACAGTCTGTAGCTGTGGTACATGCCGTTTTCGGCCACGAACGCTCTCAGCTCTTTCCAGTCTTCAATGGTCGGAACGTGCATGCCTTCAAACAGCGCAGCGATTTTTTCGTGTTTCGGCGAGAAATCTTTTTCTACATATTTATTGAAGTATTCTCCCGTTGCGTAAGAGGAGCCTTCATAATGCTCAAACGTTTCGCCTTTTTCTTTCGCAAGCTCGGCCGAACGTTGGATGGAATAAAAGTTCACCATCATAAAGAACGTGTTTGCAAAGTCTCTCGCTTCCGGGCTTTCGTATGCGATGCCGTTTTGGGCAAGATAGCCGTGAAGGTTCATCGCGCCTAAGCCGATCGACTTCATCGCTTTGTTCGCGCGTCTTACTGCAGGCGCGTTGCGGATATCTGTCGTCTCGGATACATGCGTCAAGGAATCCGTCGCAAGTTTCACCGTACGTTCAATCGATTTATGCTTCATCACATTCAGAATGTTTAAAGAGCCGAGATTACAGGAAATATCCAAGCCGATTTGATCTTCCTCATCATAGTCTGTATATGAGGAGACTTGGGACGCCTGAAGGACTTCTGAACACAAGTTCGAGAATTTCACTTTTGAGACGTGGTTGTTCGCGTGCTCTTTGTTTACATTGTCTTGGAACATAATATACGGATAACCTGATTCAGAGCGCAGGACCGCAAGCTTTTCAAGCAATTTGCGCGCATTAATTTTTTCTTTTTTCACGCGGGGATTGTCCACAAGCTCCTCATACATCGCCGTCATGTCCATTTCGTCCATGTGCTGGCCGTATTCTTTGTAAATGGTATGCGGATAAAATACATAAGCCGCTTTGTCTTCTCTCGCAAGTTCAATGAACTTGTCCGGAATCACGACGCCGATGGAGAGGGTTTTAACGCGGACGTCCTCATCGGCCGAGATTTTTTTCGTATCGAGAAAATCATTAATATCACGGTGGAAGATGTTCAGGTATGCTGCTCCTGAACCTTGTCTTTGTCCCATTTGATCAGCATAGCGGAACGCGTTATCGAGAAGCTTCATGACGCCCACGACGCCTTTAGTAGCGTTTTCTACGTCTTTAATCGCTTCACCTTTCGCGCGGAGCTTTGACAGGTTAAGGGACACGCCTCCCCCGAGCTTTGAAAGCTGCATGGAAATGTCAATCGCTCTTGAAATATCGTTCAGCGAGTCATTGACTTCGAGAAGGAAGCAGCTGACAAGCTCGCCGCGGCGTTTGCGTCCGGCATTTAAAAATGTCGGCGTGCTTGGCTGATATTCCTGATTAATCATCAAGCGCACATATTCTTTCGCTTTTTCTGAGTCGCCGTTTGCAAAAAACAGCGCCACAATTGAAATTCTGTCCTCATAACGCTCAAGGATTTTTTTCTTGTCATTCGTTTTCAACGCATAATCGTTATAAAATTTAAATGCACTCATGAAGGATGGAAAACGAAATTTCTTCGCGTAAGCTGTCTTAAACACTTCTTTTATCTCTTCAAATGAATAGAGGCTCAGAAACTCTTCTTCGTAGTATTGATTTTCAATCAGGTAATCCAGCTTCTCTTTCAAATCGTGAAAGAATACCGTGTTTTGATTGATATAGTCAACAAAATAGCTATGTACAGCCTCTTTATCTTTATCAAACTGGAATTTTCCATCTTTTTGGATCATAATTTCGTTATTTAACTGAATCCATTTTGGCACTTGGTTTTGTGACAACTTTTTCTACCTCCTGAGTAAACAATTCAACGTCTTTCGCTGTGCCGCTGAGTTCAAATTTGTGCAAGACCGGCACCTGATACTGCTTTGAAATCGTGTCGGCGCTTTTGGCAAAATGCTCGCCCCAAATCTTGTTGCCGCTCGCTGCGACTCCTATCAGCAGATGGGCGTTTTTTTCGAGAAATGCCTGTGTTGATGCCGGCACCTGTCCGAAGTTTGTCGTGTAGGTCACCAGTACAAACGGAGTGTCCAGATCTTCAATCTCGTCCACCTTGCGGATCAGCTGAAAGCCTGTTTTATTCACAAAACGCTGAACATTCCCTGTCTTCGAATCAAATATGATTTGAACCATCCTTATCACGACCTATCAAAAATAATGAATCTCTTAACACTATATATAGTATACTAACCTATCAGAAAAACACAACATATTGAGATACATTTATAAAAAGTTCATATTTTTGAAAGAACGGACTGCGGCTCGGGCCCGTTTAGCGCCCAAAAAAGAGAGCAGAACGAGAATCATCTCTCATCCTACTCGGGGTGTCATTTTTTAAGCCGATGTCTATCATAACATGAAAAAAAACTGCTTAGTAGTCTAGACTTTTTTTCTTATTTTTTGTAAGAATCGCATTTTTCGCTTTCAACGGTTTCTTCTATCTCCACGTCAGCACCGATTTCTTTCAGTACGGCTTTAAGAGCGCTCGTAATCGAAGCTTCTCTGATTAATTCTTTGCCGTCTACGATAATGCTGGTTCCATATTCATAGCAGGAATCATCTTCACAGGTTTCTTCCCAATGGTTGATTATCACCTTGTGTTTCAATACTCTCACCCTCTGCATGATCAATGTCAGTACCTAGTTTAGCTGGTGAGGCCCGCTTTGTAAATTCGAATGCTTGTGAAATTTATTCAAGCTCATCCAGTGACGATTCTTTTTTCAGCTCAATTTTATTGTTTTTTTCCTCGTACCGGTAGATTTTCAAATAGCCGTCCTGAACCACGCCGAAGTGATTATTTTCAAGCGGCACCGCGCCTTCTGTCTGCGGCCCGGCATCTGATGAACCGCTGTCATCGGTCGTCACAACTGTCTCGTGATTGCTGCATGCCCCAAACAGTAAAAATACCGCAATCCAAACAAGCGTAATTCTGATACGTCTGAGCTCAGACTCACTTTCAAACAA